ACACCTTGAGTACCTGTAGTACCTTGTAGACCCTGAACACCTTGAGTACCTGTAGTACCTTGTAGACCCTGAACACCTTGAGTACCTGTAGTACCTTGTAGACCCTGAACACCTTGAGTACCTTGAGTACCTGTAGTACCTTGTAAGCCAGTGGCACCTTGAGTACCTGTAGTACCTTGTACACCTTGAGTACCTTGAGTACCTGTAGTACCTTGTAAGCCAGTGGCACCTTGAGTACCTGTAGTACCTTGTAGACCCTGAACACCTTGAGTACCTTGAGTACCTTGAATTCCAGTTAGTCCCTGTGTGCCTTGTGTGCCTTGAGCACCAATTGTACCTTGTGCACCAGTGACTCGAGTTGTAACAACAATATCCCAAGTAGACCCTGTCCATTTCCAGGTACGATCGCCTACCGTAAATGTTTCATTTACGGATGGGGAGTTTGGAAAATCAATTGCTGTCATCTTGTTTAACCTAGAGCCTTAATTACAACATAGTGACCAGTGATTGCTACACCTGCGGAGGATATTCTTACGCGAATAAACTTTGGCGTTGTATTGGCGTTGAAAGTCACAGAAGTGACTGTTGAAGCGGGAGTTACAGCAGAGCCAATTGAGTACCAATCAGTGTTGTTTTCAGAACCTTCCAACTGGTAACCAGCGGCAGTTGTGGTGACTGTTCCGGCATAAACTACAAGCGAAATATTAAAACAACCATCTACAAAATATGTTGGTGTAGTTGAACTTAGTGTTGTTGGGATAATTGTTCTATCGTGAAATTCACGAAAAAATTGAGGGTTAGTGGAAAACTGGATGCGGTTGATTGCGTGTGTGAATGAAGGTGTAGTTCCAGATACAGTTCTTACATATCTATATCTAGTTCCCCAAGTAGCAAGAATTTGAGGTGAGTAATAGACACCAGTTGCAGTATTGCGTGGGAAATCATATATACGAACCCATGTTGTTCCAGCATCAGGGGATTCTTCTACACCTACATCCATAGTTGGAGTTGTTCCAGATACTGCAGTAACAGATACGCTAAATGAATGCGCATAGGTTCCAACGTTATTTAGAGAACCAGGCGTAATAGTAGATGAATTAGTAGTAGTAGTAATAGCTGCTGATGTAACATCATTTACAAGGAAGCCACCCCATCCAGCAGCTGACCATGTAGTTGCATTGCTTCCGCTAGATTGAGTAATACTAGAAGCTACCACGACTGAAACAGCGTTATTAGCATCAACTGTGCTTCCCTTGCCACCATAGATTTCAGTAATATTTTTAGTAAAGTCAGTCACTCTTACAAAGTGAATTCTCACATCAGTTCTTCTTAAAACACCACCACCAGTAGCAATAATTGTAAAATCTGATCCCGTTGACTGAAGTTCAAGGGTAGTTGTATTTAATCGAAGAACCTTATATGCACCCTCATAAGCTGATGCACCAGTTCCAGTCATTCCATAAAGATTTACATAATCTCCAACTGATACTCCAGACCAAGTATTCACACCAACAACAGAAAGAACATTGCTTGTTCTAGTAATTGATTGAATAGAGTTTACTATTGGCGAACTGTTAGTAGCATTGTTATTTATTACATAACCAAAACCACCAGTAGATGTAGTTGTTGGAGTTGTTGTGCCAATGACTGCCGTAATCACTGTAGAACTAGTTACAGAAGCAACAGCATAAGTTGATGCTGATGGAAAATCAGTTCCATTCAAAACACCATATATACCGAATGTGTCATTTTGTAATAGCCCATGTGCGGCATCAAAAGTAATAGTTGCTGTAGTAGTTCCAGATTTTGAAATTGAAGTAATTCTAGCAAATGGCTTAGACATTGATGGGAGATTTCTAGCTCTAATGTAAGGCTTATAGTAGATAGAATCATCTGGAGTTTGTTGAGTTAATTTATGCGTGCTGCTGACTCCAGCAGTAGAAGCAGCAGGATAACTTCTAAAAGTTGTTTCATCATTAGTTAGAACCAATTCATAATTAGTTGTTGAGTCCCATGCATCAGAAAAAGAATCAGTGAGTGTCTGAGCAGAAGTAATAGTTCCGACTGTCTGAGCAGATAGTCTTCTTGACTTAACTCCGTCTCTTCTACCAATAATGTTTGAAGAAGTTGCTGTTGCTGAGTTGAAGTTAAAGCCAACACCATTTTTAGCGTAGTAAAGTGGGTCTAAAAGTCTTACTGTTCCACCAGTGATAGGTACGGATGCTGTACCAATACCAGTTCCAACTGTAAATGTATCCTTGCTACCAATAGTAACTACAGCTACCGGAATGTTTAAGAATGTTGGTGTTCCTGAAGAAGCTGTAATATTAAAAATAGATATTACATCACCGGCAACAAAACCATGATTTACTAGTGTAAATGTAGCAATGTTGGATGCAATTGTTACTGTTTGAGCAGCTAAAGTCTGATCAGATACTGTTGAGTTATATGCAATTGTTCCATTTACATCACAGCCGACCATGCCAAAAAATGTTTCTGTTTGACTTGAGCGTATTGATGAAGATACACCAAATGATGCTCTAACTGGCATGGTAAATTGTTTTTTAGCAGTTAGGGTTACACCACTATCTTGTAGAAACGGGTCTAACGATATACGAATATACGCAGAGCCGTTGCTTCCTCCACCGGTATTAACAATGTGGGTACTACTATCACGAGTCATATCCCAAATAGATGAATCTGGTTGTGCAATAGAAGTATTAATTCCATCTTTGAAGAAGCTCCTCTGTGTCCCAACAACATTTCGTTCATATGTTATATCCCTAGGTGCTTCATCATAAACAATATTTAGCTTATCTGTATCTGCCATACCAGCTGTGCTTGTTGCTAAAGTCAGCACATTTGTTTCAATTGTTCCGCCCTTAGTTGGGTCAGCAAAGTTATAGATAATTATGTTTCTAGTTGTATTTGTAATAAGAAGAATACGCTCAAGAGCAATTGAATCAAGTTCAGTAAAAGTTACTGTTTTAGCTGATGCTGAAAATGTATATGTTTGTATAATTTGCTTCATTATTTTTCCTTATAGTGCAAGTGCATATGCAATTGCTAGATTTGTATCCGCTTTTAGATTAAGAGCATTTTGTGTTGCTGTAGAAATAGATAGTGATGCTTGATCAATTCCGACTGTTTGAGTTCCAGAATTATATGTAATTGGAGCAGTTGCTGTGATAACACCTGTTGGACCTACATAGCTTGAAGATGTTTCTATCCAATAGCTATCATAATAGATATAGAGCTGTGCAGTTGAGGAACGGAACCAAAGGTCTCCACTCTGTACTCCAATAGTAGGAGCAGTTTCCGATACAGTGTATTTGTTTAATAGCCCCTGTATACCTTGTAACCCTTGTAAACCTTGTAATCCTTGAGTACCCTGAGTACCCTGAGTACCCTGAGTACCCTGAGTACCTTGCGTTCCTTGAATGCCCTGAGTACCTTGTGTACCAGTAATTCCTTGAATCCCTGTTGATCCTTGAATTCCTTGTGTACCCTGTACACCCTGAATACCTTGTATACCTTGTATACCTTGTATACCTTGTAATCCGGTTACACCTTGAGTACCCTGAGTACCCTGAGTACCCTGAAGTTGGGCATATCCAAAACCTTGTAGTCCTTGGGTTCCTTGTGTACCTTGTACACCCTGAATACCTTGTAATCCAGTAGCACCTTGCGATCCGACAGTGGAAACAATTACTTTATTTTCTTCATCTTGAATAATTATGTTATTTACATCTGAAGAGCTGATTATTACTTTATTTGGGAGATCTTCATATATTGGAGACATTATCTAGTCACCTGAGCTTTTACTTTAAAATTCCCCTCTACAATGGTAGTCTTCTGTCCTCCTCCAGAAATTAGCTCAAGATCATAAACATACTGTCCGGCATTAACTATTGACATATTAGCTGCTGGAACCGTTAAAGTTATTGTCCCGGCTATGCCCCCTAAAACTATATACCCATTGACAGTGCTCAGTTCAAGCACTACAGTAGTTGAATCGGCTGAAGATCTGACTTGCATCTTTGCTGTGTAACCAGTAAGGTTATAAGGAACTTTTGCATTAGTAGTCCAAGTTAGGACTCTAGATAGGGTGTCACCTTGTGTGACTGTAATGTTGTAAACGTCGGAAGATCCGTATTGGCTCATTGGAAGTCCTTAAAGTGTGAGTTATTCTATAATTTTACCTTATTTAATCTGGTACTATTAATTTATTACTTACCTTAAATTTTGGAGATAATTAGATATGTCTAGTACAAATCTGCTTGAACGAACTGATATTTCTGATACAGATGATTCAGAAGATTTTGCACATTATGCGGAAGCTGCCAAGGTAACAGAGGGGTATGTTATGGGAACTACCGTAATAGCTCTATGCGGAATAGAGTTTGTGCCTCACAGAGACCCTTTAAAACTGAGGGTATGTCCGATTTGCAAACAAATCGTAGACGCACTATATTTAAATCACGACTAATACTCCCTTTTTTATTTATGGGGTATACTAGTAAAACATCAAATACTCCCCCCTAGAAGAAGGTATAACTACATATGTTCTCATTTAAATTAAATGAAGAGTTCGTAGCGGAGTACAAGCAAAAAGAATCCCCTTTCGGTTACAAAGATGCTGCTGGCAACTCTGTAGGCGAAATTACATTCTTGCGTACGTACTCTCGCAAAAAAGAAGATGGCACTAAGGAAACTTGGGCCGAAGTTTGTGAGCGTGTTACTAATGGTACATACTCGATCCAAAAGGATCATGCAAAGCAGAACCGCTTGCCATGGTCCGATGCTAAGGCTGCTGCCTCAGCTAAAGAGTTTTTTGACTCTTTATTCCGTCTCAAGTGGTCTCCTCCAGGTCGTGGCCTTTGGGTCATGGGAACTAACATCGTAAACGTTCAAAAGAACTCGGCTGCTCTGCAGAACTGTGCTTTTGTATCTACTTTGGAAATGACCAAAGCAAACCCAGGTAAGCCATTTGCTTTCCTTATGGAAGCATCGATGCTAGGGGTGGGTGTTGGCTTTGATGACAAGGGTGCTGATAAAAACTTTGAGATCTACACTCCCGGTGAGGCTCAGGGTGCTTATGTTATTCCGGATACCCGTGAAGGTTGGCAGGAGAGCACTGTTGCTTTGATCAACTCATACCTAAAGCCTGAGCAATCAAGTGTAGAGTTTGACTATAGCGAGATCCGTCTGTACGGTGCTCCTATTGCTACCTTTGGTGGTACAGCATCTGGTCCAGATCCGTTGATTGCACTGCATGAAAAGATCCGTGGGATCTTTAACGGTCGTGCCGGTGAGCTTCTAACTACAGTTGATATTGCTGATATCGGTAACCTCATTGGTCGCTGTGTTGTGTCAGGTAACGTTCGCCGTTCAGCTGAGCTTTTGATCGGCCGTATTGACGACGACAACTTCCTAAACCTAAAGAACGTTGAGAAGTTTCCTGCTCGTAACTCTTACGACTCTGAAAACCCTGGTTGGGGTTGGATGTCTAACAACTCAGTTATGGTAAACGTTGGAACTGACTTCTCAAAGATTATTGATGGAATCATCCTTAATGGTGAGCCTGGAGTTATTTGGGAAGATGTATCTAAGGCGTACGGTCGTCTAGGTGATCCAATCAACAACAAGGACCATCGGATCATGGGCTACAACCCTTGTGCTGAACAGTCTTTGGAGAGCTACGAAATGTGTACTCTTGTTGAGACCTACCTAAACCGTCACGAGAGTAAGGAAGACTACCTTCGTACTTTGAAGTTTGCCTACCTATACGCTAAGACTGTAACTCTTCTACCTACTCACTGGGAAGAGACAAACGCAATCATGCAGAGAAACCGTCGTATCGGAACCTCGATGTCTGGTATTGCTAACTTTGCTGACCGCAAGGGTCTTCCAGAACTACGTACTTGGATGGACGAGGGCTATGCGGTAGTCAAGAAGTATGACATTACATACTCGGAGTGGTTAGGTATTCGTGAGTCAATCAAGACCACAACTGTCAAGCCATCAGGTACCGTGTCAATTCTTGCTGGTGAGAGCCCGGGTGTCCACTGGACTCCGGGTGGTAAATTCTTCAACCGTGCAATCCGTTTTGGAAATGATGATCCTATGTTGGCGTTGTTCAAGATGGCTAACTACACAGTTGAGCCGGACGTATCTAATCCAGATCACACGACTGTTGTCTACTTCCCGATCAAGTCAGAGGCGGAACGTGCAGAACGCGATGTAACTATCTTTGAGAAGATGGCATTAGCCGCAACTGCTCAGCGTTACTGGTCAGATAACTCTGTATCTGTAACTATCTCGTTTGACCCTGAGACAGAAGCTAAGCACGTTGAGTCTGTACTCCACATGTACGACGGTCAGCTAAAGACTGTGTCATTCTTGCCTTCAGGCAACATGACCTACCCTCAGATGCCTTACACCCAGATTACCGAAGAAGAGTACCTAGCTGCAACTGAAAAGCTATTCCCTATCTCTCTTGACGGTATATATCAGGGCATGGGTCTGGAAGCTATTGGCGATGCCTACTGCACTACAGATGCCTGTGAGGTCAAGTTAATTACTGAAAACCTAAAAGATAAATAGTCTTAAATAGAGAGGCCGTCCTTCGGGACGGCTTTTTTATTATGCTATAGAATTATTTTATGGCTACTTATGACTACAAGTGCTCGGAGCACCCAGAAAATAAAGAACACAGATACTCTGAAGATCGGAGTATGAATGATCCGTCCCCTCAGGACTTGATTTGCAAATTTGAGGGGTGCGATGCTAAACTAATACGTATATTCACCGCCCCTCCAATTCAGTTTAAAGGAGGTGGATATAACACCTCTAAACCTTGGCGATAAGCCAGAAAGATAAAAGACATATATGGAAGACATCATACCTAAGGACTATCCTAACTTTTTTAAAGAAGGAGATCCTCCTTGCGCTAGCACCGATCCTGAAGCTTTTTTCCCTCAGGATAGGGAGGGTGGGAGACAAGCTAGTTACTACAATGAGTCTGGGGCAAAAGCTGTCTGTAAAACTTGCCCTTACATGATTGAATGTCTAACCTATGCTGTTAAAAACAGCGAAATAGGTATTTGGGGTGGAACTACCGAGGGTGAACGAAAAGAGATCCGTAAAAGTTTAAGATCTGGAAAATTTATTACAGAAATAACAGTTCGAATAAACAGGTAAACTAGATATAGGCCTGGGAGAGAGGTTAATTTACCCCTACTATCCCGGGAGATCCCATGAAAATTGCTTTAACTATCTTGAAGAGAACAATTGCTCTCGTCATCTTAAAGGTGAGCAGCGTTCTAGCTGCTGGTAGCATTGCTGGTATTGAACTTTGGAAGTCTGCACTTGTTGCTTCATTTGTTGGAGTTGCAGAAGTAGCTGAGTCTTTGGCTCGTGCTTACGTCGTAGATGGCGTTCTAGACCATGATGAAATCAATACCGCTTTTGCCAGCTCTGCTGAAGCTAAGCTTGCTGAGACTAAAAAGTCTGGCGAATAATTAAATAAAAAGCCCCCGGTGTTTAGCCGGGGGTTTTTTGTTAGATAATTTCTTTTTGTTTTATTTTTGTTTTAGCTACTGCATAATAAAGTGGATTAGCAGAGCTTAGGCCCATGGCTTTAGCAATTTTACTTAGGGAGATTCCTCTATCTTCATACTGAACCCTAATAGTTTCGTGGTAGTTTTCAACATCTCCTGATCCTTTAGCAAAAAGAATAGATGTGACTGCTGAGCTAATCTCTTCTGCAGTAGCTTTACTGCGAGTTCTTTTGTCTTTTGGTCTGATCTCGTCGGTTAAAATTCTTCTACGAAGGCCAGCATATGTAACTCCTAGGGCATCTGCTAGTTTCAATAGGCTTCCACCTTTTGAATAGTATTCAATAGCTAGGCGGGTATATTCCCGGCTTGCATCGTGTTGAACTGAAACTGTATCTCTTGATCCGTAAGCTTTACGGGCAAGGGGTAATAGTGGACGCATTAGATCTGCGTATTCTTCTGTCATTTGTCTTCCTTAGTTTATATTCATTATCGAATAAAATTATTATATACACGTGTTGGTTGACATGTCAAGTTAAAATGTGTTATTATTTTTATACACCGCGGGGTAGAGCAGCTCGGAAGCTCGCTAGCGTCATAAGCTAGAGGTCGTAGGTTCAAATCCTGCCCCCGCAACGCAGTAACGACAATAGGAGAATGACATGGCAAAAGGTAAACCTGGTGGAAAGCCGGTACCAGAAGTAAAAAGTTCTGGAAGACAGAACGGTAAGGCATTTAAAAAGCGTCCTAAGATCTTTGATAAGATTAAACGTAAGCTAGTAAATATAACTAAATAGTGAACAAGGGGATGACTGGTTTCGACAGTTGTCTTGATGTTAGTGAAGCAAGCAGAAACGGCCACGCATTCTTAAAGTGTGGTAAAACAATAAATGCTGAACGTACTTCCGCATTCGCTCTAGCCGCGTGATTTAATCGCAACGCTTAGGCCCCTGACAAAGCACTAGTTCTAGGTGGGCAGTCAGGTTTTAAATAAGTAGAACAAATCCTCTCGTAGTGCCCTGTAATACCGTGGTTGGTAAAACCTAAGCTTGTAGAAGAATAACTGAATGTCAATTGGACCGGGGTTCGATTCCCCGCATCTCCACGCTTGTAGACAAAGGAGCGTAAAGCGGTCTACCCGTCCTAGGCAACGGAATCTCCAAGGACTGGCGTAGCCAAGGTGCTACGAGTCGATTCGATAAGTAGTAGTCGGTAGTGCAAATCTACACAGTCCACGGATTAGATAAGGAGTAAGTAGTGGCTGGTGGCTTCATAAATCCTTACCCAGACCCCATTCCAGACGATTCACATCATAGGGAGAAGTTGAAGTATTCGACTGGTTGGCTTGGCTGGAAAAATGAATGGAAGAGTTGTTTACTTCTAGTAGTTGGGCTTACTCTTTTTGGCTTGATAGTAGTTGGGACAGTGGTTCTGGTAAACTACTTATACTCTTAAATAACTATAGGCTCTTTACTGCTGAGTCCACAAGACCAACCAGCAGAGTGAAAACTTGAGACGACTCGAAAGAGTGGGAACATCTGGAAGCAAGGTCCAAACTTGTGGAAAGTCAGTACTAGGTCCGCCAAACTTTTATGTTAGTATTTTTCTATGAGTAAAAGTATTGAGCACAGAGTTTGGGAGATTATTTCTACGGATGAAGATCTCTTAGAAAAAGAGTTTTCAACAGAATCTATTGATGCGCAGCGTGATGCTGTTAGGTATGCTCTAGAACTTTGGATGAAGTTTAATGATCTTCAGCTTCATTTTCATCATACCTACAATACAGTTAGGTCTTCTGCAAATCAATCAGATGATTTTAAAAAAGAATATTATAGTTTGATAGCTTCGCATCCTGAAAAGGAAGCTTTAGATCTTCTTTTTAAGAATGAAGAAATTGATAATTTAATATGGAAAAAACTTGAACCTCAATCGAGTTTTGATATAGTATAAAGAACTACCCTGATATTAGGTAAAATCTAATAGGCAGTAGCAGAGGTTATTGATTTGGTTGCAAACGGATCTTTGACTGAAACTTGATCGCGCTGGATGGTTGGTGTATGAGGTTCCAGTGAGGCTGAATGGGGATGCCCATCTAATCTCCTTCGGGAGTATGTCCTTCTATCGATGATAGAAGTTCGGATGGTGGTTGGTTCGAGACCAGCGCAGTCTGCGAAAGTACTAGTAAAGATCTTGGAGGTCTGTATGGGCATTGAAGCTTATGACTACGGTAAAAAAGATGGTATCAATGAAACCTGTAAAAAGATTCTAGACTGGATCGAAGAAAATCGAACTGGCGTAGAGTTCGATGATGACTTTACTATGTACAGAGATCATTTTAGAAGTGAGCACATAATTGAATTTATTAAGTCTTTAGACCCTACTGAGGAGTAGACTTTTCTTCAGTAATAGGTCCACCAACAACCCATGCGTTGCAAGTTCTACTAGCTGCACACTTAAAGTCAAATGCCTCACAGTAACCTAGCTCTGCTTGATCGATAGCATCCCATGCGTTTTGCGATCCTGAATCTCCAGCAGCAATACCACCTTCAATACAGTCCAACATCTTTGGTGTGCGAATAAACATTACGCAAGTTCCGCAACGGCTCTTTTTGGCTTCATCAACTGTAACTGACCAACGATCTGCCTTCTCTTTCCAGAACTCGTTGTTTGGTTCTTTAGGATTTAGTGGACCATAGCCAGCAGTTTCAATAGCTTTCTCTCGGTTAGCAAGATTAACTCCAATATCCTGTGTAGCTGGGGGGCAAGAGTTATCATCTAAAGCTGCAACTAGAGAAGCAAGTAGAGGTTGAATGGTAGAGGCTTCATTGCTTCTTGGATGCATCTTTGGAAGAAGATCGTTGTCTTGAACGTACTTAGGGTTGTTAGGCTTACCTGACTTAACTAGCTTTAGAAATGCGTTAACGCGAGCCATCGCCCATGAGTTGCGATTTTGATCTGCTCTGTGGGAAGTTGAGAAAGCTCCAGCTCCTCGTCTGTAAACAGCTTTAAGTTTGCCTAGTGTAACCTTTCGGCCATTAGGTGCCTTCTCATTATGTTCAGAAACCTTCTTTTCAAGAGCTTTAGTGATCTCGGCTGTAAAGGTTACGCCCTTGCCATCTGAGGCAGAGCCCTCTTTGTTCTTATCTGAGCCCTTAATTTGATCTTTCTTTGGAGCTGGCTTAGATCCAGCTGTTGCTGTTACAGCACCGTCTGGAAGAACCGCGAAGCGACATAGGCCGCCTTCTTCAGTCTCAGCAGCAATGATCTCGCAACCATTTGGAGCGTTCCAGAATACGCAGTTTCCGCACTTTACTCCTATGGAAGCGTTCTCTGCATTCTTCTCGGCAGAGTCATAGCCAGCCCAAACGCCGGTGTTATCAGCATTAAACTTGCCATGCTTCTTGACAATGACGCGCAAAGCGTTAGCTAGATCGCGTTCTTCGGGTACAAGGTTTTCTTCCATAGATATAGTGTAAACCCTCTAGATACAAGCGATTTAGCTGTATAAACTTAAGTTTAAGTTTACATGGCAAGGTTTAAAAAGCCTCTGTACAAAAGTGATACCTTATATTATATAACTTCTATATTATAGATATTCGTACATCTGTTCGAAGTTTGGTGGGAAGTTAATTTTAGGGCCTGTTGTATACTAGACCTGGAGGTAAAAAATGGTCGACGTCCTTAAGTCAGTGAAGATCGGAGTACAAGTCTTCGAGATTATTGAGCGTACTCAGAAGGAAGATGGGATGCTGAGTGATGGTAGCTATGGCTACACACTTGAGACTCAGAACTTAATCGTAATAGAGTCCGGGATGCACCTGACTAAAAAGAAAGTAACTGTTATGCATGAGGTACTTCATGCTGCTAGAATGGTTTTTGATAACTCTGTCAAACCTAAGAAGTCAGATGATTTTGAAACTTGGGAGCATTACTTTATTGGTGTTTGGGAGAACTCATTGATCATGGTTATGCGAGACAACCCGGAGCTAATACAATGGCTTGTATCGGAAGAGTGATTAAAAAGCGTCGACGTCCAGAAGAAAAGAAGACAAATATGACAAACAAAGAATACAAAAAGCTTATAAAAGAGATCAGATTTGATCGTCAAATGCAGAAAAAAAGACTACATGAACAGGCTAAGAGAGCCAATGCAAAAGAAAAGAAAAAAGATAATGTTTGAGTATAACCTCCAGTTTACCGGTGGTACTGAATATATGGCTCTGAATTTCCACGAAAGGGTGGCATTTAACGTTCCCAAGCTACAGGATCATGTATGCATTATTATCCCCGGGAAAGTTCTAAGTTGGGATAAAGACTTCTATCTAGACAAGAAAATAATCATATGGGCTCATAATGCTATGTACACTACTAGCATAAAAAAGTGGGCTCTTGAGACTTTTAATAGCCCTGAAATATCTAAGAATATTGTGCGTATTATAGGTATTTCCGAATTCCATAAAAAAACTCTGATGCAAGACTTTAATAAGGTTCCGGAGGATAGGTTTGTGGTTATCCCTAATGCGTTTGATCCTATAGCTTTTAATCCGCAAAAGTTCGTCGACGTCCAGAAGGTAAAAATAGTACACGCCTCTCATAGTTCTAGAGGTATGGGCCTCTTATTGAAATCTTTGAAGTATGTAGATGAAGACTTTGAGTTGAACATCTTTAATGACTACTATCCAGAAGATCTAGAGCACATGTTTGATGATTATCCAGATGATCCTAGAGTCACTTTTTGGGGGAAAACTCCTAGGAAAACTGTCCATAAGATTATGAGTGAGTCCCATATCCATGCTTATCCATCTACAGTAGAAGAAGCTTTTTGTCTAGTTCAAGTAGAAGCTATGTCTGCAGGATTACTGTCTGTGTATTCTGGCTATGGTGCTTTATCTGAAGTCTCTTTAGGGTATGGTGTTGAGGTTCCTTATAATGTTTTAAGTGCTACTTCTTATGCTAAAGCTCTAACTGAGGCTATTCTTACAATTAAGAATGGTCAACATAGTTTTGGTGATCAGAGCACCACTGTCAATGAGAAATACTCCTGGGATGTTTTTGTAGAGAATTGGAAAGATTTAGAAAAGAACCTCTAATGGATGATGAAGAAGCTAGAATCATTTGGATGGCCGGAGAAGAAGTTGGTCGACGTGAGGAACGTGTCAGAATAATTGAACTACTTGACAGCCTTACATGTAATCATGCATACTGTAGGGAAGCAAAGATAATGCGAACCCATGCAAATTGCAGGGCTGTTCGTCAACATATAGAACTGATTGAGAAAGATGCCTTATAAAGATAAAGATAGACAACGTAAGTATCAGGTTGAGTGGCTTAAAGCTAACCGAAATGCATTCATAGTTTCTCGTGGCGGGCGCTGTGAGAAGTGTGGGTCAGTCAATTCTTTAGAAGTCGATCATATAGACAGAAGTCTAAAGACTATGAACCCGACTAGCATATGGTCCCGTACCTCTGAGATACAAGAAAAAGAGTTGGCTAATTGCCAGGTATTGTGCTATGGTTGCCACAAGAAAAAAACTAGTGACGAACGACGTATAGATAATGCTCATGGAATTTATGCAAAATATAAAGAGGGCTGTAGATGTACAGACTGCCGTGCTGCCAATGCTGAACGTTCAAGAATTGCTAGAGCTAGACGTAAAGGATCTACGAATGAATGAAGACAACGCTAGAGCATTAGCTCTTGGCTTTGAGGCAGGTGAAGCTGCGGAGCAAGAGCGTATTATTAACTTGCTAAAGGATCGCCACAAGGCTTACACTGCTAAGCACTACATTGATGGAATCATGGAAATGGAAGAGCTTATTGCTCTGATCAAAGGAGAAACGAATGAGTAAATGGATTACATTAGATGAATCCCTAAGAGGTAGAGCCCGTGCTGTAGAGCGTGAGCAAGAACGCATTATCAAATTGCTAGAGGAACTCAAAGAGTTTTGGTCAGAAAAAATGACTCTTGAATATGGCGAAGCAACAATGATTAATGTAGATGAAGCAATTGCTCTTATTAAGGGGGAAACGAATGAGTAAACCAAATAGTGCTGCTCGTAATACCATGAGTAAGCTTGAACGCCAGTGTTATGACTGGGGGTTTGAAGATGCTGAAGCACGCATCATAAACCTGCTAATAGAGAACAGTGAATGCGCTCTGGATGGTGGACATAATAAACTTGGCTATTGTTTTTGCGAGGCTGTTGAACTTATTAGAGGAGAATCTAATGAATGAAAAGCTAACTAAAAAAGAAATTACTGCCTTTATGCTAATTTTTGCTGCAATGCTTGGTTCTCTAGTTTACGGCTATTTCCTAATCAAAAAGGAAAACGTGCCCGCCCCTATGTCATGCTGGGAGCAGTATCAAGATGCTGGGGAAGATGTTGCAATAAGAATGTGTGAGGTGCATGACGGTGAGTAGTGAAGCTAAGATGATGTTAACTACCTTGGCAGTGTTTATAGGTATTATGGGATTACTATACACGTTTCAGCACTATAAATGTAGTGTTGTTGAGTATCAAGATTTGAGTGGGCCTCACTCAGGAAGCGTATGTACATGGGAAAAATAAATAAAGATGCTTTGATTGCCTTTTTGTTCTGGTTTGGATACCACGAGACAATCTCAAGTATTGTGTCATTTGGTACTGGATGGAACTGGTGGTACTTTCAACCGTTTGTTGTGTTTGTAACCTTACTTATGTTTGCAGTGTCATTTGGTAGCCAAACAAAAATGGATACGGAATGGTATGAAGACAGGTAAGGAGAAGATCTGATGGAGCACTACAACGTTTTGATTGCAACTCCTGGAAAGCAGATGCACGCTTCTTATGTTAAAAGCTTGATTAAAACTATTACATGGTTAGAGTCTGTTGGATTGACATACAGGTTTTTAACAATGAGTGGATCTTTTATTCCTTTAACTAGAGAAGTAACGGCTTTGGATAGGGGGCCTGATTTTGATAAAAACAGTGCTTTAAGTTCGGAATACGGAGTTGTTGGATCTAAACAATATACTTACGACAAAATCTTCTGGATTGACTCTGATATCGAGTGGGAAGTTGAAAATTTTAAAAAGCTATATGAATCGGATTTTGATGTAATCTCTGGAATCACTGCACTGACCGGTGATGGCATTGTTAATGTTTCAAATTTCAATCAAGACTACTATTCTCGTGGGATTGAAAGACCTACTACAAATTTACATGAGTTTGCTTTTTTTGGTAAAGTAGATCCAATTGAAGTCTTTGGGGTTGGATTCGGATTTATTACTATGAAAAGTGGAGTTTTTGAAAGTATGGATCGTCCTTGGTTTAGAGTTGAGTACTTGAGCTGGGACAACTCTGAACTTGAAACTTATGTAGGAGAAGATTACTCTTGGTGTATGAATGCTAGAAGAAATGGGTATAAAATATACATAGACCCTACAGTAAAACTTAAGCATCACAAAGAGACTGTTTATATAGTAAACTAGAAGAAAGTTGCAGCAAAATGATTAAGGATATTAAAACTGATGAATATGATCAAGAAGTGGTTGATGGTGGCGGGTTGGTACTTGTCGATTTCTGGGCTACTTGGTGTGGCCCTTGTAGGATGGTTGCTCCTATCCTTGATCAGCTTGCTGAAGAATATTCTGAACAGCTAAAGATTGTAAAGGTAAATGCAGATGAAGAGCCTGAGTTATTGGATCGCTATGGTATTAGCTCTATTCCTACTATACTGGTGTACAACAACGGGGAAATAGTTAAGACTATTATTGGTGCTAGACCTAAGCCTGGCATTCTAAAAGATTTGGCAGAATATCTGGGTACGGAATAATATATTAAATCGACCATAGTGCCTGTCAAAGGAAGCCCCTCGAGAGTTATGACCCGGGGGGTTTTTTATAGGGTAAGTAAAGTATTGGTAAGATTACTATATGAAGACTGCAATTGATACGGACAACCTACTGATGTGGGTCAGTGATGGTCGGGTTGTTACCGCCGACGTCCGTAAGGAGGGTGACGGATACGCATGTGAGTGGTGGGTATCAGGTAACTTCATGGGAAGTTTACAGGTTATGGCAGTTATGAACTTCCCGATCTATGGAAATAATGAGATAGAAGCTCGTCAACGTGCAGGATTTCTACTGGAAGACGTTCTTTATATTGCCAAGACGTTCTATGGGGGAGATGGTGTAGTAGGTAATATCATTCCGGACTCTAAAAAGAGGACTGCATTAGCTATGATGCATCTTGCTGGTCATTGGAAAGATATGAGCATTGGTTTAACTGTATTAGAACGAACAGCTGAGGAATATTTGTTTTTAAAGCAGTTTGGGATCTCTAATGTAGCTCAGACAATTGCTAGTATTGAAGGAGTTTCTTCCGTTAGAACTATCCACGAAAGAATATTTTTAGCAAAACAAAAAAGATTAATCAAGGAGAGCTAAATGATCAGTATTTTAATGCCAACTAGACAAAGACCTTTAAATGTTTTTAGACTATGGCAATCTGTTTTAGAGACTGCAGATGATGTTTCAAACATAGAAATGATTCTTTATATTGATGAAGATGACCACAGCTACGATAACTTAGAAGTTCCTTTTACAAAAGTGTCTGGTGAGAGAATTATTTTAAGTGAGATGTGGAACAAGTGCTATGAAAAAGCTTCTGGAGATATTCTTATGCATTGTGGGGATGACATTATTTTTAGAACTAAAGGGTGGGACACTATAGTTTCTAATAAATTTAAAGAGTACCCTGACAATATTGCTTTTGTATATGGGAATGATGGTAGCCATTTTAATGGGGTTTTTGGTACTCATGGATTTATTCATAGAGATTGGGTTGAGGCTGTAGGGTACTTTGTTCCTCCGTATTTTGTTAGTGACTACAACGACACTTGGTTAAATGACGTAGCTAAGATGATAGGTCGTCATATACATGTCGACATTCTTACTGAGCATATGCACTACCTATTTGGAAAAGCTGTGATTGATAGGAACACGCTTGATAGATTGGATAGACATAATCAGAATGGTGGAGTTGCGTCTTTGTACAGTAGCTTGGAAATGCAAAAAAAGCGGCTTAATGACGCTGAAAAACTAAAAGAAAAAATGCTAAAGAACGTAGGAGAGTAAGTTGAAAATAGGTTTTGTTGGACTGGGAAAGCTTGGATTTCCTGTAGCTTTGGCTATTGAATCTAAAGGACATGAGATCTTTGGATACGATATAAACCCAGATATTCAAAAGTATTTAGATACTAAATCAACACCTTTTATTGAAAAAGGTATGGAGCCTCTTCTAAACTCTACAAAGCTTAAGCTAAAAAGTCTTGAGTACATAGTAGCCAGATCAGACATTATCTTTGTTCCGATCCAAACTCCTCACGACCCTCAGTATGAAGGCTCTACCTCTCTTCCGGAACTTAGGAAGGACTTTGACTATTCATACCTAATAGATGGCATTGAAAGTATTGCTAGGATTGCTAAAGAGGGAAAAAAGAAAACAATTGTTGCAGTTATCTCCACTTGCCTACCTACAACGTACGAAAATAGAATAAAGCCTCTATTGAATGATTACATTGAGTATGTTTATACTCCGCAGTTTATTGCTATGGGTACTGCCATTGAAGACTATCTAGATCCAGAATTTGCTCTAATTGGGGTAGAAAGTGATCGTGCTAGCTCTAAACTTCAAGAGTTCTATGAGACTCTGTTTGAAAAGCCTCATATTGTTACTGATATAACAACTGCAGAAGGTATTAAAGTTTCATACAATACCTGGATTACTGCAAAGACTGTTATCGCAAATACTTGGGGAGAGCTTGCTCATAAGATTGGTATGAACTTTGATGACATTTTTAAAGCATGGTCTGTCTCAACTAAAAGACTTATCTCTCCTAAATATATGAGGGCTGGTATGAGTGATGGTGGTGGTTGTCACCCTAGAGATAATATTGCTCTAAGCTGGTTAGCTGAAAGTGTTGGGCTAAGCCACAACATATTTGAAGATCTTATGAAATCTAGAGAAGATTATGAGAAGTGGCATGGAGAGTTTGCTGCGTCTGTAGCTGAAGAGAATGGTTTAGATCTTTACATTCTAGGTAAGGCATTTAAACCTGAAACAAATATTGAAACTGGAAGTCCGGCTATTTTAGTATCTAATCTAATTGATTACCCTCATAAGCATGTCACTGAAATTGAAGGGGTTGGAGTCTATTTTGTTGCTACTGCCCATGAAAGGTATGCTGATGGCTACCCTGAGGGATCAATTGTAATAGATCCTTTTGGATATGTCACTTACAGTAATGTAATTAAATTAGGCAGAAAATAGTAAATATATCTTGACAGATATGCTAAACGTCAGTATGGTTTGAGTATGCAAACATTTCTACCATATAAGGACTTTGATCAGTCCGCGCAAGTGCTAGACAATAAGCGATTGAACAAGCAGATTCTAGAGGGTTATCAGATTCTTAAAGTTCTATCGAGTGACGACCCTAAAGCCGGATGGCGTAATCACCCTGCAGTAAAGATGTGGCGTGGGCACGAAAAATCATTGTTGGCTTACATTATGTGTTGCGTTAAAGAAGCTGACAAACGTGGCATAAAAACTATAAATAACGTAATCAATATCAAGAATTTGTTCTTAGCAAATTATGATAATTGGGGTAATGGACTACCTAACTGGTTCCATGACTCTGATAAAAGCCATAGAGTTTTGGCTACACACAAGGCAAATCTTTATAAGAAAGATCCTGTGTACTACTTTCAGTTCTTTGATTCTGTAAGTGATCCAGATAATAAACCCTGTTGTGAGGGTTGTAATTACTACTGGGTGACTCATGCCGAGAAATAGTAGGAATCAACCGTTTAGCTATAGAGCTACTGTAAAAACAAGATCTAAACTTCCTAAAAGAAGTCAGTTCCCACTAACTTTATTTATGTTAACTTCGTTAGTTTTATTTATTTGGGTACTACATACAATATTTAAATGCTTTTGGATTCTTCTGTGGCCAATAAGAAAATTAATTAGTAAATTAAAAAAGAAGTAAAAGAAAACCCCCATCCTCGTCAGGTGGGGGCTTCTTTCTACCGGTCAGGTTTATTACGTGTTTTAATTACACCTTTATCTCCGGGCTAGCTTATTACGCCTTCTTGGTAGGAACTACCTTCTTGACGGCGGATACAACCTTTGCTGCAACAGACTTCTTAGGAGCTGCTGTGAAAAGCTTTAGTGGGTCAACTAGACGCTCGAATGGAAGCAAGTGTGCTTCAACTCCTGCAAAGTTCTTTCCCATTGTGGCAACAGTCATGTGAAGGTGGGCCCCGGTACTTGCGGATCCGCTTGGTGTGTTCTTACCGCCACCAACTAGACCTAGAACGGTTTGACCGCCAACAACTTTGTCACCCTTCTTTAGGGTAGGTGCTACTGCGAGGTGTGCGTATAGAACCCAGTGCTTGCCATCTGCTGAAGAGTGAACAAGGATGTGTCCTAGTACATCGGTCCAAGCAACAAGACCAACTGTGCCATCGCAGATAGCCTTGATTGGGCTCTTCTCCTTTGGATGCCAGTCCTGTCCACGATGTGGACGTCCGTTACGATATGGTGCTAAGTTTCCAAGCTCGTCTCCGCGAAGCTTTGGATCAAATGGTTCGAAGTATGTCACTTCAACGGCCATAATTTTGTCTCCTTAATAGTGATTGGGTGTTACAGTTAATTTTACAACGCTTTATTTAAGGCTAGTTGAGCCTTAGCATAATTGTGACGGTAAGTGTTAATAAACCCTTTTTGAAAATTGTGACAAATATCCATATTGTAGATACGTGGTTTACCTTTGATGTACTCTCTCCAAGCTTCTAATGCAAGCAGAGAGACATCTTTGTGTTTTATAAAGTAGTAGTGCTTTAAATAAGCAAACATTACTCGTCATCCTCGTCTTTTTCACGTCTAATAGGGAATGTGAGTACCCAGATTAGAAGTGTGACTCCAATTAGTTTTCCTACGATATCTCTTGCTGAGCCTTCTAGAAGTACCCAACCTAAAGCTAAACCTAGTAGGGTCCAAGCTTGGTCAAGTAGGTCTTTTAGTAGGTCTGATAGGAACTTTCCTAGTTTTTTCATTACTTTCCTGTCTTCCTGTTTATTCTGTTTGTTTTGTTAGATGAACCGCCTGAACTGGCGGTAGCTAGAGCTGCTGCTTGGGCAATTTGTCCAACAACAAGGGTGGTTACAACAAGGTTTTGAGCTTTTTTACGGGCTTTAGGTGAAATATCGGCTCCAACGTTGCCAACTAAGTTCAAAACGTTAGCAATGGCTACTGCAGCCTGTCCAACACCCGGGATATTGGCTAGGGACTCGTCAACAACAATGTCATCTTGCTGTGCAGCTAGGTAAAGGGCGTCTAGGGCTTGATTGTACTCTGGAGAGCCTTCTGTGGCTGTATTGAAGGTTTCTAGAGCAGCTGCTACAAGTAGTGTGGCTTGTTCTGGGCTAAGTTCTGTTGGGTCAATTTGAGCTAAATCAATGTCCTGTAAGTTGCTTGCATCTAGATTTGTTGGAATATCTGCTGAGCCCTGTGGTGTGCTGAAGATGTCGGTGGCTTCTTTGATGAGGTTTGGGATTGTGAGAATGGTAGCCTGGGCAACTTCCAATGAAGACTGGAATGAGGTTGATGAGTTGTCGGTGGTGATCTGAGCTTGCTGTGCTGTACTTGATGCTTCGTTTGATGTGGTGTCAGCTTGGGTTGAGTTTGCTGCAGCTAGATCTGCGTCAACTTGAGCTTGAGCTTCGTTAGAAGTTGCAGAGCTTAGCAAGCTTGTTTGTGTTTCTAGATTTGCTTGGGCTTGAGATTGAGCTGAGGATGCTGCTTCCAATGATGTCTTTGCTTGTTCGTTGGAAGTTTTAGTCTCTTGGTTTTTTTGTTCTTCTATGTTATAAGCAAGTTGAGCTGCCTGTAATTGTGCATTAGATCCAGCTAAATACTGGGTTGCTTCGTTTGCAGTTTGTTCAGCTGATGCCAAATTTTGCTGGGATTCTAATCGCACGCTTTGTGCTTTCTGGAAATTTGAATCTGCTTCGTTAGAAGTTGCCTGGGCTTGGTTGAATGCGTTTTGTTCGACGTCCAGATCTGAAGAAAGGGCGTTCAGAGTGGTGGCAGTATCTATAACTTGGTTGTAAGCAGTTGTAGAGTTCTGAGCTGCTTGTTGTTGATCTGCTTGTGCTAACTGCCAGTCTTCTTCTGCTTGCTGGTTTGATAGAACAGTTGCGTCGTAGTAGATCTGTGCGTTCTTTAGGTCAGGAAGTAGAGCGGGGTCGTGAATAAGTGGGGCTATTTGGTTAGGAATTACTTCAGTTGTGTAATAGGTTTCGGTGATGTATGTGGTTTGTTCGACGTAGGTGGTTGTAGTGGTAGCAGTTGTGCCTAAGTAGGCTGCTGGAACAATCTGGAAGCCTGTGGTTGGAGTTGCGTAGTAAAGCCAGACGTTTGCCCCGCCGCCGTTCTCGTAGAAGTAGAGGGTCAGCTGTTGGGGGGTGTCGGCCTCGAGGTGGACGGGGACCGAGGTGGACCCGCCGCCGCCCTTGTCGCGCCAGTCGTTGACCAGAAGCTGACCGTTGAGGTAGAGCATGACGCCGTCGTCCGCGGGGGCGTAGAACTGGTAGTCGCCGGTGACCGGGGCCGAGAGCTGGCCGGTGAAGCGAACGAGGACTCGGTCATACCTACCTGAGTTTAGAACACTACCTCCGCCCCATTGGTAGTTAATATTTGGAACGTTAAGAGTTGCAATAGGAGTTTCGTTAGAAGTTGGAAGAGGAGGGCGGGATGAGTAATTCTGCCTGTTGAATGAATCAGCGGTTAGTCCACCAGTAAGGGTGGTAGTTGTTACTGGAACAAGAGTGGTCGTTGGAACTTGCCTGGTGTGCTCTTGTTGGTAAGTTGCTGGTGTCCACGTTGGATCTGGGATGAGGTTATTGTCATAGTTCCACTGTGCTTGGTCTAGGTTTTGTTGTCCTGCTTGAAGATTAGTGCGTGTTAAGTTGACGTTCTGTTGTGTATATAGATACCAGTCATAAGCTTGGTTGTACTCATCTAAAGTTTGGTTGTAGTGGGCAACGGCGGAATTGTAGATCTCCCTGGATGAGTTAACTTCTGATTGCTTCGTTTGAAGTTGGACGGTAGCTGCAGCTAAGTTTTTCTGTGCTTGTGCTTTGTTGGAAGTTGCAGCTGAAAGATTTCTTTCTGCTTGTGCTTTCTGTTCTTCTGCATTTGTAAGTGTTTGTTGTGCTTGGGTATATGTTGACGATGCTGCGATGGCGTCAGTTTGACGTTCGTTTAAAGTTTGTAGTGCCTGAGCTGTGATGGCTTTCTGCTGCGTCAGTGCTTCCGTCGTCTTCATTAGAAGTTCCTGTGCCTGGAGCGCACTTGCATCTGCTTCTGTGGCTTGAGTTTGAGCTTGAGCTACGGCGGTCTTCTGAACTTCTAATTGTTGTTTCGTGGCTTCGTGGGAAGTTTGCGATGAGCTGAGGATCTTTCTCTTATCCTGTGCGTCTTTGTCCGCAAGAGTTTGTGCTTTTAGAGCATAGGTAAGAGCAGTTTTGGCATTGTTATAGGTAGTTAAGGCCAATTCAAGGTCAGAAACGTCAGTTTTTAGAGTCTGGATAGCTGTTTGAGCTTTTTTAATGGCTGTTTGAAGTTCTGGGGAGTCGTTTGTAGGCTGTTTGCTGATTAGTGTGTCAAGTTGCGTGTTGTAGTCAGCTAGTGTAGACTTTAGAGTATTAAGATCCTCAACTGAAGGAGTTAGAGATGATTGTAACCGTGAATTTAGATAGTTTTTGGGTTGGTTTAGTAGTTGGTTGGGTTTCACTGATTGTTGTGAGCTCGATTGCTTCTGTTCTAATAAACCGAAAGAAGAAGTAGCTAAAGCTGATTCTGCATAGCAGATCGGTAATCCCGAAAGAAGTGTCACAATAATGATTTGTGGCACTTTTTTTGATTTGTTGCGTTTCATATGAGATATCTCTCTATAGAGGTGTATCTCTCCCGAATCTATTTTACCGCAGAATCGGGTTTATGACCTTTTAATCTAAATCTTTAGTAATATGGTCTGACCACTCTTTTATGGTCATTTCTCTGTGTTTTGGGGTAGTTCCGTGAGCAAAGCCAATTAGGAGCCAGCTTGTAATTCCGAATAATGCGCTGAAATAGCCAATTAAGACATAAAGATAGAAAGAGCCTAAATTGAAGCAAATTGCCAAAAGTGCCGTAGATAGAAGAATTGAGAAAATAGGCCAAATGTATGATTTTGTCCAATACCAGATCATTACCGGCCAAGCTGCCGCACTTAAAACTATCGAAAGAATGATGTCTGGAGGATATTCGTCACCCTTAAACGTGGAGAATATCCAAGGGTTTCCAGAAGCTTTTTTGTGTAATTTTTTGTACATAAGGACCTCGGATTCGTCAAAATCTGGTGTTTCACGACAACTCATCGGGGGGTCCTTTCGAGGGATCTTGTGTACAACTATAAAAGATACTATCAGATATTTTGAAAAGTTATTGCAAAAAGTGAATAGTATCTATGGTAGAGATACTATCGGAAAAAACAAAAGTTTTTGTAAAAAAGTTGATAGTATAACTAATCCAATATACACTTTATGGTTTATTGCAACTATATTTTCCCTTAATGCGGAATTTTTTCTCTATACGCGTAGTAAAAAAAGGTTGAAATAAACCAATAAATGGGTTTTTAGTTGTGTTATAGTTGTTTCGTAAGGTATCATTTTTAATTATCGATTGGAGATAAAATTGGAAGAAAATAAGGATGCAATGAGCTTTTTCGATTTCTCGGAAGAAGAAGCTTTACAAGTTGCAGAAGAAGAAGTTATTCGAACTAGAGAACGTGATGGACGGATCTGTATCTGCGGACACCCAAATACAAGACATTCAACTTATGCTGATGTTGTAGCTTGTAACCCAACCAGGATGGCTTGCGATTGTAAGCAGATTCGTCTAGTTTTGGAAGTATCTGATACAAGACTGTTTTTGAGAAAAACTAATGGATCAGGAACTTCACACGCTTTGAGTAAATCTATGTCTAAGGCAAAATCTCTTGGAGTAGAGATTAAGTGGCTGATTGATCCTAAATGCGATAGATGTGATGTGGAAAAGCCAATTAGTCCAGTAGCGATCTCTCAAAATGGTAAACACGGGTACAACGCATTTCTTTGTGTTGACTGCCGATAAGATAACCGATAGGATAAATACATAATGACAATAGATAGACCAATAGTTCAGACCTACGCCGAGTTCAGATACACAAAGCAAGGTCAATACTTAGAAGTTAAATACCTAGATGAAGCAGTTCAGATCGCTCGAGATGTAATCTACAAAAGCATCGGCGTTAGAGAAGATGTTACTGGCAGAGCAACTTATTCAATTAGTGCCAAAGGCACAATTGTTAAAGTCTGGATTGAGCAATACATGAATACCATTAGCGAGTTCAATGCCAATGAAGTTATCCAGAAAATTATGGAAAAAATAGTTGAATTAGAGATTTCTGATATAGAGCTGGAAAGCGTTTATGAATATGAAAATCTAAATGGTGAGATACTTATCACTTGCCCTAAATGCACAGGCACCGGAATAGTTCATAGGGTGAATACGGAAGACTGCCCTCAATGCGAGGGTTGGGGTATAACCTTCTCCAATGATCCAAAACTTAAAATCACCCCTCTTGTTTCGAAAGGTCTGTAATGGAATATATAGTTTTAGAGATTTCCGATATCGAATTGGAAGTTATGCCAATGCACGAACTCCCCGGACTTAAAGTTTTGAGAGTGTTAAGTATGCCAGCTGATATGCAACGATTGAAAATGTCAGTGGACTTGCTTAGACTAGCTTTACGCAACTCTGAAGATTGGAATGGGGTTATAAAATATTTAACAATGGGCGAGCTAATTAAAGTTATTGATCAGTGGATGGAAAAAAGTCAAGAAGAGTCAAATCGTCAAGCCGAAGAAGATGACTACTACAATGAACTTTCTAGAGAAGAGAAAGAGTTTGAAGATGATCTAGAGTTCGAACGAACAGCTATGGAAGAGTACGAAGAAGAAATTGACGAAGATACTCCAGAATTAACTCCGGATATGCTTTACGAAGCATTTGTATCCTACCTAGAAGAATATCCAGAACCCCCGACACCAGAGGATTTTAATGAGGGCGAAGAACCCGAGTAGACCAATGTGCGGTTTTTGTGCCACGGGTCATCACGAAAACTGCAAAACAGAAATTAAATATTACGACAAGATTTGGTATTGTGATTGCACCAAATGTCATCCCAGCAAGAAAGAAGAAGAAGAAGAAGAAGTAGATGAATCCAAAGAACAATGAACCTTTGAAAAAAGCAAATGGTGAACCGATTAGAGATTCTGTTGGAAGGTTTATATATCCTTCCGACCCAGAATTAGGACTACCGCTGCCTTACACCTTAAGCATGGATGATGAAACATTAGATGTAATTTTTCAACATAACGATTCCTTAAGAGAACGATATAAAATACAAAATTTATTAGAGAGAAACGCCGAATTGGAGAAAACTCAAGAATGTTGGGGAGAATGCAATTGCAAGGAAAAAAGTAAAGGAACCCAATGAGCATTAGTGAACCGCTTAGAAATTCTGTTGGAAGGTTTATAATCGATCCACCTGAACCTCCTAAAACTTGGCCCCCTACTATTTGGGGACTAGATGATGATTTAAAAGAACAACGCAGAATTAGAGTTTTGTCAGACAGAAATGCTAGGCTAGAAAAAACTCAAGAATGCTGGGAGATATGCAATTGCAAGAAAAAGAAGTAGAGTTGGTAACTGCAAAAGAAGCAGGTAAAGCTCTTTACGTTACTGTCGGTATGGTTCACTACTGGATTAAAAAAGGCAGACTAAAAAGATATCAAAACCCAAATGGTTGGAACTTTCTGGTCGATCTCAATGAAGCTCGGCTAGCGTCTAAATGGCTAGACCGTGTTTTAGAAGTTCACCCTGATTTGGTTACTTTGGATGAAGCTGCTGAAATGCTTTACCTAAATCGAAGAGCATTAAATTACCACATCAATCAAGGACGACTACAAAAGTATTATGTTCTAGGTAATGATAAATACTATTTAGTTCACAGAGATGAAGTGGCCGAGCTTTCATATCGTGAGCCTTTCTACAAAAACGAAGAAAGAAACCAAAAACTTCGTGAAAGAGCCTTGGTACAGAAAAAAGACAGCAGAGGCAAATTTGCCAAGTAGTTTATTTTAAAAAGTAAAACTTCAAAACTTTACTTAGTCCCCCCTACAAGCCTTATGGTTTCGGGGGGATTTTTTTGTTTCTAAACCAGAAAGAGTAGCGTTCTCACACCTCACGCCTAAAAAACTTTTCAAACTACCCCCATAATGAGAACTATCAACCTTATATAAAAGAGGTTGCGGAAGAGGCTCCCCTTACTAGCGTTTACAAAAACAAACGCAAAAGAGGTCGGGTGGAGTCACGAGCCTCTCCCCGGTTGACTCCATCCGATCCAAACTTCGAACGAAGGAACATATGACAGACGATAGCTCGGATCTAGGATCCGGATCCTCAACTTCTAATGAACGTCCATTGGAAGTTAAGGCCATCCCTTCAGATCCTTTCGAAACTCCAGAGCTCGAAGCTCCTATTATAGAAATCAATGAACCTTTAAACCTACGTCCAGACCTTTCACTCCTCGGCATTGAAGAGAGCGACCGCGGCGTCTGCGAAGATACGTTTGAAAACCGACAACTCCTACGTCGTGCGAAGTTCAACTGGATACCGGTCTACGCATCCAACGGAGTTCCAACGGGATTGATCCAAGCTATCTCATCAGAAATGGCAACCGAGAAACGTATCCTCTCTCTTGCTGAAAAGAAACCCATCCTGTCAGATCCAACGAACAAAAACTCAGATTATCTAACGGGCCTCGATCTCATCGCTGAAGAAGCTTCCGACTACATCTGCCCACCTTGGGTCATCGGCGCAACCCGTGCTTATATAAAAGAACAATCCAGCCCGCCTACGTCTGGAAAGAGAAAGCCGGCCGCACTTCCAACGAGATGTTCCAACGTAAAGGATGATGGGATCCGCTGCCAGCTCTGGTCTTCAGGACGTCTACAAGATGACGGACTTTGCCGCATCCACCTCAGGTCAGTGAAGCATCGTCCAGGCGATGACATCGAACGAGCTCGTCAGAAGTTATTCCAGGCAGCTCCTTACGCCGTCGACGTTCTAGAACAAATGATGGAGTTCGCTGAGAGTGAACCGGTAAAGCTTAAAGCCGCCACCGAAATTCTTGACCGAGCCGGAGTACGTGGAGGAATGGAAATTGATACCAACATCTCATTAGATGTTCGTCCGGCCGCAAGCATCATTGCTGAACGTCTGAACCGACTTGCAACGAACGCAATTGAAGCTGCGTCTAAGCTCAGTGAGGCAGGCATCCTGGTAACTTCCAACGAAGTTGATCCGAACCAGGAAGCTGCAGCTGCACCCGCTGCCGGATCTACAACTTCCAACGAAGACGTCATCGACGCAGAAATCCAGGAGGACTAACCGACATGCATAGCTCGGATCCGCAACTTCTAACGAACGCACGTGAACTCGCATCCCAGCTTGCTGCAGACGTTAACCAGGCGTCCACTAGACTAGAACATATAAGACTTACAGCCAGAGCCAACGAAGCAGCTTTGCTGCTGCAGGCCCTGGAGAAACTTCTAACGACCGGAGAGATTGATGACGAGAGCGAACCGCGAAGCATTCCTTAGGGAAGCTGGTAACCACGTTGGGTATCAAGCACGTATGAACAAAGGTTCAACGTACGGAGAACTGGTTGGGTACCCAGACAAGGATTGGAACGGCAGCTTCATCGACGTGATCGCACGAACCGTTCGTTTGAACTTGCCATCCCATGTGCACACAGCTGCAGCTCTGAGCTACTACTTCCAACGAGGGATGACGCACGTTCGACCAAAAACAGGCGACATTGTCTTCTTCAGCTTTTCCAACGGAGGAGATCTGGGTATGCCTCACGTAGGAATCGTCACTGACGTCGAGCACTTTTTAAAGCACGGGATGTTTCAGACGATCGAAGCTCAAACCTCCAACGGAACTCCAAAAGGCAGCCAGGCCAATGATGGCGTCTACAGACGAAACCGATATGTTTACGACGTGCTTGCCTTCGCGCGGCCAAACTTCTCACGAACATTTTCGAAGCAGGAGGAGAGGAGCGATCCGGACCCAGGTAAACTTCCAACGAAGCCGTTCGTTAAAAGTTCAGTCATCATTCCAGGACTCAAGCACCCGTACGTAACAACTATCCAACTTGCACTCGGTATGACCGTTGGTTTGCGCGGAGCTAAGCGAGGAGAGTGGGACCACAAAACGACTGCAGCCTTCGCAAACTTCCAACGAAGAATCGGATACATCGGAAGCAGCGTAACCGGCATTCCAGACTTTCCAAGCCTCGAACGTCTCGCTTTAGAGACCGGAAACTTTTTTACAGTAATTCCATAAATAAACTTGCATTCTTTTATATAAGGTGATAACTTACTTATATGGAAGAAAATCTAAAATGCACGAGGTGCCTGATATGGCAACCGACGTCTATGATCTTTACTGAACTAGGCGAGCTAACCGCCTGCACAAACTGCGAGAACACATGCAGAGACTGCTCTACTGAAACCCCAGAAGAAATGCTCGAACACGGATTGTGTATGAGTTGTTGTCAAGACCTCGACGAAGAGGCTGACGAGGAAGGCTACTACGATGAGTAAGCAATGCTACTCCTGTCCCGAACTAATCTCCAACATCGGGGCAGCCTCAATGTTTATAACCGGAGACAAACAGTATTATCAATGTTCTGACTGTATGAACGGGTCAAACTGCTTCACTTGCGAGGGGTGTGGAGACGGACTAGCCAGCGAATGCGTTGATTATGTGTCTAACGGATATAGAGAGTGGTGGTGCATTAGTTGCGCCGAAGACCACGAAAATGTCAGACATGATTTTGAAAACAATTGGATTTTCAAAGAGGAAAACTAATGCGTATAGGCAATGACAAACAGTGGGAACTAAAAGTTTGCGACACATGCCAATATTTCATCATTGAACATTTGGGCGAGTGGATAGCATTCCAACACAAATCGCCATACTATTGCATTGACTATCTAAAAGACGCAAACACTAGAGTCAGACAACCTCACAAACCATCAGAGTTGTTTGACGACGAGTGGATAAGAAACCGATGGACGTCTGCAGACAGAAGAACAGCAATAGCTTTTCGACATTGGTATATGACAGAACTCGACTAAAAATTCCCCGCCTAAACAGCGGGGATTTTTTTTTGCCAAACCGGGAATAAATCTGAAAGTAGCTTTCCAGGCAAAAACTTCCAACGAACCTCATTTGAAGTTCCCGCCGCCTGGAAGCTTTCGCATCCTCAAACTTCCAACGAAACTCATCAGAAGTTAGCTCCACAGCCGATGGCAAAAATTCTTCTTGACTTTTTCAATTAAACCGATACGATATACATATGAATACTCCCGACATCATTAGAGCAAGTTCAATGGGGTTCAAGTTTGACTTGACCAGAGACTTGGACTGCCTACATCAATTCAAAAGATATCTACATAAATCAAGCCTTGAGTGCAACTATGAGTGCAACACCGACAACGAGGGTTTTTGTCTAGAAAAAATTTGCACTGTCTGTTTAGAGAAAGTAAAGTAAAGCTATGACTGATTTTATAAAAGACCCTGAACGCAACTCCGACCTAGCCGAGTGGCTGGACTATGGAAAGAAACAAGGCTGGATTATTCCACAAGTTGTGTGCAACACACACGACGGAACACCTATGACTGCAACCGAACAGAACGAGTTTGACGAGGGTGGAGACCCTTGTATTCACGTAATCCGTATCTTCGAAAGTGAGGAAGAACAAAGGCAGTGTCTCGAACACTGGGAGTAGCCAAATCACCTATTAAGAACGTCCCGTAAAATGGCATTAGACCTGAAACGGAGACCAAATGCAACACATAGAGCTACACGTTATGAACAACGAACACGACGCTGTCCAAGCCGAGGAGTTTGGGCTAACTACGTTCGGCGTATTCGAGGTCTGCGAAAACTGCGACGAACCGATCGCCTATACACCTAACGGTTTCTATCCTTGCGTGATCGTTTTATCAACCGACGACAGCGACGAGGACATTGAGTTCCTGCTGTGCGACGGTTGCGTTTCACCGGTTCTTTCACCCGGCTTTGTGGCTTGATTTTCTTTTATATAACCTGTACCATTTAGGTATGGATATAAGAAATAGAAATGAAACACCGTCTAGCTTGGAGTATCACACACTCGTAGCAAACTTTGGATTTGTAAATGGTAAGTGGCACTACATACACAAGCGCAGACCTCTTTTTGGGATAGAAATTACTATCGTTGAGGATCCTGCTGATGAAGTGCGTTATAGAAATTGGCTAGACAAGCACTGCCGACCTCTATCGGAAGATTTCTAAAATGATGCGACCAACCATAAGAAAAGAAACCGAGATAGAACTGGAATACAGAATTCGTCATAGGGAATACGGATTTGTAAATGGTAAATGGCAAATGCTTATACAAGGAAAACCAACTTTTCCGGTAGAGATACAACTTTACATTTCACCTGAAACCGACGAGATGTATTTAGAGGCATTGAGAACTCATAATCCGTTAGCCGAGTGGTGGGGCTAATGGCTATAACAGGAATAAAAAGAGCGCAACTAATCCTAGACCTAGACCTACTAAACGGATACATCTATGCTGGACAGCTACAATACATAAATGGTGAGTGGCGTTGGGGCAAAAATGGATTTGCCAACGACATAGTTTTTATTGAACCGACATCTAGGGGGTGGTCAGCAGGGGTCAGTCTGAGACAATACTTAGAGGATCAAGGAAATACACTCCACAGCTTGACGGAATAGAAATAAAAGTTATACAATAGAACTACAAAGACGGAAGGACACTAAAATTCACACTTCACAAATAATGCTAGTTGTGGCAGACACTCACGAACAGGCAAGAGGAATAGTAGCCGACAAGTTCAGCGACGGAGAACCAAAGTGGTCTGACTGGAACGAAGTTTCATCTAATTCAGAGGTATCTTTCGCTGGTCGCTGGGAAAGTGAAAATGTATTTGGCGAAAAAGCCGAGCTTGACACACTCCGGTATTCAGATGATCCTGAAACTGCTGAAAAAGCTATTGCTATCTATCTAAAACACAGATACGCAGACATAGACAATTACAGACAAAAGCTCTATAACGAGGGCAAGCAGGACATCTTGTTCAGCCACAACTACGACCACGAGGCAGACTGGTCTGTTCCTGAAAGTATGCCTCTCTATTACGCTAAGAAACTATCTGAACTTCTAAATGGTGAGTGGGTATCTGATAGTGCTATTTACGATCTGGAAATGTGGGATACCAACTTGTCGGAGTTCCGTAAGCGTATAGACGCTAACCCTGAAAATCAGTTCCTAGTTTTAGTGGATTTCCACTTCTAAAAAACTTTTATAGAAACTTGACAAACTTCTAACAAAAGACTTAGACTTTCTAAGTAAGCCGAAATCAACCCTGAAAGGACACAAAAAATGGCTGAAACAAACAAAGCAAACATCTCGGTAGGTTATGCCCTATACACAGAGTTTCGCAAAGACGGACACACACTACAAGTTATCTACACGCCTGAAAGTATGTCGGTAGATAAGAACGACAGCACTACCCCTATTTATGTTCCCTCTACTATCTGGCGTAGGCAAGTATCGGCATACTCACCTCGCAGACCTTGGCGAGCTTACTCGCAAGAGTGGAAAGTTGTAAATGAGAGAAAAGAAACTAGAACTGCTAATGGTGGTTCTGCTGAAACGCTAGATCACGATTTAGCAAAGAAGTATGCTGTCGGTGGTCTTGTATTTATGGACAGAACTTTCCATAGCCTCGTTGATCAGAAATGGGAACTTTACAAAGAACCTATTGTCATTGAGTTCTCACAAGAGGACTTAGAGGACACTAGGGACTGGAACACTCCTAATGCTCTTATTCGTAGAATTATGCGTTCTCGTAAAGCTCTCGGATTTCCTGACGAATTATTTGACCTAACCCCTACCCCTGCTGTATAGTCTTATTACAACCCCGAAAGGACACAAAACAAATGACTATAAACATAAGTGCTACATTATCCGAACAAGAAACAACAGCACTAACAAGGATAAACGATTTAGAGGGTCTATCCTCTAAGTTGCCTGAATTACTGATCGCTGTCGGCTCGCAAGCTGTAAATGCTGACTTCGCAACAACTATGAAAAACAACCTATCCAAATCTGGTGGGCTTACTATGCGTGGGTCTGCTGAAACAACTAAAAAGAAAGTAAAAGAAAAAGTGGCTGAAACTCTATCTGCTGACGAGGCACTAGCAAGACCTAATGGTGAGCTTTACTACACTCGTAATTGGGGCGAACACAAAGATACTGCTGTTCTAAAACAACTCCGTTCTATCAACCAATTCGCACTATTTTATGGCAGTCCGGGAACAGGAAAAACTGCTCTCGTTGAGGCTACTTTTGGTGAGGAACTTCACACAATTCTAGGTTCTGGCGATACCGAAGTTTCTGACTTGGTAGGTGGCTATGTCCAAACTCCTAGTGGCTCTTTTGACTGGATAGACGGGGCATTAGTCAAGTCTGCTGAACGAGGTGAGGTCTTATTTATTGACGAGATCGGACTTATTGACCCGAAAGTTCTATCAGTTGTCTATGGTCTAATGGACGGCAGACGAGAATTGCCAATTACTCAAAATCCCGAAAGAGGCACTATCAAAGCCAAAGACGGATTTTATGTTGTCGGGGCTACTAACCCTAATGCTGTCGGTGTTGTTCTATCAGAGGCGTTGCTCTCACGATTTACAGCACAAGTGGAAATCACTACTGACTGGGTTCTTGCTAAGAAGTTGGGTGTCCCTGCCATTATCACAACAGCAAGTCAAAATCTAGCTAAGAAGTTTATGTCTGGCGAAGTTTCTTGGTGTCCTCAAATGCGAGAACTACTTGCGTTTAGGGATTTGGAAAAGGTGTTCGGAACTAAGTGGGCTGTTAGCAACCTAATCTCGTCAGCACCCGAATTGGATAGACCTATCGTTGCCGAAGTTCTGTCTAGGGTTTATGGCGAGGAAGTAAAGACTGCCAAAATCTAGGCATTGTGTCCCCTAGCTTTTTGGCGAGGGTAGGTAGTTATAGTTGGCTACCTACCCTCAAATCAAAACTTGACAAAAACAAGATCAACTCTATAAAATCAAGATACGACAACTGAAAGGAAATCTTATGTCGCACTTCGGAACTAACTCAAATGGTGTAAAGGCTACACCGAAAGAGTGGCTACCTATTGGAAAAACTATTGGCGAACTTGCTAATACTTGGTCAGGCAGAACTGACTTGATCGCTTATGTTGGAACAAAACTAAACGCACCCGTTCCTGCTCTATACAACCCTATTTCGTCAGAGATAGAAGTAAATACGGAAATTGCTTTTGGGACTATTCCACCAAGTTTTATTCCTAACTTGGCAGACAAAAATAATCAGTATGAGTTTCCAAAGGCTATCGGTGCTATCTACCACGAGGCTTGCCACGCTAAGTTCTCTCGTTGGTCATTGGAACAAAGTTCTAAGGACTTGACCCCTAGACAAAACAAAGCTCTCCACTTGTTAGAGGAAAGTCGCATTGAGGGATTTGGTGCTATGGCTATTCCAACTAATCGTTATTTTCTAACCTCTTGTGCCTTAGAGATCGTGTTAGCCGAGTGTGATGTTGATACGCTTTCCCTAATGTCTGAAACTAGGGCATTGGCTCACTTGGCAGGATTAGTCTTGGCAAGAATAGATGCCGGTATTCTTTACAGAAGTGATGTTGAGGGTATTGCTGAAATGTTAGAAACAAAACTAGGCATTGACTTTATTGAGAAGTTGAGAGAACTATGGCTAAAAGCACAAGCTCACGATAATCACCACAACGCTACTGACCTTTACCCTCTTGCTATTGAGTGGGACAGACTTGTATCTGAACGAGCCAAAGAAAAGGGCGAGGACGATACGCAAGGTGGTTGCGAGTTCCCTAGTGGTGAGGGCGAGGGCGAAAGTGAGGGCGAGGGTGAGGGCGAGGGCAAAAGCAAGGGTCGCAGTAAGACCATTGAGGAAATGCTGAAAGAAGTTGAGAACGCCAAAGAAAACGCTGAAATGACTGCTAACGACAAATTAGCCGATCAGCAAGAGGGCGAACACTCAAAAGAAAAAGCCAAGAGCAAGAGCAACGCCACAGAGGAAAAGAACAAGCACAAGGCAGTTGGTCAGCGTGTATTTGGTGAGAAAGAAACTATTGGTTCGGGTGGTTCAGGTTCTCGCTTAGAGGAAACTCGCAAGCCTACTTCTGCTGAAAGAGCAAGTGCTGTTCTAATTGCTAAGTTGTTTATGAAAGCTAAATACAGAAACAGAACTGAAACTAAAATCAACTCGGTTATGCCACAGGGCAGGTTGCGTTCTAGGGCTATGGTTCAGCGTGAGGCTCTTAGGTCTAAGGGCATTATGTCGCAGGTGGAAACTTGGCGACACAAAACTCGCAAGCACACCGAAACACCTAACTTGTCTATTGGGATTATGGTAGATGTTTCAGGTTCTATGGGTTCTGCTATGAAACCTATGGCAAGCACAGCTTGGATTTTGAGTGAGGCAGGTAGGCGTGTTCAGGCTAAGACTGCTATGGTCTATTTCGGTTCAGGCGTGTTTCCAACCTTGCGTGTAGGACAACACTTGGAAGATGTAAATGTCTATACAGCACCAGACGGAACTGAAAAGTTTGACTTAGGATTTCAGGCACTAAACGGACAACTTGATTTACTTGGTGGAACAAGTGCGAGGTTGCTAGTAATCGTTTCTGACGCTTGCTACACCAACGAGGAAATCAAAGCGTGTAAGTCTTGGCTACAAAGATGTAAGCAAGCAGGGGTGGGTGTCCTATGGATAACTTACGATCAGGGTGTTTATGCTAGTGCTGTTATTGAGGGTTCGGACACACAGCTTGTAAAAGTCAAGGGTGCGATTACCGAAGTTGCTGAAATTGTTGGTAAGGCAGGGGCAGAGGCTCTTACCAAAGCAGGTATGCGAATAGGGCGATAGCATAAAGTTCCGAGCAGGTCAAGTTTTCATTTCCTTTCTCTTGACTTGTTCGGAATAAAAAAATAAAAAAGGAACTTGACAAAGTTGTATAAAGCAAAGTAAATTAGAACTACAACCGAGAAATGAAAGGAACTGCCAAATGTGCGATAACCCGACACACGATCACAATAACGAGGACGAGAGCTTATTGTCTGTTATCCAAAATGAAATCAACGAACCACAAGATGTAGCTGCGACTGCTATCCAAATTTTTTGTGCGATTTCATCAGCATTAGTTCAGGCTGAAATGCCTAACCCTGCTATTTACAGAGCATTTGAGCCTATGAAACTTCTAGCTGAAAAGTTAGGTGATCAGGAACTAAACGACATAGTTATCACTTGCGAAATGGAACACCACGAAGTCATTACAAAAATGATTTCTCAAATGCGACACCCTGCTAGTAAGAGAAAGAAATGGGGTAAGTAATGCCTAACTGGGTCTATAACTCTCTAACTGTTTCAGGCGAACCTGCTGAACTGAAAAAGTTTGCTACTAAGGCAAGCCAACAACACGAAACTCGCTGGCTATCTGAAAGCTGGATACGCAACGAGGACAAAACTACTACTAAGGTAGAGGACAAAGACCGAAAGATTTTGACTGTAATGTCAGATGAAAGTCCTATGTCTTTTTGGAACTTCATAGCACCACCGACAGATAGCCTGGGCGATTATTTCGGAACTACTGGTTTTGTTGAGGGAGTAGGTTTTACTGGCGAGAGTAAGGAAACTTCTGATGACTGGTATAGCTGGAACAGTAGCAACTGGGGAACTAAGTGGGACGCTAGTGATGAGTGTGTTTCACCCGAACTTGACGAGATAGACGATCTCACTAGAAGTTTGAGCTACACTTTTTCTACTGCTTGGTCTATCCCTGAACCTGTATTTAGGGCTATGGTTCAGCAACACCCCGAACTACATTTCCACTTACACTCAACCGAGGAACAAGGCTGGGGAGCAGAGTTTTCAGGATCAGGTGGAAGTTATGGTATCGACAAAGAGTGGGACATACCACAAAGCCACAAGGACTATGTCGATAGCGACCAAGAGGACAGTTGTAGGTGTGCCAACGACAGCGACGAGGACGAGTGGTATAAGGACTGTCCGAGAGATGAACAAGAGTTCATTGTTGTTATTCAGAAGTCTTACCGAGTAAGAACTAACACAGCAGAGAACGCTTACGAGCTTGCTATGGAACAGGGGAACGACCCTGACGAGCAAATGGAAGTTCTTGATGAAACGACAGCTTGGGTTCTTGACGATCAGGGAGTTAGACAATACCCGACCCTGAATAGTGAAGTTCCTACGCTAGAATAAAACAAACTTCGGTGAGTTTATGCTTTCTCTCACCGATAACGGATAGACGCTATGCCTCTCTAACTATCCGTTCAGGGACTAGGTAAATTTTTGGTGGTTCTTTTTCTTACCTAGTCCCTCTCTAAAACTTGACAAAACTTGACACAGGGGTATAGGCTGAATAAACCACTAAACGAATAGGAAAATGAAATGCTATTTAGACAAGCACTAGGACACATAATCGCTGAATACCGGCAAGACAAACAGCTCACGCTACGCCAAACAGTAAATAGAGGATCAGGGCGTATCTCGCTTACTTACCTATGGGAAATAGAAAAAGCTCGCAAAGAAGTCAGTAGTGAAATGCTGATAGAGGTTGCTCAATGTTTGGCTATTGAGCCTAGTGATCTGGTAATCAAAATCGGTATGGTTATGTGTGGTGGAGTTCCAAACTACTTGCCGATAGAACTTGACGAACAGCTTGTAAGTCTATAAACTGAACTTATCCAACTGAAAGGAAATCAAAATGGATAAAGAAACTGAACCACAGGCAACAGAAATGAAAATGTCTAACACTTGCTCTTGCGAGGTTGAGGACGAAACAACAGGCGAAATGACTTGGAGTGACGAGTGTTTCGGTTGTTTTGAGGACGATAAGCAATACTTCACAGACGAGTTTCTAATGCCATACCTGAACAGTAAGGGTTGGGACGAGGACACGATCATCAGAGTTGTTGGCGAGAAAATGAATTGGGACAACACGAGTGGTTGGACAGAAGTTCCTGCTAAGGACTTACTAAAAGCTCTTGCCATAAATGGCGATTACACGCTAAGGGTTGAGATTACGCCTGAAAAGGAAATGGTAATTACCCGATCAAGCCACGATGAATACGGAGCTAGTTTTAGATTTGAGTTATCGCCCGAACAGGACTATAATCCTTATGAGGAATAACTAAATAAACTTTTGCTAGGCATACCGAAACCTAAACCTAGAAGTCTTAGTTTTAGGTGGAGAACCAGAGGTGTCCGTTCAGGAACAAGTGTTGGTGGTATGGGGATTACTACCCTGAAAACCTAGTGAAATCCGACCAATGTATGTCGCTAAACTACGCTTGTTCCTTAGCAAGAGAAAAAACTAAGGGTCTTGACTTCCAGACCTAAAAATTGTAGCCCTATTGGAGTTGATGGTAATAACTATCCGGTTTTCTTTTTTTGTATTTTATTCTCTCTCCCTAAAAGAAAAAAATGCTAAACCTGAGTAAGTTGATAAACTGCTCACCTAACTTCTTAGAAAAGGAAATCTATGAAATACGATCTATACGCCAACGAGGACAACAACTTTATCCCTGATGTAGTCATTACAAAAGTTGAGGGAGCTTGGCTAGAAAACGCTGGCAGACAGATTTGGTTTGAGTGGCGAGGAACTGAACAATGGTGTCAAATGGAAATTGACGAGGGCTATTGGCTAATCACCAACATCAAATACACACCGGATTTTGAGGAGTGGCTTGACGAGAACCTAGACCAATACGACAGCTTAGAGTTTATGTTTGACCTAAATGACCTAGTGCCGAACCACTACAAGATAAAGCTTGATAAGTGATCAACTGCGAAATCTGTAAGGGCAGACCCCTAGTTTGTAAAATGTATGCTCACGCTAATCGGTGGTATTACTTCTGGTGGTGGCGTGGAGTTGATAACTTGTTTTGGAAAATCCACGAAAAGTTTTGTAAAGAAACTTGACTTGTATCTGATTAGCTGGTAATTTGGAAACATAACCCGACTGAAAGGAAATCAAAAATGGGTATGGATGTTTATGGAAAAAATCCAAAAAGCGAAAAGGGAACTTACTTCCGTAGAAATGTATGGGGCTGGCGACCACTATGGGACTACTGCCTAGACCGACACACAGACCTTGCTGGCAAGGTAAAGAACGGACACACTAACGATGGTGATGGACTTGACGCTAACGACAGCGTGGAGCTTGCTCGCTTGCTTGTAAAAGATTTGTCTGACGGAACAGCAAGCACTTATGTAAAAGCAAGAAACATACACTTATCACTTTTGCCAAGAGAAAATTGCGAGTGGTGTCAAGGCACAGGTATTAGAACCGACAAGGTTGGCGTTGAGAACAAAATGTCTGATCGTGAATTAGCACCGGATTTGGCTATTCTCTTAGGTAGAGAAAAGGGTTGGTGTAATGGTTGTAATGGCGAGGGCAAGAAAGATAGTTGGGAAACTAACTACGATTTGGAGCTTGATGACATAAAAGAGTTTGCCGAGTTTCTAACCGATAGTGGTGGATTTGAGATTTGTTAGTGAAACCACTAAACTAAGACCATAGGCAAACGCCTAAATACCTAAGCAAGTATCTAAACTGCTTACCAAAAAAACCACCGATAACAAAGGAATAAAATGGAATACATAACAACAGGGCTAGTAGCAACAACACCACGCCACATAGTAACGCAAGACGGATTAGAGATTACAAGTTTCCGTCTAGCAAGTAGTATCAGGCGTTGGGATAGAACACAAAATCGTTGGGTTGATAGCGACACAAATTGGTTCACCATTACTGCGTTTAGAACATTAGCGGTAAATGTTGCTACAAGTGTTAGCAAAGGCGATCGTGTAATCGTTTCAGGTAAGTTGCGTGTTCGTGATTGGGACAATGGCGAACGAGCAGGAACAAGCGTTGAGATAGAAGCAGAAACAATTGGACACGACTTGACCTATGGCAACAGCACTTTCAGCAGAACAGCGAAACCTAGTAGCCACACAGAGCCACCAGCCGACACTATTGAGGATTTGACCAGAGATTAGGCAACCGAAAAGAATTCGTCAGGCTAAAAACTTGGCGAATTTTTTTTTGCCGAAATACTTGACTTACCGATACCTATTTGGAACAATGGAACTATCCCGACAAAAAGGAAAAAAATGGAAAATCAAAAGCAAGCCCTAATTATCAAGACAGCAGGGGAACTAGAAGTTGTGAGCTTTACTGCCGAAACCGAATACGAAGTTATCAAGGAAGTCGTTGGCGGTTATTTAGAGATCGTTAGATTATCGCCAACTATGACTATGTGGACAAACGAGGAAGGCAAACTAGACGGACTACCTTACAACCACAGAGCAACTGCTATTTGGAATTATTATTTTGGAGCTACGGACATAATCGTTGGTAATGTAATCCTTACAGGTGGAACTGATACTAACGGAAACTGCTTAGGACTAAGCTTGGCAGACGGAAACAAAATTCAGGTTTTAGTATCGGCTACTAGACTAGAAAAAGCCGAGATGAAAAAAGGGGAAACCAAGTGAAAGTTGATTACGAACTATCAAGAATAGCGATCTGGAAAATAGAGAACGCTAAGACAAAGTTAGAGCTTACTTATTCTGCCGAGTATGGAGCAGAGATTAGAGCAAGCCTGACTTACCGAACACTAAACGGAGCTTGGATAAAAACAAAAAAGTATTACAACCGAGCCGAGTGTCTAATGGATTTTGCTACCCTAACCAACAATAAAAAACTGATCAGGGTAATAGAAAGAACAGAGCAGTATCAAAGCTATTTAGAAAATAGTTAGACACACCGAAAAAATAAATGAAAATAAACTTGACTTAGATTAGAGAAAAGACTAAGTTAGAAGTATTGGAAGTTCCAATAGCCGAAATCGGCACAGAACTAAGGAAGTAAATAAATGGAAAATCAAGAACCACAAGAAGTAAAAATCACAAGCAAAAAAGCAAAAGAAGCTTATGCCCTGCTAAAAACTATCAAGCTCCAAATGGCAGAACTAGAAACACAAAAGGCACAGGCTACCGAAATCTTGGCACAGGCTCTAAATGGTGCCAAGCGTGGAGTTGTTGCTGGACAGGGTTCGTATGTTTTACAGGCAGGAAAGAACACAAGTTTTGATCGTGCCTTGATGAAAGAGAAGTTCCCTGTTGCGTTTGACGAGTGCCTAAGAACAACCGAATACGAATACATAAAGCTTGTCTAAGAACTAAAAAAGCGATCCCCTAATAAACCGAACCGAGAGTTTGGATTAGGGGATTTACTTTTTACCGAGAAAAGTGGTAAGGTAGAGATACCACCGAAAATGAAAGTAGAAAAATGACCAAGTATGTAAAACACCTAACCAATGATGAACTACTAGAACGCCTAGCAGACGAGTTAGTTAGAACTCACCGAGAAACCGCCATAGACTTAGGCTATTGGGAAACAGCAAGGGAAGTTGTAGAACGCTTTTACAGCGTAGAAGTAAAACTAACTATCAAGAAAGCAAAGAAAAAATGACCGAACAGGGAAAGCCGAAAGGCGATTTTAGTGATCCAAAAAGTTTCTATTTCAATGACTACCTAAGCAACCACATAGGACACAAGCTTGAAGTTATTGAGTATTGCTGTGGAGTGTGTGGAAAGACCACCGACTTTATGCTCCGTTGTTTCCAAGATGACATAGATGATACTTGTTTCAACGACCCTGCCGGTATTGCTAGGGAGTGGGTAAAACCACATTGCGAGTGTAATCATAGCCCTTGGACAGCAGACAAGATTTCTAATCTAAAAGAAAACTTGACAAAAAGTAATCAAGCCGAGTAAAGTGGAACTACCACCGAAAAACAAGGAGCAGAAAATGGAAATGAACGAAGTTGAGCAGAAAGCAGTAAAGGCTATTTACAACGACTACTACTCCAAGGAGATTAGTGCCGAACAAGCTTTACACGATCTAGAAATGCTTATCAACAATAATGAAGTTGTTGAGAGATGTCCGTTGTGTAAGGCACAGATAGACGAGAATAATCCACTCATTGACGCTGAACGCTATGCTGTAAGCGACAAAATCGGTTATTGCGATAATTGCTATGACCCGACACCAGACTAAAAACAAGCTTGGCAGTTAGTCCCCCCTAACACTACTGCCAACGAGCAAGGGTTTCTCTCATTTCTCCCTTGCTCCACACCTAAGCAAGTGTATAAAAGGCTTATTTTTTATTTAGGGAACATACCGGAAAATAAGCTTGACTAATCTTAGGTAGTTGTGGTTAGATTAGTTAGCACCAAAAAAAATAAACCACCGAAAAAGGAGAAACAAAAATGGGCGATAGAGCAACTATCCACATCACAAGCGAGCAGTTTGATACAGCCATAGAACTTTATGGGCATTGGTCAGGCACAGACAACGCTAAGGCAGTTGGTAATGTATTGGACAGAACGGGCAGAATAGGCGACCCGTCTTATCTAACAGCACAGCTATTCTATGAATACGCAAAGTTAGGAAACTACAACGGAGAGTTGAGTTTCGGCATTAGAGCAATAAAGGCAGAGCCTAGCGACACCTTTGACGATAATCCTGTCGTTGTTGTAAATGCCGATACAGGTTCAGTTCAGTATGACGGAGAAACTTATACTGCCGAGCAGTTTGCGTTAGCGTATGCCGATAAGGTAAGTTAGAACTACACCGATAAAGGTGGTAATCCAAAAGGGTTATCACCTTTATCACTAACAAGGGAAAATAAAAATGAACGAGCAACTAGAACAACTACAACAGAGATTACTAGATCTAAAATCTAGACGAGCAGGGTTATTATCTCTATTGGAAGGTATTACCGAGCAGGTAAAGACAACACCGAATAAAGACTTAGCGTTTCTAGACAGGCTATTATCACAGCTAGAACAGGCGACAATAAAGTCTAATGAACTAGGTGAGATGATTACCGAAACTAGATTAGACATTGTTAAGTTTAGAAAAGAGTTTGGCTTAGACTAGCCAAGCTGGTAAAGTTAGAACACAACTAAAAAAGGAGAACTAATGAAAACACTTGCCGAGTTCAAAAGAGTATTAGCCAAGCCTGATACAACCCTAACGATTATCAAATACCTAGACATAAAGACAGGTGAGGAAAAACCTCATAAGTTTCTAGATCAGGTCAGAACGATAGGGAAACTACAAACTAACAGCGTTGCCCTAAAAGATAGCACCGGCAAACTTTCGTGGTTAGACATAGATAAAGCTCGCAACTGGACATTTACCGATAATGTTGCGACCTATGCTGATGAATACATTGCCATTGTTTATTTAGTAAAACACGCCTAAAAATAACTTGACTATTCCCGAACAGGTTTAGTAAAGTTGAGAGTAGTTAGGTAATCGCCTAACCTAAATGAGAGTAAGGAACTCAAATGAACACAACACTTATCGCTGTAATGCCATTGGTTTATCTGGCTATCGTTGCTATTCCCCTAATCGTCATAGACATTAGAGAACACCGACTACCGAACAAGATTATCCTGCCATTTATCGTTATGAGTTTGGTTGCCGACTTAGTTGCTAGTTTCGCTGGTGGAGAGTGGTGGAGATTAGGATTAGCTTTGGCAGTTGCGTTTGGTATCGGTATTGCTGGTATGTTTGCTAACTACTATGACTTATTAGGTATGGGGGACATCAAGTTATTCTTTGGTAGTTCCCTAGTAATCGGCTGGTTTGTCTGGTGGTTGCCGGTGGTATTGGTTGCTGTAAGCCTTATTGCTGGCATTGTCGCAACGCTCTATCGGGTGGTTATTCGTAAGGCTAAGGCTGGAACTAGCGTTCCACTAGGACCTTACGCCATTGTTCTATCCCTAGTTATTGGAACATACGGAGTTATGAGTATCTAGGAAGTAAGCCGAACCCCTTAGCCTAAATGGTTAGGGGGTTTAGCTTTGCCCGAAAAAAGACGATCTGGTGAAACTTGCGACACACCGAAAAATAAATAATCTAAATACTTGACTATTTCTATACGGAGATAGTAATCTTGGAGTAGTTAGGTAAATCGCCTAACAGATACGGAGATAAAAATGAGTGGATACGACATTGGTGGCGGTTATGATGGTTGGAGAACTGCTACCCCTTGGGATAATGAACGAGAGATTAGCGTCAGCTTTGAGTGTGGCAAGTGTGAAGTTGAGAACGACAGCGTAGAAGTTGTAGTTGGTGGCAGGTCGGGAGATGTTGATGTTGAGTGTGCCGAGTGTGGCGAGAACAACAGCGTTAGTTTTGGTGATGACTAAATGGACGAGTTTATCAGAACTACAACAGGACAGATAGCACTTTGCCCTAAATGCGAAACAGAACTGGATATATTCTGTGTTTGCGCAAACAGCAACCCTATCGCTTGCGATAACTGCTGTGGATGTGAACAGCACTAACTAGCAACAACACCCGAGCAAGTGTCTAAAAGGCTCAACCTAAATCTTTGGAAAGGCAAAAGTGAAAGATAGAAAATCTAAGATCGCCTGCTGGTCTTGTGGCAAGCTTACGGAAGTAAAATACATTGGTGAGAACACACATAAACAAGAGTGCCGAGAGTGTAAAGAGTGGCGAGCAGAACGCTATGCTGTATTACAGGGGAACACCGATAAAGAGAGATTAGATAATGCTAAATAAAATTGCTAGAAGTCTTAGAAGTATTAGCGGAGTGCTAATGAATACAGGACACCGACTTAGTTGGTATGCGAACAAGCTTGATACCAAGTCAAGAGATCGTAGAAACGCCAAAAAATAAAATGCGGATAAACTTGACAAAGTTTCCAAACAGCAACTAAACTGAATACATCAAGACGAAAAGAGGTGAAAAAATGGGAAAAAAAGTTGATACTTGGACTTGGTTTATTGCTCGCTACGAGCAACAGGGATACAAATCTCTAAACCAATTCGCTATCGCAACAGGCTTACAGAAGTCTAGCCTTAGCCGATACTTTCATAATCAACGACACATTCCGTCAAATACTTTGGCGGTGCTATGTCGTGAGCTGGAAGTTTCTCCAACTGAATTACTGATCGCAATTGGCGAGAAAGTAAAGTAAGTGCCGAACCTGAGCAAGTTCTAAAAAGGCTCAACTAAAAACTAATAGAAAGTTGCGGTGAAGTTGTGAAAACATTTTTGGCAGTATTAGGTTTATGGTCTGCTGGTTGCGGTATCTATTATGGATTTATAGCCGACAATAATCAGCGAGCATTTGAGATTGGATTTACTTTGGCATTTCTGCTATTGTTTGTAGCGTTGCTACTAGCAGTTGCCGAGCTTCCTAGATTTATTAGAAAGCGTAATAGGCGTAAATAGACTTGGGAGAGGGTTTCTTTCATTTCCCCTCTGCCGAACACACCTGAACAAGTGTCTAAAAGGTTCATTTATTTTTTAGAGATCGGGAATTTTTTATGCCGATTAGAAGTTATTATTTATGTAATGACTAACTACAAAGGAGGCAAAATGAGAAGAACTAAATTCACGCCAGAACGAGTTGCCGAGCTGGACAGACTAGACAGGTTTAGAACCTATGACTTACTTTATAGGGCTATGCTTGCCGGTCTAATTCCCTTTGAGCTGAACCTAAGACTAAAGCGTATGGTCAGGGTAAAGAAGTCTTAGAGAGATTTCTAGAGATCCAAAAAATAAATACCGACACGCTTGCTTATTTCCATTCGGGACTGATAAAGTTGAAGTAGTTAGGTGAAGTGCCTAGCAGTTACGGAGTAAAAAATGGAAAAGAAAGAATATCGAGTTTATTGGTGGATTGAAATTTACCCTTTCGGCTATGACAGAGATTGCGAACTCAGGAACATTGAACTAATGGGAACTGTTTTTGCCGAAGATGAAGATGATGCTATGGATCAGGTTAGAGAAGATAACGAGATTATTGGACACGATTTTACTGGATACCCTGACCAAGATTACATAGACAGTCACGATGACATTGAGATAGTTTGGACTGGCGATATGTCTGCCGAGTTAGTTCTGGACTTGACTAAGCAGGACTAAGCCCCGAGAGTAGAAAGCCCTTAGCCGAAAGGCTAGGGGTTTTTTATTTTTGGACACGCCAGAATAATCTTGACTAAATGCCGATAAGTGATCTAGGATTTTAGTAGTTAGGTAATCGCCTAATCAAAATAAAGAAAGTAGAAAAATGAAACTACAAGTCACCAAGTCAAGTCCAGTTTGGCAAAAAATTGTTGCCGATAATAAAGAGTGGTTTTCTAAATCAACACTGGAGTTTTTCAAATCAACTATTTTTTGGTCAAGCCTGAAAGAAACTGAACAGGGTCTAAAGTTTGTAACTAGCGAATGGAACTACCAGCAGGACACTAAGGTTTTTACTATCAGGCTAGTCACCGATACAGGCATAGAAACTATTAGTGAATACGGACAATACCCTAGCCTTGTAGAAGCCTTACGAGCCTTATAGAGATCGTGAAACTGAACCCTTGCCGAAGCTCAGGCAGGGGTTTAGTTTTACCTAGACACGCCAAAATAAAATACTTAGATACTTGACGGAATAAAACTTGCGGTGATAGAGTTTTATTAGTTAGGCAAGTTGCCGAACAGAAATGAGAAAAATGGAAAACTTTCTAGACATCAACAAGGTTGCTAAAATTGTTGGACTATCAGCAACTAACGAAGTTTGCCCTAGTTGTGATGAACTTATTACGGCTACTAATCCCCTGATAGATACCGAACGCTATACGGCTAATGACAAGACTGGTTATTGCGAGAGTTGCTATGACCCAACCCCTTACTATCCCAAGATAGATTAGGGGGGGGTTATGTTTATAGAGAAACCAGCTGACGCTGAACAAGCGGAACAGTTCGCATTAGGACTAATCCAAGAACCAAAAGATTACGGAATATTAGTTTTAGTTCCTTGTAGGCACAAAGTATTCTGCCGAACTCACGGAACTTTTTGGATCAGGAAAAGATTTAGAAAATAGAAACACGCAAAAAAATTATTTATTTATTTGACTATTTCTATACGGAGATGCTAAAGTTGGATTAGTTAGGCAAACGACCTAACGGAAAATGGAGATGTAAAATGTTTGAATACGGAGATGATGAAGTATCAGTATCAGTATCTTTCACTTGTGAGAAGTGTGAGTATGAGAACGAGGACAGCGAGCAAACAGTTTCTAGGGGAGATGGTGAAAAAATTGTAATCTGTGATGAGTGTGATGCCGAGAACACTATAACCTTTGAGCCACCTGAACCTGATTATGACGATCACGAATAATTCTAAACACCTGAGCAAGTGTCTAAACTGCTTATTTTTATTTGCTACATACTTGACTATTCCCAGCTGGAACTGGTAAAGTTTTATTAGTTAGGAAAAATCACCTAGCGGAAATGAGAAAAAATGTTTTACTTACAGACAACATCAACCCTAGTAAGACTTTCTAATGGAGAGACTTTTACTCAATGTGAAATCTGCGGTAGATGTTATGAGAACGAACACTGGGACAGAACCAAGATAACCAGGAACGACTGGGCTTGGACTTGCCACCATAGCGACCAGGATACCGGAATACTAGAGTAATCCGGTTGCCGATAATCCCCTGGTAGAGATACCGGGGGTTTATCTTTACCAGGTGCGACCTGGTGCCAGGATCTAAAATAAATAACCAGGGACAGCTAGACACACCAGGATTTAGATACCGACTGACCTGGGAGATTATTATATGCTTAGATTTAGTTAGAGAACTTTCTCTACTTATACGGAAGGTACAAAATGAAAAAGTTTCTTACAAGAATTTCTATTGCTTTACTTCTAGCTATTGCTGGACTTCTTTCAGTGCAGATATCCAGGCTCTATTTAGATCAGTACATTTTATTTGATGACAATGCCAACACCCTTGCTATGTACGCCAGGTGGGAAGTTACCAGCTGGGTATTTGCCGGTTTATCTTTGATTACCCTGGCCTGGTCCATCATTTCTACCAGGAAAGATTAGGTACTAACCCTGGTCTAATGCGGTAGATTATATAAATCTGAGTTATCCCCCTGGTGCGTGTTCGCTCCGGGGGATTACCTTTACCTGGAGTAAGGTAAAATATACTAAGATTGGAGCCCCACATGAACATACCGAGTCAAAAACTAGATACCGCTTACCAGGAATATAAAAAAGGAACTCTTGATCCTAAAGAGCTAACCGTAGAAGAGAACCTGGATCTTCAATATGAGTACTTTTTACATCAGAAAGAGATCATGGATCCCGATGTAACACATTTTGTAAAGCTTCTGATGATAGCCTCCGAGTCTGGAACTGTCACCGAAGAGTAGCATTTAGTGCTACAATCTAAAAATACCGTTTAAAGATGAACGGTTATGGGAGAACCCAACAATAACGACCGAGTACTAACTCACCTCAAAAATCAGGAAAGGTAGGTCGCCAATGAGAAAGTTCGCAACATTACTAGTAGCGGTGGTATTAACCATTGCCGGATGCTCAGCTTCTGCAGCTATAGCATCCAAATATCAAGTAGCGAAACCAACAGAAACATCAACATTTGTTGTAAAGACAAATCCGTTGACTAGCTCGCAGTTGCATTTCATGCAAAAAGCATCTAGCTCGAAAGAGGTTAGAAACTATGCACGAATGTCTCTGCTTGTGAAGTACCTGAAGTCCCGCGTAGGAAGAACATCATATGTCTTCTCAGGCGATACGACCAGGGGATGGGACTGTTCCGGAATGGTTCGCTGGACTTATAGACAGTTCGGTATAACCCTTCCACACTCTGCTAATAAACAAGGTCATCTTGGTAGCCGAGTATCTATCCCTAACGTTGGAGATATCGTTGTATTTGCGTACAATGGTAGCTCCAATTTCTATCATGCCGCTATTTATATTGGTGGCAATAAGATCATTAATGCTAACTATGGATCAGGTACAACTATTGTTGAACCACTGACTAACTACAAAGGAAGTCAGATCCGTTTCGTTCGTGTTCTTAAGCAGAAGAAAATTTAAGGTGGAACGGCTACAAGCTGCTTAGATTCTAAAGAAGGCCTCCAGTGTAATGCTGGGGGCCTTCTCACATTTTTGAACACAGTATAGAATTAGTACATACGAAAGGATGATTGATGGATCCCATATATGCATTAGCTATTGTTGCAACTATTGTTGTAGCCGTAGTGGGTTCGATCACCCTACTCGTATTAGCCGCTGTTAGTCTTGTTCTTAACAGGACGGTAGATAATGCCGGCTTTATATCTGATATCGAGGAGTGACATGGAAACATATATTACCCTAGCTCTACTGGCACTAGCCGTAGGCTTTGTATCTGCTGTACTGTACAATTTTATTTGTCGTAAGCAGGTCAAAAAGACCAAAACTGTAAGTATAGTCATCGAGACACCCAAGTGTGCTTGCGGTGGCAACTGCGCTTGCGGTAACAAGAAGCCGAAAGGCAAGAAGGTACAGCCTCTGCTTGGAGTAGTTGCACCTAAGCTAGAAGACTCATACGGTCCAATAGTTGCAGCACCTAAAAAGAAGAAGGCGGCCAAGTAATGCCAGGATGGTTGATCAGACTTAGAGATATTGTTTGGGTCTCAGTCATATCTGTACTGCTTGCAGTAGTCGCTATCGTGCTTGCGGTAGCAAGTATTGGATCACCAGTACTTCCCGTTGTATTTGGACTAACTTCGATCTCGATGGCCCTGCTTGCTCAGCGGGTATAATAGAGATCTAATCTTACAAAGGAGGCCTTATGGCAAAGAAAGAAACAGATGCGGCTGAAGAAGTCGTAGTTGAAGAAGTAGCAGCAGTGGTTGAAGAGCCAGAGATTGTTGCAGAACTAGTAGTAGAAGATGCGGTTGAGCCTACAGTTGAACCTGTAGTTGAACCTGTAGTTGAACCTGTAGCTGTAGTCGAGGATACTAAGTATGCTGCACCAGTTGCGGTAACTAGAGAAGACATCGAGAACTACTTGCCTACCCCTGCTGGCCCAGCTGTAGTTGGAACAGGCGTAGTAGATGACGTGGTGCTATCCTCTTGCGTATACAAGAATGATGCTAACCGTAGATCACTAACTGTCTATCACGTTCAGCGTAGGCTCATTGAGCTAGAGCTGTTGCAAGATGGCCTAGTTAAAGCCGGTTACTATGGTGATCTTACTAAGCAAGCAGTGGCTGTATTCCAGGCTAATAACAACATTGTTGGCGATGGCCTTATGAATGCAGATACTTTCACTGCACTGTTCGAGGGTGACCCGAACGTTCGTATTGTGCTTGGTTAAGCTATACATTTCAGAGGCGGTCCTGCTAATGCGGGGCCGTTTCTACTATCATGGAGGTAGGAGACTAAATGGCTAAAAGTATCATGGAGCAGATCGCAATGCTTCCCCCTGAAGAACAGGCTAAAGTACTATCCGGTATGGATGCAGACTCACTTATGTGGGACTGGTCAGTCTGGGGTAGACCAGAGCAGCAAGCACCTGAAGGTGACTGGAACATTTGGGCTTATATAGCCGGTCGTGGTGCTGGTAAGACTAGGACAGCAGCCGAGTGGGTTCGTGAAGAAGCTAAGCACACAACTACAGGACAAAGACGCTTTGCTCTAGTTGCTCGTACTGCAGCTGACGTGCGAGATGTAATCGTTGAAGGTGAGTCTGGCATTATGAATGTCACTCCACCTAGCGAGAGACCTTTGTATGAACCCTCTAAGAGAAGACTTACTTGGCCTAATGGTAATACGGCTACCTGCTTTACTGCTGATGAACCTGACTCTTTGCGTGGTCCTCAGTTTACTCATGCCTGGGGTGATGAGATCGCTGCCTGGAGACAGACTCCTGATGCAGCAGGTATGACTGCTTTTGATAACCTTCGTGTTGGTACTCGTCTAGGAGCTCAGCCTAAGATCATAGTAACTACTACACCTAAGCGTGTACCTCTACTCTATAAACTAATTGAAGAGAGCAAGACCGGTCGTGTAGTGATCACTAAAGGATCTACTCTTGACAACTCAGGTAACCTATCCGGTGCTTATCTTGATGCTATTACAGGAGTCTATGCGGGTACTCGTTTAGCTCAGCAAGAAATCTATGGAGAGATGCTTGATGACGTTGAGGGAGCATTGTGGACATCAGAGCTTATCGACTTAGGTAGACAAGCTGGTATGCCTTTAGGTACTCCTCTAAGAATCATTGGAGTTGACCCTAGCGTTGCTGAAAACCCTAGAGATGAATGCGGTATCGTTGTATGCGCTTCTAGTTCTGAAAGAGATCTTTATAAGCGTCAAGCTTGGGTACTTGAGGATGCAAGCGTATTAGGCTCACCTACAGTTTGGGCACAGAAGGTCGTTGAGATGGCTCGCAAGTGGGGCTGCCCTGTTGTCGCTGAGGTGAATCAAGGTGGAGCCTTAGTGAAGAATGCTATTCACACTATTGACCCTAACATTGTAGTCCTTGAGGTTCATAGCAAATACGGTAAGGCTCTTAGAGCTGAGCCAGTTACCCTTGCCTATGAGCAAGGCAGAGTTCACCATGTTGGATTCTTGGCAGACTTAGAGAGTCAAATGTATTCTTGGATTCCAGGTGAGGGCAAGTCCCCTGACAGAGTTGATGCTCTTGTTCATGCTATGACTGCTCTACTTATCAAGCCACCTTCAGGCTTTACAGGGGGCAAGATAACTGCTAAGTCTATGGGCAGCCGAAAGATAGATGTAGGCAGCAAGAGTAGCCGATCAATCTTTAGGCTTAGATAAACTAAACCCCCTAGCCTAGTAAGGCTAAGGGGCTTAGTGTCTAAGGATAAATGAAAGTAAAACCTTAGACTTTTGGGGGAGAGATTAGTCCCCCTGCCTATTAGAGCAAGGGGACTAACCTAACGCTTACTTGTCTAGTATTGGAGCTAAGGCAAACACTAGGCTAAACATTCCACCGAATAGCAAGCCGTTGCTAATTATTTCATTCATAGTTGATGACTGTCCTGCTCCATAGGCTACTAGCAACCCATAGCCTAAGACATAGGCACCTGCTATGGCAGGGGTGATAACTATCCCTGCTAGTAATCTTCTTACTACTACAACTGAGGTTCTAACTTCTCTGCTCATTTTTTAGTCCTTATCATTTATTTAGTTAGGCACTTTACCTAACTAAGTCCAGACTAATCTAATGCGGTGAGCCTGTCAAGTGTGTTTCATAACATTTAGATAACAACCTAAATTCTAGTTTTAGCAACTAAGGCAAGGCAGGGGGTAGGGCTTAGGCAAGGCTAGGACAGGGGGCAAGGCAAAGCAAGGCAAGGCAAGGCAAGGCAAGGCTAGGCAAGGCAAAAAAATAACCCCCCTATTGCTAGGGGGGCTATCTTTATTTAGTTATCTATTTTCGCTATTTACTAGCAAGGCAAACCCTAGAGCCATAAGAGCATTACCGCCTAGCATAGCAACTAAAATTTGGTGAGCAACAGGGGCAAGAGGTAGCATTGCTACAACTACAATGGAGAGAACTAGGGTTAGAGCAACAATTAGTAGAGCCTTCATTTTTTGGAGCCTTTCATTTTTGGATAGTTAGGCAACTTACCTAACTACTTACTAACTTAGTCTTATGCGGTTAGTATGTCAAGTTTATTTGATAACTTTTTGGTAAAGCTTTTTGATCAAAACTGCCGAACCTAATGCCGAATTAGACAGGCTCAGGCTCAGGCTCAGGCTTAGGCTTAGACAGGGCTAGGGCTCAGGCTCACAGGCTAGACAGGGCTAGGGCTTATGCGGTTAGGGCTTATGCGGATAGGCACAGGCTCACAGGCTCACAGGCTCACAGGCTCACAGGCTCACAGGCTCACAGGCTCACAGGCTCACAGGGACAGGGACAGGCACAGGCACAGGCTCACAGGCTCACAGGCTCACAGGCTCACAGGGACAGGGACAGGCTTACAGGCAGACAGGCTTAGGCTCACAGGCACAGGGCAAAACTAAACCCCCCTATTGCTAGGGGGGCTTAGTCAGGGTTAGGCTTGTTGCCTAATCACAGGCACAAGGCACAGCGCCAGAACAGCAATCGAAGCAGGCAGGAACACCCTGCTCCAAGTGTCTGTCACAGAACGCTTCAGCAGACACTTTAGAACGCTCACAGGCAGACAATCCACACTTGAACTGAGAGTTGGCAGGGGTTAGGTTGCCTGAGTGGTGAGCGAAACACAAGCCAGAGATGAACCTGTTGTCTAGGCAGTTAGCAACTGAGCAGGTGATAGGTGAAACTGAGTTCTTAGACTTAGTAGAGAACATTTTGGAGCCTTTCATTTTTTTGGACATTAGGCAATTACCTAACTAATAAAAGAGTATCAGTTTTTAGGTAGATAGCAAATTAGAACCCCCTAATTTAGATAACAACTTGATAACGAAAAAAGATCTTTTTTTCGAACAGATGTTCGAAGCTGGAAACAATTTTGGACAAGACGAAATATACCTACTGCCAGATCGCAGGCCAAAGTCAAAAAAAGTAAAGGTATCATTTTTAAATAAAGTACGTAAACTTAGGACGAAAAGATGATACACTAGATCCATGACTAGACGTTTAGCAAGAGATCTCCCTCTCCCTCAATCCGAAGTCGACCTCCTCAATAAACTGGACCGACGTCGACTACTTTCCAGAGTGCACCAGCTCTATCACGCTGGATGGACTCTCTCATCCATTGGGAATGCCTTCACGCCTCCAAAAGGTCGATCGACTGTCAAGGCTTGGGTAGACCAGAACGACACGTTCAACCAGATCGACGTCCCCATTCCAAATCCCGATCACAAGACCCCTAAAAACGGCTACCAACGTCTAACTCCCGTTTCTCCCGGAGTTCCTGCGATCACAGCTGAGCAACTCAAGAACCTAGCTCCCGTTGCCCAACAGTATCGATCCCGTACTCCAAGCGGCTCTAAACCTGCAATCGCAAACGCCCTTATGAATCAGATCATCCGTGATCTACGTTCCATCGACGTCTCTATTGCCGATATTGCTCGTGCAGCCGGAGTTACTCACCGTGCAATTTCAAAACGTATCTCTAAGCTAGGATTGTAATATGCAAATACTTCACGACGTTTTCCCTGCTCACGTTGCCCTTGCCGCTCCGAACGTTTTTACCGACGTTCACCAACTCATATCCCACCCAAACAACCTCGGAACCTACTACATTCAAACTGCCCGAGTTATTGTTACCGACACCAACATCACCATTGCAGCCGATGCTCCTGAAGGACCGCAAATAGTTTTCAACGAACGTTATACGTTCTTTGAGAAGGCAGCAACTCCAGAAACAGACTCATACGTAATCACCGAATCTGGAAAAATGCTTGCCTACAAGAAAGACGTTAACTGCGGTTGCGGATCACGTCTACGTTCTTGGAATCCATATAAAACCCTAACCTCGAATCGAGATCCAATTGCTTAATGACCCATACCTAACGTTCATCATTCTTGCCCTTGCCACTTTTAGATTTACTCGGCTAGTTACTACCGACGTCATTTTTGACGCTCCTAGACAGTGGATTTGGAAAAAATTTCCGCCTTCCACAAGGCTAGGCTACCTCTTTACCTGCGACTGGTGTACAAGCGTCTGGGTTGCATCACTAATCACAATTTCATATACAATAGTACCAACGATAACTTTAATCGGAGCATTACCTTTTGCCCTGTCTGCAGTTGTCGGAATCTTGGCCGCACGTGCTTAACCATAGCAACGTTCCGCTCTTAATGACAGGAGAAAATTTTGGGCATCTTTAGCCGTAACCAGGATGATAAAAATCCTAAACAGTCACGTCCAGGCATTCGAGCAACCTCTGCCAACCAGCGTGCAACTACCAACCCAACTGGTCTCCCGTCTAACTCAGTTTTTCTAAACCCTAACTATGCCCCTGTTCAGTCAGCTCCATACTCTTCTATACGTCCACTTACTGCAGCTGCAGTTCAGGTCCCACTTAATGACCGTGGAGAAGCAGAACGCTTCCGTAGTCGCAGAACTTCAACATCTTCTAGCTGGCAGTCAGACGCTTGGGAGTACTATGATGCAATTGGCGAGATCAAATACGCTTTCAACCTAGTTTCTAGCGTTGTTTCTCGTATCCGTCTTTATGCAGCTGTTATTCAAGACCCTGCTGAAGCTCCAGTTCCTGTACGTTTAGCAGACAATCTTTCAGCAGACCTAGCTTCCGCTGCAGAACGTGCCCTTGCACGTTTAGACTCAGCATACGGAGGCCAGGCCGGTCTTCTTCGTGATTGTGCTTTGAATCTTGCAGTTACCGGAGAATGCTATTTGGTCCAGTCTCCTGCCCGTGTTGGCTCAAACGTTCCAGAGTCCTGGGATATCCGATCTGTAGACGAGCTCAGCGTTGACGGAAAAGGCAATTATTTGATTGCTGGACGTAGAGATTACAATCAAGGTAACTCTCCAATGTCTTCTACCAACAAAAATATTATCAAACTTGCTCCAAACGCGTTCGTTGGACGTATTTGGAGGGCTCACCCACGTTTTTCTGACGAAGCTGATTCCAGTTTAAAGGGAATGCTTGATCTATGTGCCGAATTGCTACTTCTAAACCGCACATTCCGTGCAACGGCGCGTTCCCGTCTGAACGCTGGTGCGCTCTATCTACCGGATGGCCTATCTGTAGCCTCTACACCTGACCCAAACTACCCTTACGAGGACGCTGACGGTCTTTATTCTGATCCAACCCCCGAAGAATTGCAAGATGAGTTCGAGGATCAGCTAATTGACGCGATGACAACCCCGATTCGCGATGAAGATTCAGCCAGCGCGGTAGTTCCACTAATTATTCGTGGCCCAGCAGACCTTGGTGACAAGATCAAGCAGTTCAAGTTCGAGCGTAGCTTCGATCCAGCCCTTGCAGAGCGTTCTGACCGCGTTTTGGAGCGTATTTTGCAGGGAATCGACGTCCCTAAGGACATTGTTACCGGTCTAGCCAACGTAAAGTACTCAAATGCGGTACAAATTGACGAAAGTCTTTACAAAGCACACATTGAACCTCTAATGTTGCTTATGGCAGACGCTTTTACTGTTGTTTACCTACGTCCTTACCTTCTAGCCAACGGCTATAACCCTGCAGACGTTGAAAGAGTAGTAATTTGGTACGATCCAAGTGCTGTAGCGACCCGTAATGACCGTGCATTGGATGCTGACTCTGGTTTTGACAAGATGGCAGTGTCTTACGACACATGGAGACGTGCACACGGCTTCACCGACCAAGATGCACCTGGCCCAACGGAGCTCGGACTACGTCTTTTGGTCGAAAAGGGTGTAATTACACCAGAATTGACGGAAGCTTTGCTTTCGGCAGTGGCACCAGAGATGATGGCAAAGGCTAGAGAGGCTCAACAGGCCTCCAGCGTTGCTCCAATGCCTCAGGATGTCTCTCAAATGCTTCAAGGCGTCCAACCGGGCGCAGAAGCCCCTACAGGGGCACCTGAAGCAGCCCCTGCCGCTCCTGAAGCGGCTCAACCAGCAGAAGCGGCCCCACCGATTCAGCTAGCCGAACCAACAACAACCCCTCAACAATAAACTAAGGAGAAAATCCAATGGATTTATCAATTACTCAGGAAGTCCCGGCTACTAAGCAAGATCTTGCTCAGATGCTAGCTGTTCTGCTCTCAGATACAGTAACTTTCAAATTTCTATCACACGGCTACCACTGGAACGTACGTGGAATCAACTTTCCACAGTTCCACGACAAGTTTGCAGAAATCTATGAAGATGCAGACGGTGCAATCGACCCTTTTGCAGAAAACATTCGCAAACTAGGATTTGATGCACCATTCTTGCTAACTGACTACGCATCTCTTACAGGAATTCAAGCAACTCCAGTTTCAGCTGATCCAGTTGACATGTCTGCATCTCTTTACCAAGCAAATGCTTACATTATCAGCGTAATCAGAGCTGCTTTTGATATTGCCAATGCTCTTAACGAGCAGGGTATTGCAAACTTCCTAGCTGAACGCGATGACCAGCACAACAAGTGGGCATGGCAGCTAGGCACAATCATTGGAGCTGATTCAACAGCTCAGGGCGACTTGGGAAAATCTGAGGCTGACCTACCTATAACAGCATCGCAAGATGTGGTAGATCAGCCTGCAACTCCTGTTTACGTTTCCGCTGCAAAGAATGACAATGCTTACCTAACTAAAAAAGTTACCTTTTCAAATGAAACTGAAAAACAACTTTCACGTTGGACCAAAGAGCACAATGCTGGAAAAGATTTAGATGATCTTGTCTCAATCGCGACTTTGCGTGCAGTATATAGACGAGGTGTTCGTGCCTTCACCGCTAGCGGTAAGCCAGACACCGAACTATCTACTTGGGCAGAAGCTAGAGTACAAGCATTCCTATCTCTGGTAGAAAATAAGCGTCCATCAAATGCGCGTTATACGCAGGACAATGATTTGCTACCTACTAGCCACCCTTGCAGCACAGTAGACACTAGTCAAGGCCTGACTGCATCTATTGCTGCCAGTAGAGATCTTGCCATCTCTATTAAATCTGAAATGGACTACAGCAGTCCAGAAGATGCAATTTACTCTCTAGCTGAATATTCAGGTTTAGGGTATGAAGTAGTTCCAGCAATACGCGCTGTCTGGAAGAGAGCAATCAACGAGTTTGAGCCTCCTTTCGATCGTGCAGTAAAGCTAGTTACCGATCTGTATAAAAGCAAAGATGCAGACCTTTTACCAACTAAGTAGTAAGAAAGATTTTTCCGGTGAGTAAGAAAATTAATCTAATTAAGCAGTTTGATGACCAGCTATCAGTCGAGATGCCAGAGGATATCTCTGTATCCGAGCTGATCTTTAACTTCACGCTAGAGCAGAATGCTCGAGTTGAAGAGATTCGTAGAGTCACCGAACAGCAATTAGAAACTGTTGCATTGAGATCACTCACTGCTTCTGCAGCAGAAAATCTTACTACCGACGTACGTTACTTCAACGTTCTTCGTGAGCTTTCGCATTTCCTTAGTTTGGCTACAGAAGGCCCACGTCCTAACGGTCAAGACCGTAACACCGATCTACTACCTGAATACCACCCAAGTTCTACAGCTGAGTTGTCACTTGATCCAATTACGTTTCGTACTCGACGTGGTGCTTGGTACTCAGCAGATCCACGTATTGAAGATGAAGAAGTTCGTTCACTAGTTGCATCTGTTTACGGTGCCCACCCAATGGACGTACAATTTCAACACGCATACACACGTCTACTAGCTCTTCCAGCTGGAAGTCTGCCAATTGACGTACTTGTTAGCCCTCTTACAGCCGGTCTCTTAAGTAAAGTAAAGAGTGCTTACCACTCAGCAATGAATGTTTTCAAAGGTAAGAACTCGAGCTTCTGGCGTTCACTTCGTGCCAAGCGTCAGCTCCGTGACTCTAAGGGTCGATGGATCGAAATGGGTGGCGGTGGAAAAGTAAACGTACGTTTTCCTAAAGGAGACGTTAGAAGCGTTACAGGTAAAGTTGCAGGTTACTCTGAAAATGGTGGCTACATAGACTTTGAAATTACAGATATTCCGGGTTTAAAAAATGGACTTTACAAAATTCCAGCGTCAGCTTTTGAAGCCGTTGCAGCTATTCTACCTGCCGAAGCAGTTAAAGATCTTCCAGTTGGAAAAGCGGTTCCAAATGATAACGACATTGTTGATATTAAAGATCTTGTTGTTGCTGATATGCCAGAAGGCTGGGTAAAGAGTCCGTATACTCCGACTAGTTCAACTTTTACCGGTAATGAACTTCACTCTGACGCAGTCTACGATTCAGCTGATGGCTACACCGCTTCTGTGGTAAATAAGCCTAATAAAGTTACTGAAAGTTTTGTAGAAAAAGCTAAAGAAGCGTATGGCGATAGCCTAGAAATAGTAGGCACCGATGGTACTGAAAACCTAGACATGACTAAGCCAGTTATTACTGTTTGGGGTTCAAAGCGTGCTAAGGGAAATAAAAGCCCTATTGGTTTTGCACAAGACTGGGCTGGCGTACAGAAGATTGCTGGAGATGAAGATGATCGTTTCGGAGATAAAGATAACCAGGATCTAACTCCTGAAGAAAAACCTGCTGTAGAAGCAGTTGTTCCTAGTCAAAACCGAGAAACTCCAGAAGAAGAGCCTAAGCCAGAATCTACTGGCAAAAACGAAAATGATCCAGATGGTTCCATGCCAGAAGGCTGGAACAAAATTGGAGACAACACATACTTATCTAAAGATCGCAGATTCCGCGTAACTTACGGATATGGTCAATCAGACGTTGCTTTGGTGTATGACCAAAGAACTGGAGACGTTTCATTCCAACCAATTATGTCTGACGGTGTGTATACCCTAACCGAACGTGACGGCAATAGTGACTTCACTATGGACACTCAGGTTCCATTCTTTAACTGGGAGCAGGTTGAAGACCAGGTCCATGCTATTAAATATCTAGAAGCTTTAGACCCGCTGTTTAACCCTAACATTGCCAACGTTCCGGACTACCAAAGAGAGATGTATTCTAAGCTAGACCCATCAGAACGTTTCCAGTACGATTACTTCGGCCCAGGTTCTGACATGATCAAGAAAGCTGATGCAATCATTGCACAGTTCCTACAGGACACTTATCCTGGAGACTTTACCACTCCAAAGTTTAATGACAATGGTTTTTGGGCTGGACAGGGTTCAAGATCTGATATTTCTGCCAGAATTGTTGATTCTGGAGATAACCTAAGAAGCGTTCAAATTGTAGATAAACGCATGGGTCCTCTAAAGACACACCCTATCTATCCTGGTGAAGATGAAAATGAGGTTCTTACTCAAGCTCTTAGAGACTGGTTTAAACTTCCAGATAATCTACATAGATTCAGTTTGTACTCGGAGTTTAAAGATTTCGATATTACTAACGGTAGAAGTGCAGAAAAAACTCGAAAAGCTGTTGCAGAAATATACTACGAGATGCATGTTGCATCCGAAGATGAGCCAAACAAGTTTAACGATGACACCTACTATGTATCTAGACTGCACTCAGCTTTAACAAAATATGTAAATTCTAAAGAAGCAAAGAATACAGATTTAGGTCCTTCTCAAAACAGAGTTAATGATGACTTCATTCCTAACGAGGGTCAGGTCCGTCGTCTAGTTGCAATCCTAAACTCTAGATACGTTCAAGATGAGCCAGAGCTTTGGGATAAAGTTAGAGCGATCAGAAAGAATCCTGAAGAGCACACTGTAAAAGAAGTAAATGATCTTGCAGCGTATATTGAAAAGAACTTCCGTGAACTTACCTCACCTGAAAAAGGCATGGCTTCATGGCTTCAAAAATCATTCCTAAATTGGGCTTTAGATAACAAAAACTGGAGTAAACAAGAAGCAGAAGAGATCAGAAAAAAGATCGATGACAACACCCTAACCAGGGCAGAGTACGATCAACTTCACGAAAAAGCTTATAGTCTACCTTTTAAACCACCTCAGGCTCCAGAACCTACTCCAGAAGAAATAGCTGAATTAGAAAAACTTAGAGCAGCCGAGAACACTGTAAACGGTAAGCCTGACTACTGGCTAGCAGATCAGCCTACTGAAAGTCCTAAGTACCTTAGCAGCAACGTTCCTCAAGAAGCTATGGGCCCTAGCGATGGCCAACTTGTTGGTATTGAAAGATTCTTAGAGGATAGAGATATTCCTCAAGATTTAGTCCAAGAGTTTATGGACAACTACAAAGACATGAATGCTCGCGAGATCCGTGAATGGTATTACACATTCAAGGAGCATCCATTCAAAGAGCAGTACAAGCCTAAGAACAAGTACGGGCTAGTTGCTAGAGATTTTGACGGTGCATCTGACAGAATGCTTGCCAGCATCGAACGTATCTTTGACAAGGGATTAGCAAGCGACAGAGAAATTGCTGCAATTGTCAAAGCCGTTCCTAGGATGAACGTATACGAGGTAAGTACTCAAATCATCTCTGAACTTAAAGCTCGTGAAGATGCTCACGACAGTATTCTAATAAAGAAAGCCATTGAAGGCGGAGCGTCTATTAATGACCTAAACCTGATGGATCTTATTGGCAGACCTAATGCCCCTGAAGGCTGGGAAGACTACAAGCCAACCGATGAAGCTCGTAAAGAGATTCTTGCTGAAGAAAAAGATCAAGAAGAAGTAAAGCAATATGTTAATAGACAAGCTCGTAAGAATGCTGCTCGTAGATCTCGCTACGCTCTGACTCGTTTAGCAGCTTTTGTTGCTAATCACAGAGATCTTGTAAATGCCGATGGTAGAAGAATCATCGACGGAGCAGTCGACGACATCAGGGATCTTAAGCGTATGCTTGACCTACGTAGAAAGTACGTAATCAAACCTGCTAAGGTTATGGAACGTCTAGAGACTATTAAGAAGGGTCTAACTGACTCAGATAATGCTCACACCTACGGACGTCTTAAGAATAAAAAGCCTAAGACCGTAGAGACTCTTGAAAAACTTGCAGCTGAAGTCGGCTCTGTTATGGGTAGAGATGGATACCACAATAGTCCATTCGAAAATGATTACGACCCATCTCTAGAAGATGAAGTAGACCACAGCACATCAGCAGAGGTATTTGAGCCAAATCCTGTTGAATCTCCAGAGATCCCAGTTGACACCGATCCAGTTCCTGGAATCATTGACTACTCTAACCACCCAAATAAGCCTAGACCTCCTGCAAGAGTTAAACCTAAGGCTTTCTGGGGCGTTGTTCGCGACTGGATGGCTGGAGCAAAGAACTGGGATGATGTAACTGAAGCTTTGAGAGATAAAGTTCTACACTTTATTGATTTTGAAACTACCGGTATCTTTGACCCTTTACAGCCTCATGTTAAAAACGATCCAATTCAGATTGCTATATATAAAGTTGTAAACGGAGAAATCGTTGATAAGTTTATAAGCTACATGAATCCTGGATCTCCTTTAAGTTCATGGTCTATGGCAAATATAAAGGATGACAAAGGCAATCGAGTAACTCCTGAGTGGATTGCAAGTCTCCCAACCAAGAGTGAAGTTATTGCTAAGGCTTTAGAATTTCTAGGACCAGACGCAGTTTTAGCTGGTCACAACGTTGCTGATTACGATTTAGAAGTCCTAAATAGAACTCTTAAAGAAGCTGGACTAGCAGAATATTCTCCTGCTGGAATGATTGACACGCTTGGACTAGCTGATCACATTTACAATGTATTTAACAAAAAAACTAACCTTGGTGGTCCATATAAGGTAGGAGACTTTGGTATACATGGTTCTACCGCTCTAGAAGCTTTAGGAAGATACGAAGGTATTCCTAGTAATTCATTACATAATGCAGCTAATGATCTAGAACTTAACGTCAAACTTCTAGGGCAGATGCTTAAGAGAGCTAAGTCTGGAACCGATTTGATTAAAGACAATATCTTTGATCTCGATGCTTCAGATAATGACTATGATGCAAAACTTGCTAAGTATATTCCAGGATACGAAGCATTTGTCGAACGTGCTTTAAAATTTATAGCTGATAGAGCTGTTGAAAGAGCTGCTAGAGGAGACGAACCAGATCCTAAGGATCTAGAGCAAGAAGCAAGAAATGCTCTTAACTCTACATCTCCAGAAGGAACTCCTACAAACGATCGTCCTACTTTCTCAAGCTTATTTCCTCCAAAGCCAGACGATGGTGAACAACCTCTTACTGAAAGCAACGTTATTGATGATCCACTAAATAAGATCAGAAAACCAAGCCCTAAGCAGTTGAAGAGCGTTGAAAGACGTCTATTGGATCCTAGAGACATAGTATCTGCGGAACGTAGAGAAGAGATCTGGAAGTTGCTTCCAAATGTCAACTCTAACGAAATCGGTGATCTAGTTAAGGAAATGGACGGTCTAGAACTTGACTACGCCATTGCTAACAACCTAGACGTTGATGGCTTACGAGTCCCTACTGGATATGACCTAGATAAGTTAAATGCTTACCTAGATGAGAAATATCCTGACCGTCACAAAAAGAGTGGCCCTAGTCAACTTCGCGAAGGCGTGAATCAGCAGAGTACTTTGTCTCGGCTCTCATATGCTATGACTAATTTGCAAGATGCTTTAAGCTCTACTAGTAGTCCAGCAGAAAAGCGTGCTATCAACTCTGCTATTAAGAAACTAGAGCAAGCAGCTCAAGATGTTATCGATGCCCCATCTCAAAATAGAGAACGTCCTGAAGATACCAAGAACAAGGCTGAGCTGGCTACAGGTAGACACGATATTGAATTCTTGGATAAAGAGTACACCGATCAGCAGAAAGACGCTATTGAAGCTGGTATTCGTGGATGGTCAGTTGTTATCAAGGCTCTAGCCGGTACAGGTAAAACTACTACCTTGATCGGTCTTGCAAAGGCAATACTTCACTACTTCCCTAAGAAGAGAATTCTTGCTATGGCTTTCAACAAAGCTATTGCAGATGAGAACAGACTTAAGTTCCCTGGAAATACTGAAATTAGAACTATGGACTCTGTATCTTTCAAAGCTCCTGTAAATAGCAAACTTTCTAAGAAGTTTATTGCTATGAAGAAGCAGTCGGATGCAAAAAATAGACCGATCAATGGCTTTTTAGATATAGCTGATTACTTCAAGATTCCAAACGAAGTAGAGCTAGGTAATGGAAAAAGAATTTCTAAGTTCTTAGCAGTAAAAATTACACTTAAGGGTCTAAACAACTGGACTATTAGTGCAGATGACATGATTGAAAGAAAACACTTCGACGATGCAATTGGAGAAAAAATAGGAGGCCCTGAGGCTTATACCCCATTCTTCCTAGAGCTAGCTCAGAAAATATGGAAAGAAAAACTAGAGCCGCACGATGACAGCGTTCGTCAGATTCCTGTAACTTTCAACGATATGATGAAGAACTTTGCTCTTAGCCACCCTAATCTAAAAGAAGTTAACTCTAAGGGAGAAAGCGCCCACGGTCTTGGTGCAATCCCAGACATTATTCTGATTGATGAGGCTCAGGACGTTAACGGAGTATTCTTTAGACTTATGGATGAGCAAGAGACTCTACACAACAATGGCATACAGCTTGTTGTTGTTGGAGATCCTCACCAATCTATCTATCAGTTCCGTGGAGCCGTCAACAGCCTAAATATGTTTAGAAGAATGGTAACCCTACCTCTAACCATGATGTTCCGTGCCGGACAGGATGTTGCTGATTTTGCTAACCAGGTTTTGGAGATTAAGGACGAGGATGACGAACGTCTAGTCGGAAATCCAAATAAGACTTCAAGTCTTGCAACTCCTGGAAGTATGACAGATGCAGACATGATTCTTACCACAACCAACGCTGATGCTCTACTAGAAATTATGACTATGGTTGGTAGAGGTCAACGTGCTGGTGTTATTAGGGAATTTAAAGCTGAAATGAATAGTTTCTTGGCTACAGCTAAGTGGCTATTTTTTGGTGCTAATCCTAAGTATCGCCCATCAAATGCGCATGAGGACTTAGACTCCTACGACAGCTGGAAGCAAATGCTTGAACTTCACCAAGAAGATTCTGATCCAGCAGTAGGAAGATTGCTAGGCATTATGGAGCTGACTCAAGCTCGTCTAGAAGAGCAAGAAAGAGATAACGATGGCAAGGCAGTATTTGCTGAACTAAAGCGGACAGTAGATGGTGCAAGAATCATTGGTATTCAAGGATTCAAAAAGCCTTCGGATGGCAACTGGGGCGACGAAGGAGATCTTGGAAACTTCATTAGCTACAAGATTGAAAATGGGGCTATCCGTCTCTACAATACTGGTGATGCAAAGCCTTGGACACCTGAGCTAAAGAATCCAAATAATGGAACTAAGAATAACTCTGACACTCTATCTTCAATGGGATACACATGGGATACAGGTAAGACTTGGGACTGGACCACTCCTGTTCAAGGAAATGGATCTGAGCAACTAAGCGCTCTTGTAGACGCTCTAAGTGGTGCAGATGTCGACAGCGTAGTTCTAACTGCTCACCGAGCCAAGGGACTAGAAGCTAAACAAGTTAAACTTTCAGGAACATGGTTCAAGCCTAACCCACAAAAAGATGCTGACGCTATCGAGAAGGGCAATATGCCTAGATCTCTTACTACAGAAGCATTGAACCTTATGTACGTTGCTGTAACTAGAACTATGGATGAATTAGATCCTGGAATGTTGGATTGGCTAGATGGTAAGATAGAAGAATTCAAGTCAAAGCGTAAGGATTACCTACGCCAGCTAGAAGCTAGGTCTGATAAGAGCCCTGATCAACCTACTTCACAGAATACTGAAAGCTCAGGACCTGAAATTGTAGAAGTAGACCCTAATACTCTACAAAAGGGTGACACTGTAGTTACTGCTAAGGGAAACAAGAGAATCAAGATGATAAGTCGTCACGATTCCGATGAAGTTAGCGTATTCTTTGAAGCTATTGATGGCGGTGGCGGTGCATCATATGTTAATGGCCAGCAGGCTAAAAAGGTTATCGGAGGCCCGTCTCAAAACCGTGAAGGTGCTACCAACCCTGACAGTAAGTATGACTACACTGCTAACTGGAATACCGAATATCTAGGTGGACCTGAAGGAAATGACTACAAGCACACTTGGAGTTCTCCTGATGGCAAGTATGAAGCTACTATCTCTAATGATGCTATCCAAGTTCGTAAAAACGGAACTACTATTTTCCAAGGGGATAATAGCATAGATGCTAAGTCAGATCCAGAAAACGTCAAAGAGTCTAGCTTAGATATAGTTGCAAAAGCTATTGAATCAGATTCAGATTCAACTCCTAATAAATCTGCATCTGAGCAGCCAGTAATGTCTGAAGAAGAGATTAATGCAGCCTATGACGAAGCTATTCAAGCTGAGTACGATTACCAGATGTCTCTTGAGCCTATCTCTAGAGATCCTCAATATCCTGGCGGAGAACGCGGTCTAAAGGAACTCACAGAGGCAGTTCACGCTGCTGAAAGAATGACAGCCGAGATCGAGACTCCTGTTCTTGACCCTATTCCTAATGGACTAGATCCGGAAGAGTACGTGGCTCAACTCAGATCAGCTTTGCCAAATAAGAGAGTAGAACTTTACACTGACGAAAATGGTGACAAGTTCGTGAAGGTCTCTGAAGTGGCAAATAAATCTGGAATCTTTGGAGCTTCCGAGGCAATTTTTGGTTGGAAAGACCTAGAAGACAACGGTCCTTCTCAAAACCGCGAAAATAGCAAACCTATAAAGAGCAATAAAGATGCTGTAGATCAGGTTATGGCTCAAATTACCGAGGCTATGGATAAGGGAATTATTCCTTGGAAGAAGCCTTGGACTGGCGGTGGATCTTACCTACCTACATCAGGCGCTACTGGTAAGAACTACAAGGGTGGAAACCTAGTTATTCTAGAAGTTCTAAGCCAATTCAGAGGCTACAAAGGTACTCGCTGGTATACAAAGAACGCTATTGCTAAGCTTGGTGGCTACGTAGACGAAAACGATGGCGTGCTTATAACCAAGGTTGTGAAGAGTAAGTACACTGTAAAGCCAGATGAGACCAAAACTATCATTGACCCAAAGACTGGTGACCAGAAGCCGGATGATGGTTCTAGAACCAAGACTAGACTCGACATTGATGTTGTCTATAACGAAGATGTGGTTAAGGGTATTACTATTCCACCACTTCCTAGAAAAGACCCACCTCCTATGCACGAGGTAGAGGATATCATCCTTGCTTCCTACACAGGCGGGCCTAACATCCAATATGCCCCTGGAGACTCAGCTTTCTGGTCACCTCAGACGGACACAGTCAGCTTGCCTCTAAGAGAACAGTTCAATAGCACTGAAGAGCACCTAGATACTTTGTTCCACGAGCTGGTCCACAGTACTGGAGACCCTCAGCGTCTAGATCGTAAAGATCTTCTAGATAACTACGGTAAGCACAAGGATGTCCGTGCTCGTGAAGAACTTATTGCAGAAATTGGAGCAGCTATTTTAGCTTCTATGTTTGGGATCAACACCAGTATTGAAAACGTGGCTGCTTATGTTCAGTCTTGGAAGAGATTCTTGGAAACAGAGCCAAACGCTTTGTTTGAGGCCGCTTCTATGGCAAGCAAGGCAGTTGACTACATCCTAGCTGGCTACTATGAAGATAACCCAGATGAAGAGTATGATCCAACTAATCAGCCTGGAGCTACCTCCATGCCAATTGAGCCAGTAACTGGTGAAGATGGATCTTCTGGAGGTCTTGGAGGCGGTGTCAACTATCGAATCGAAGGTAATAGAATCTTCCTGATGGGTGATACTATGGCTGCTAAAGATCTAATCAAGAGTGTTTCACTAGTACCTAAAGATAAGAAGATCCCATTCTCATTCTTCTGGGATAGAAAAGCAAACAACTGGAGCATTAGTCTAGCTGATCCTGAGGATAGAGTCAATATTCTTAATCAACTTAAAGCACTTCTTGGTGGTTAATTAAGTCTTTATTCAGATACTTTGGTATACTATTTACAGACTTATTAACTATTTCGAGGAGTATTTACATGGAAAATTATTTAAACCCTGATCACTATACTCCTGAAGATGAAGAGTATTGGACTGCTATCTCTTTCCCAAACCCCGATCCAGATTTCCTATATGATAGTGGTGAAGAGGATGTAGCAGAGCCTACTCCTAAAAACACTCCGTCAGAATAACTACGTAGGATATATAAATGGACGAAAATAAAAAGTCTAAGGCCGAGCCTATGCTTACCGTAGAGTCTTATAGAAATGATGAGCACGTTGTTAAAAAAGTGCCATACTCATCTCTTTCAATCGAGCAACTAGTAAACCTAACTTTAGAAGGCTCTAAAGCCGCCAATGAGGAGCTGCAACGTTTAATCGGGGTAGACATCCTTAAGGATGGCGGAGAATAGTGGATTTTGACTACCTAAAACCTATAGTAGCTGACGGCTTCGGAGACGGAGACGGTGAGTATACCTCTGCCGAACGCCGTGCCGAGGTTCTAACTCAGTTCCGTGACAAATTTGGTCGCTGGGTTGAAATGGGTCGCGGTATTAAAGCTAAAGTTCGTTTAGGTAAAAAAAGAGGAAATGATGCAGGTAGAACTGCCCGCGTTATTGGTAAATTTATTGGTGCAACTCCAGATGGTAAATTTGCAAGAGTTTTAGTTGACCCTAGCGATCCTAATTTTGCTGGCAAAGTTCTATACATTAAATACAATAATGCTGAAGAAGTACTTGCAACACTAGACCCTGAATATTTAAAAAAGCGTGGAATTGAGTTAGGGAAAAATACTGAAGGGTATGAAGTTGGAGACGGTGGCATTCAAGATGAAGACACTCTTAAGATAGAAGATCCGACTCCACAAGATCTTAAAGATGCCGAAGCCGATCTTCCAGATCCAGAAAACTACAAGGAAGAAGCTGCTAAGAAAACCGCAACTGCGCTTACTGGTAAAGATCTAGCTGCTGGAAATATTGTTTACGATCAAGGTTCTGATCAGTATGGAAAAATTACCAATGTTAAGACTTTAGCTGACGGCACTAAGCAAATATTTATTCAGTTCCAAAATGGACGTCGTGCAATTATGAACGTCCCCGCTGACCACCCTATTCAAGCATGGATCGGCAAAGATGAAGCTAAGCCTACTCCTGAAGCTGCGCCTGCTCAAAATAGAGAAGGATCTTCAATTGCTGATTTGGGAATTGATCTACAATCAGCAACTATGGACGCTAATGGTGCACGCCTACCTACCCCCGGTGCTTTCACTGGAGTTTTGCAAAAAATTCTTGCTGGTGCAAAGAACTGGAAGCAAGTTGCAGAACGTCTAAAATCTCAGGTAATAACATACTTTGATTTTGAGACTACTGGTATCTCTGATTATGACGGCCAGGGTATCAAAAATGATCCTATTCAACTTGGAGCAGTTCAAGTTAAGAATGGAAAAGTTATAAAGCGTTTTAACGTTTACATCAATCCTGGAAGCAAACTTTCCGAATGGTCTGCAAATAACTTAAAGAGAGATGTTGTAGATGGGGATGGCAATATTGTTAGAGATGAAAACGGAAAGCCTGTAACCACTGCTGTAACTCCAGAATGGCTTCAAGAGCAAATGAGTCCTGAAGAAGCTCTTAAACAGTTCTTAGAGTTTATAGGTCCTAATGCTATTCTTGGTGGACAGAACGTTCCATTTGATCTAGAGATTTTACAGCGTATGGCTGATGATTCAGGTATCAAGTTAAACATTGCCGGAACCGTTGACTCAAAAGATCTTGCCTCACTTCTGCCTAAGTACGATCCAGAAAAAGGCACTGACGGTCCTAAGGCTCCAGATCGCAAGACTGGCGAAGTAAGAGCCAGCTCCAGCCTTGGCCCAGTTGCAAACTTCTTAGGTTTTGAACCTGCTAACTGGCACTCAGCTGATGGAGATGCGGAAGATTCATTCAACCTAGTCTCAAAGATTGTCGATAGAGCTGCTGCTGAAGACAATCAAGATATGCGTCTATTGAATTTTCCGGAAATGCAAAAGCTTTACCAAGAACGTATGGCTGCGTTTAAAAACTCTATATCTGGAAATAATCCAGTTACTGAAGCCCAACTAAATGCTCTCAATGAACTTGCTGGCTCAGAAAATCAAGAGATTGCTGCCGAAGCTAAAAAAGCTGTTAATGAAGCAACTACCAGAGGTAAAGCTGCAGAGGTTCTAGCTCGGCTAAACACCAATAAAGATAGAACTAACAACACTCCTAACCAATTTAGAATCGGTGGTGGAGGCGGTGGCGGTGAGCTAGGTGAGGGCAATGGCGTACCTAACAAAAAAGAATTGGAATTTTTAGCTAAACTTAAAGCTGGAGGGTACTTTTTAAAGAAAAAGTTTACAAAAAAGCCTAAGCAATATATTCCGGTTGGCTACGATCGTATCGATTCTTGGGAGAGATACCCTTCCTGGTATAAAGATATGTACGAGTCTGCTGGGAACTTAGACGATTTTGTAAAACTATTTTGGAAAGCTCTTAGAGAGTCTCGTAAAGGTACACGTCTTAAAGATCCAGAAGGCAGAACCGATATAAATGAAAAAGAATATGCTATTGCAGCTGCTACTTATAAGAATTTACAGGGTATCGGTGAAAAAGTCATACTTCGCTATGGAGAATTTACTATTGAATTTGACAAGCAGTCTGACATAAATGGTCAACTTCTAGATGAACTTAAAGGATACCTAGATACTGCAAGAAAGCTTGGATTTAAACTCCCTGTAAGAATTAAAATTGCTAAGCAAGGAGATCCAGCTTTTACTGAGGGTGAAGTCATTGGTTTTGATAAGGACCACCCCGAGCTTGGATGCTTAACCGGGGAGTCTCACACCGAACCTGATGGTACTATGCACTTGATTCTTTGGGATCAATTGCATAATCTGGATAAAGCTGACAAAAGAAGACTCTTCAAAGGAATAAATGAGCAGGGACAAGAAGAATATTACGGTCAAAATCCTGGAGGATTTGTTCCTGCACTTCAGCACGTATTCTTTCACGAGCTAGGTCACCTCTGGAATAGAGAAAAGCATGGAAAACTGGTTAACTCTCCTCTTTGGGGAGACCTTAAAAAGATGTTCTGGGGTACAGATGCTAAACCATTCAAGAGATTTGCAGTTACCCCAAATGCAGATTTAGATCCAAAAATAAATCCTAATGCATTTGATGAAAGAATGGCTGAATTATTTGCAGCAGCTCTTATTGCATTTCACAATAGAGAGGATAGCATTCTACCTAATATTGGCCAATTCTGGAAAGTTGCAATTGAGCCTTACATCCACGGAGAACCGATCCATTGGACTGCAAACTCTGAAAGAGTAAACCCCCCTAAAAAAGAAGAAAAAGGTAAAGGTAAAAAAACTACTACTCCACGAGGCGGAAAAGCTAGAACTCCAGATGTAAAGAAGCCTGAAGATGTCAAACCTGGAGATATTGTATATGACAAGGATGGAAATCTTCACGGTAAAGTTGTAGTAATACGTCAAGATAGACACGGGAACTGGCACTACTGGGTAGAAGGTAAAGATTATAAACCTGGAGATGTATTTCCAAAAGGTTTAGATGAGTATGTTGTACACAAAAATGGAATAATTTATGTTACTAAAGCAGGAGCTAACTTTGTACCTGGCGACGGTCCAGACTTTATTTATCCTTTGCCAGGAAAACTTGATTCTTCTAACGCAGATGCAGTAAAGGCTGAAGATCTCAAACCTGGAATGGTTTACGAAAGTCCGGATGGCCCAGCTAACGTTGTAAACGTTTTTGAGCATGGCATCGGCGTTCCTGATGTTAAAAAGTCTAGTGACCGAGTTGTTGTTTATGTAGGCAAAGACGGTGAAGTCAAGCACGAAGTTGTTCCAGTTGGAACCTTCAAAAAAGTACTAACTTCTTCTAAGTCAAACGTTCCTGCACCTACACCTGAAAATGAGAATCAGGGTGGAGAGGGTAGTGGCAATGGTAACAACAGAGGCGGAGAAGGTAACGGCGGCGGTAGAGGTGGACGTGGCGGTAATGGCGGCGGTGGTGGTGGAGGTAGACGCAGAAATAACGATTCATTTGATGAAGTTTTTATTATTTTATTGAGGGCCGCGATCCGTAATGCTTTATATAAATCTAGTGGCCGCTGGGAGGATTTTGACCTTGAACTTGAGGATAAAATACGACTTGAAGTTGATGAAATTATTGAAGAAATTCATAATTTAGGCGTACCTGTATCTAAATATCAGAGATTAGCGGAGTATTTAAATGAGAAGATTTTGCCTGGAAACGGTGACCAGTATTCCATAATTGCTCATGCAAAAGACTTCTTAAATGGAGTCAAGACCCCAGCTGAATCTACTACTGAAATATACGGTCCAGAAAGAAAACTTCTTTATGAATCAATCATTGAAGCTGTCCTTAGGATAGCAATAAACCTTGGCAAAAGAATTGATCCTAATCAGGATCCAAAGCAAAGGGCTGATCAAATCGCTCAAGAGGCGTATGAAATTGTACAAGAAATTATAAAGCTAGACATTAAAGATTATAAAGGACTAATTAGGCATCTAAAAGAAAACCTTGGAGCAGTACATGAAGGCATGTATTCAGATAAATTAAAGCAAGTTTTAGATGAAGTAAAAGAATTCTTAGATCCAGGTTACAGGAAAAGACAACTCGATGCTCTTGATCGCATAAAAGAACTTTTAAAAGAAAGAATTGAAGCTGTAGACCCACTAGGTGAAAAAACCGATGTAGTGGGAGGTCTTATAAAAGATATCTTAGCTCCATACCTGGATGTGCATGGTTATGGAAGAAAAGAAGGTATTGATTACGAAGAACTTCTAGACCTTTTAGATAAAAATCTAAAACCTGGTGAAATCAAGCATGTCGAAAAACGTGAAGGAAGTAGCCTAAGAGGAAACTGGGATGAAGTTGTTAAAGCTGTACAAGACATTATTGACGCTAACCTTGGTAAAAAAGAATCTACCGAAACTCCAGAACCAGAAGTAACAAGAGAAGACCCTATCGGCAAGGGAAAGATTGACCCTAAGGGCTATGCAGAAAAAGGCTATGTGCCGATGGTACATCCTAAGCCAGAATTCCCTGCTGAAATCGACGAGAAAAAGCTTATTGAAAAGGGCTTTGAGATCGAAGAGCAAGACAACCGCGACAAGCCTTCTCAAAACCGCGAAGAGGATGGCGAAGAAGGAGAAGAAGGTGCATTACCTTACGAAGATCCTTCAAAATTTGCTGCTGGTAAAAAAGCAGTAGTTATTTGGCACAACAAAGACTTTAGCGCTCCAGGGGCTCGTATAAAGATTACTTTTACAAGAAAAGCTGATGGATCTCTAGATCAAAAATACACAGAAATTCAGTGGCGAAACTGGGACGGCACCATCGATGGAGATGGTTACGGTCCTGCAGAATTATTAGATTTTGAATTAGAACGTAGCGAGGAAGAAACTTTTAGAAAAGCATTTGAGTTCGCTACAAAAGCTCTTGCAAGAAGAAATGAAGAATATAACAACGGTGAACTTCCAGGCACATTCCCGCACTTCTTTAGAAAAGTTGGAGATGACTACATTTGGAGAGCTCTAAAAGATCCTAAGACTGGAAAATGGAAAGCAGCTAAAACTGAAAAAATAGATCGGCTGAAAAAACCTCCATTTGGAGCTGTCATATCTAACAAGGATGGTAAGTGGACCGCCACCATTCTAGATCCAAAGGGTAACGTAGTTGCAACTTTTGAAGTTGATGGCGATGAGAATGACAAGTCAGCTCTAGAGAATCTTATAAATCAATCTTACGTTGAACTTGCTAAGAGATATAGAAACATAAATGCTCCAGCTGCCGCACCTACTCCTGCCAACGAGCCAGAAAAAATTGATGACAGTTTTGTAGATCTACAAGATGTTGCAGCTGACTGGGAAAAAGATAAGTATGGTCAAATTGCTCTTGGTTGGAATATGGCTAGGCCTCGCAATGGTAGCGGAAATATGGCAGTTCCAAAGAAAGGTGCTGAATTCTGGGGAGAGATTAGATACTGGGGAAGTACTGACTACCCTAGAGATCACATCTCTGTAAAATTCCAAGACAAAGACGGTTATTGGAGAGGGGCAGATCTTTATGGGTACTATAAAGATCCTGAACTTATAGCAAAAGCTAAGCAGTGGTTAGCTCAGCAATATCAGATTTGGAAAGATCCTGCACGTAGAGATGCTACTGAAGGTGTTACAGCTGATGGCCATAAGCCAAAGCGTGGAGATACTATATATCTAATTAATCGCGGAAAAATAGAAAAAGTAACTCTAGATGTTGGTCTAGAGGGTGATATGGATCCTGAGTTTAAAGATCTAGTTGGAAAATACTTTGTTAAGCAAACTAACTGGGGCGAATATGAAATTATGCTAGGGTCATCTGAAAGAAGTGCAGCGCACATTGGGGATATGATAGATGCTTATAAAGATGAAAATCTAGCTAAAGAAGAACTTCAAAGAAGACTTGATAATGAAAAAGAACTAGAAAATAAGTATGGTTTTAAATTCTTTAAATTAAATGATGAGGATGAAAAAGAACAGCCTGTTGAAGAAGAAACCACTCCTACAACCGAATCAAAAGAAATAACTGGCGAGCATAACTTCCCTCTACCGGATGATGTTCAAATGTTCCCCGCAGGTGCGGGAGAACCTTACGCTAAATATGTAATAAATGGAGAAGGATTCCAGCACGAAGCAGACTATCCCGACGTTCGTGCAAAAGATGGACTTCGCTATGGAGCAGAGATCTATTACGAAGAAGCGATCGAGCCTAATAGCTACAACAAAAAGGGAAGAGTTGCTGGTTGGAGAATAAGCTTATTAAATAACAAATGGCGAGAAGATATGTCTAGACGTAGACTTATTGACTATAGAAATGCCGAGGTTCCAGGAGATATTAATGATCCGGAAGTTTGGAAAAAAGCTGTAGAAGAAGCCAGAAAAATGGTGGCTAATGCAATAGCTGAAAATGGTGGAAATAACAACCCTTACACATCCGAATACATTCCTTTAGAATCTTTAGATCAAATTCAATCTGGCGACTACCTAATGTATGGTGGGCACTTCCCTCCAACTACTAGATGGAAGGGAACTAAAAGCGAAGAAACTAGTCCTAACTTCTATGCACAAGTTGTATCCGTTAAGACCGATGAAAACGGAAATAGAGTTTTTGAAATTAAAGAACCTAACCGTGCACAGGGCGGGTATTACGATAATGTCTTTGTTAATGATGAAGAGTTTTTGGCTAAGTTTGGTGGAATAACCGGCCTAGCTCGCTACTCTGACGAGAACCAGAACGTTAAGCCTGCTACTGAACCTGTAGCCGAAACTAAGGTAGAAGAAGAACCTAAGGAACTTACCGAGGAAGAACGTCAGGCTAATATAGATGCTTGGACTGAAGTTGGCCAGCTTTACAGAAAGTATCTAGCCGCTAAACGAGGCAAGAACATGAAACGCGAAGCTAAGCGTTTGAAGCAAGAGCTTAGCCCGTATCCTGTTGTAATGTTGCATGAAAAACTTAGCGATTATAAGGATATTTTAAACAACACTAGAAGTTCTTCAACAGATGAAAATGAGAAAAAAGCTATTGCTAAGAGAATAGCTGAACTTGTCGATGCAATGAAGCAGCTCAATGTACTAACTAATAAGGGTATGAAGGAAGGTGCCGGCAAACCAACCGATCCTCTAGACTTCAACTTTGACAACCTCTTTAGGGATATAGAAGTAGAAGATGGCATCTCTGAGTCTGACGTTGAAGAAGTTGTAAATGAGCCTGAAGTTGTAGAAGAGCCAGCAGCTGAGCCTACAGAAGAGCCTAAGAAAAATGTTATTGAGACCGCTGGCGGAGTTCTAGACTTTGATGCTCTATCTCCAATGCAATTAGGTAAAATTAAAGCCCACCTAGACAAAAAAGTTCGCTGGAATGGCGAAGTAATGACCTACCGTGAACTTTACAGCAGATTTGCTATTGGTAGGCGCAAGAGTCAAAATCTTAAAGACGTCGACTTTGTCAAAGGTCAATCAGAAAATATCTGGGGGCCTATTAAGTACTTCCTTTACGTAGATGAAAAAGGCGGCATGATTGACGTCCCTAAAATGATCTACGATGCTTTCAAGCCAACCAGCACTGATCCAAAAATGGATGAAGACGCTACTGCTCCAGTTCAAGAAGCTAAGATGGCTGAAGTACAGAGAAAGTGGGATGAGAAAGCTAAGGCAGAGGCAGAAACTGCTAAATCTGCTGAAGAAAAGCCAGAAGAGCCCGTTGAAGAGAAGCCGGAAAAACCTGTCGCGACTCCTGTAACTTCAGTAGAAACTCCTAAAGATCTTGGCCCAACTCAAATAACCAAGGAAACAGCTAAGCAATATCTAGCAGAAAAAGTAGACGTTGGGTGGACTATCTATGGTCCAGATGGTTATGCTCTTGGAGTTGTAGTTAAGAAAGATACTCTAGGTAGAGTTGTTCAGCTAACCGTAAGAGGTCCTAACGGGAAAGAAACTACATATAACTTCAATATGCTTACTAAGCTCAATGCTTTTAGCCCTAAAGACAAAAAAGATATTGAAAAAGCTATTAAGGCTAAACCGGTTGAGCCTAAGCCAGAAGTTGTAAAAGAGCCTACCTCGGAAGAGACTCCAGACAAGATCTCTCGTGAAGACGGTTACAGACTGTTCAATGCTATTAAAAAAGTCTATGATTTCATCCACAGAAGTAAAAGAACTGAAGATCCTGATGCTGCTAAAAAAGATGCAAACGATAAGGTTAATCAGCTAGCAAAGATTTTAAACCCTGAAGATATAGATGACTTTATTCGTTATGTAGATCTAGAAATAGCTTTTAAAAAGATAATGTCTAGTACAGATTATTTAGATAATTTTGAAAAATATATAGATAATTACTCTTCAGGTAATGGTGCCGAGGTTAACCCTATACACAGGGGTGCCGACGGTAAAATAATCAACAAGGGAGATGATCTAGTTGTTGTTGATAGTGATGGAAATCTTAAAAAGATAACGCTACAAGTATTTAAAAAGCCTAATCCTACAGCTTTTAGGGATAAAACAGACTTTATTGAGTGGGGATATCAACTCAGGCTTGATGGAAATAAAAATCCTGAAATTGTAAACATCAACGACTCTAAAGAGTCATATTCCTTAGATAATGTATTCCACACTCAAAATGAGTATGAGATCAGAAATATTATTTCTAATAGAAGTAAAGCTTTACCTAAAACTTCGGTAGCTCCTGAAGCTATAGAAAATGCTTCTTACAATGGAAATCTAGAGAATGATCTAAGTGCCTTTAAAAACAATCTTGAAAATGCAATTGAAAACTTTAGAAACCAGCCTGGTGCAGACAAGAACGTCTACAAAGCTGCAGCTAAAGAACTTTACAATGAGCTTAAGAAGCTAAACTCACTTTACGAAGATTCCGCTACAAGTGGCAATGACCTAGAGCAAATCCGTAACGTTTATGACGACAAGATCCGTGATCTAGGTGACGTTCAATCAGCTAAAGAAAAGTCTAACCCTAACCAAAACCGTGAGGGTGCTGAAAGAAATATCACTACAGCTACTCAAAAGACAAATATTTCAGCTGTAGAAGATGCTGTAAGAAATGGCGAAATAGACGATCTGAGCGCAAGCGACTCTATATCCGATCTGTTTAGCTCAACGTCTGAGTTTTCTCAATCTATCCTGCTTAAGCAAGTTGCAGCTGCAAGACTTCTTAGGTATATGCCAGATGCTAGATTTGATGATTTGCTTAAAGCTGCTATGAGCGGTGGATATTCTCCACTATTTAATGCATCTAGCCGCATGGATGTGCATTACATGAACTACAACGGTATAGCAAAAGAGGCCTTTTTTTCTCGTCTTTCAGGCCCTGCATCTTCATCAATATACAACGCTTTTAATGCAGATCTATCCGATATAAAAGAAGATACAGAACTTTTAGTCACTAATGTTAATGAAGTTAAGAGTCTGTCAACTATATCTATATTGACTGTAAATAAAGAACTTATGAATTCTGTTCTAGAAAAAATGGGCAATACAGATTCAAACAGTATTATAAAGTTTATAAATGATCAATTGTTTTTAAGAGTACATTCAAGTTTTAATCAGGAAGATGTAAATGATCTGAAGAAAATAATGATTTCTAATTTAATTCACTCATGGGCACTGTCTTCTAATGATAAAAACATAAAATCTCATGCTATGCAAAAAGTAGCTAAAGATATATTTGCTATGGACCCTAAAGCCACATCCGAGTGGAGCTTTGTTAGAGGCATGAATCAATACAATGTAGATATCTATAGGGAGCAGGGAACCGTTCCTAATGAAGTAAAAGATTTAATAGATTTAAATAACCACTATGAAGATCAGGTTGATCAAGAAGTTAAAGATCACAGACTTATTTATACACAGTTCTTACATGCAATGTATAACGCTACTCAAGATCTGCTGAAGGATCAGGGTATTGATGGGTTTATTGTGTATAGGGGATCTGACTCTACAGAACTAAATGAAATTTATAATAATTTAGGGTCTACTGGAGTATTTTCAGGCACTGTACAGCAGAGGCCACTATCTTCATGGTCAACTAATAGATATAAAGCAGAGAGTTTTGCAATGAACTCGCCAGGTAAAAATGCAGTAGTTATGGCTACAATAGTTCCGGCCGATAAAGTTATATCATTTTCTGGATCTGGGTTTGGATCTATGGATGAACGTGAAGTTGTTGTTTTAGGCGGGGACATAAAAGAAGCTTTGTTCTCATATCACTCATATCCTGGAAATAGAGATAATAGCGATCTAGAAGCGGCAATTAAAGAAGAAGCCGAAAGAAATCAAATTGTATCTAACGATCCAGTAAGCGGACAGACAGTAATTCAAGAACAAAGCAAGCCTTCTCAAAATAGAGAACGTGCTGAAAAACCTATAAACATCGATAACAGCGATGAAAATGCAGATTGGATTAAACAGAGCAGCTGGGATCTTTCTACCAACGTTGACGATTTCTTGAGAATGTTCACTAGTAGAGACCAGCTCTCAGACTTTATGACTAAGCCTACTGCTCAAGGTATGCCTGAAGAAATGCTACGCAATCTATGGCCAGCTGCTGACAAGCACTTTGAAAAAATAGAGTCTGCTCCTAAGGAAGAAGAGTCTAAGTACCTTCCAGAGCCTTTTGATCCTAGAGATAAAAAAGCAGATTTAGATGAGTATTACAACTATGACTATACCAAGATGCCTGATGGCACTCCTTTTAATAGTGATCAGCAGCAGCAGATGGATGCAATAGCTAAAAGATTAGAAAACATTCTTAAAAATAATGATGAAGATGCTAACTCTTTTGCTGTAAAGAATTTAAAAAACTTTAGAAGAACTTTATATCAGCAAATAATTGCTAAGCCTACCAAAGGCTCTTCTACTACAAGAGATAGCATTCTTAAACAGGTAGAGTTTAGCGATAAGCCAGCTGTAAAGTATTTTGATGAAGCTCGTGGACTAACTTACACAAGATATGTGGATAAGTTTACCGATAAATATGGTAGAAAATACTACATAGTTACTAACATAGACGAAAGCTCTGGACGTCAGACTGTAGTAGCCTACGACCAAAAAAACTTTGAAGGTATGCCTCTACCTGAAGATTATGTAAGAAAAGATCAACCTGTGTCTGGAATTAATGATGTCGGAGGACTCGATTCCTACATATTTAGAGACCCATCTGTGTCTGAAATCCAAAGTGTAATGGTTACCGATAGATACCAAAGAAGAGGCATAGCAACAGCATTGGTTGCTGTTCTAGAAAAGAGATTAGGACTTCCAGTAATTCACTCAGATAATCTTTCTAGCATGGGATTTGCTTTCTCTAACAGCATTGACCCTGGTAAGCCTGATCTGCACAATAACGAGAAGTCTATAAAACTACAGGAAGACAATGCACCATCTCAAAACCGTGAAGGATTTTTCAAGAGAAACAAAGCCAAGAAAGAACCTTTTGATCCTACAGATCCCACTATTGATTTAGAGAAGTATTACAACTACGATTATACTCAAATGCCTGATGGTACCCCATTCAATGTTTATCAACAGCAACAAATGGATATTCTTAAAGATGCGATTGACAATGAACCTGATGATTTTGAAAGAAAACTGCGTATTGCTGAAAGAAGACGTATCTATCAGGGATACACCGCTAAACCAAACTTAAAGTCTGGCACTAATCTTGAAAGTATTAAAGATCAGGTGGGACTTCTAGATGACAATACTTCTAGAATGAACTACAGCGGTGCCGGTAAACCTTATGCAGATCTACCACCAGAGTACAAGCAGAGTACTCAGTATATTGATGAGTTTACTGACAAGTACGGCAGACAGTACTGGGTAGTTACCAAGGTAGTAAACGGCCTCGGCATGTCAAACGTAAAGCTTTACGATAAGAGTAAAAACTCCCTACAAGATCTTCAAGATAATTCAGAAGATAGAACTCCTGTGTCTTCATTAGATGTCTTTAATAACAAAATTAGCATGGTCTACACTTCAGATAGATATGTAAGAAGAGGTCTAGCTACTGCAGCTCTTCACTTAGCAAGAGAGCGTTCTGGAAAAGAAGTCCAGCACTCAGAAATGTTAACCTCTTTTGGTAGAGCATTCTCTCTTTCAGTTGACCCTAACCCTGATCTTCATAGAAATGATGAATCAAAGGTTACTCTATCTAATAATCAACCTTCTCAAAACCGTGAGAACCAGTATCCGCCTGAGCCTTTTGATCCTAATGATCGTACTCTTGATCTAGATACTATCTATAATTATGATTACACTCAGCTGCCCGACGGCACTCCATTTAATGCAAAACAGCAAAAAATCATGGACTGGGAAAATAAAAATGTAGAAGATGCCATAGCTTCGGGAGATGACTCAAAAATACGTGCAGCTAAAATTTCTAGGAGATTTGAGTACACTAAATTCACAACTGTAGCTAACCCAGATTCTAAAACAAATATGGAAACCATCGCTGATCAAGTTACTCTAGGTAAATCTAAACCTAAAAAGTTTACTGGGTTTGTCCGTTACACAGATAAATTTATTGATAAGTACGGTAGAAAATATATGATCCTTACTGACATAAACACTGACAGCAGTAGCGATAAAAGTGTACTGGTAACCGTACATGATCTTGAAGGTAGATTCTTAGCACCCAACTTTACACCTGAGGGTATGGAAAATGTAGATACATTTGGTGGAAAATTTCTTCATATAGCTTCATTAAGAGTAGATGATGATGACAAAAAAGATCCTAATGCTGCTGCTAAAATTGGTTTAGTACTTACCAATGATGAATATAGACGCCGCGGTCTTGCAACAGCAATGTTGTATGTAGCTCGTAAGCACTACAGTAAACCTGTTAACCACTCAAGCACTCTTACCATGTACGGTAAAGCTTTTTCTAACTCGGTGGATGCTGGAAAACCAGACGTACACGATTCTTTAGAATCTAAGCAACTACAGATTGATCTTCTTAAGGAGAAGGGTCTTCCTGTAGAAGAGCCTAAGCTTGATGGCGATGAAATTGACTATGGACCTAATCAAAATAGAGAAAATGTTGAAGAGCCTACTATTCTTAATAAATATCTTGAAGTAATTCCTCTAAATAACTCCTATAGAGACAAGAATGACCCAGACCTAGACCTTACTGAATGGACTGGCAAAGGTGTAAAAATATATGGAATAGGTAATGGCGGTAATCCACTGGGTTATGTTAGAACTGAAAAGCTTGCCACAATGAAAGGCAATCTTGCAGATATGGAGAGCAGTACATCTTCTATAGCCCATGACCTCGAAGACGGAACTGGCTACTTAGAGCCGGTACTAGTTTGGTACAACCCTCTTACTGGAAGAGCTTTTATTGCAGAAGGAAATCATAGGGTTGAAGCTGCACGTATAGCTGGAAGAGAGTATGTGCCTGTTGTAGTTGGCGTTAGCACTGTGGACTTTAAAAATCCAACTACAATGGAAAGATCCGGAGGAGTCGGAGATGTAGTTCTAAATAAGGATGGAAGTCTAGAAAACTTCAAGAATGTTAAGGATGGATCACTTATAAATCCATACCACCTATTTAATGACGAAGATCTTTTATACCCTAGAATCAATTTGGATCCAAAGGATGTACCTGGATTTACAGACGTACTTAAAATACAGTCTGATCTTTTAAATGAGCTTATGGCTGAGAATGAAGAGACTGGACTTAATGAGATTGCTACGTGGTACGATCCGGATGCTTTTGATATAGATAGCTCAATTGGACATATGGGCGGAGCCTCTGAGCAATTAAAAGAGATTGCCGCTAAAAATATAGGTAATAATATGTTATCCTCTCCCAAAGATATTTTGGGAGCATTGGATCATGCCATATCTATCAGTCAGGTAGTCAGATCTAGGTTGAGTTATCTAGATAGTCAAAAGATGGCTCTAAAAGCTTTAGATAGTAAATCGGATAATTTAAATGGAAATTCTATTATATTATTTATTGATGACTCTGAGCACTCTCCATATGAAGGATTACATATAGAAACTCTAAGAGAAGTACTAGATTTCATGGATCCTTACGATGAAGAACTGTACGGAAACCCTTACGATGAAAAAACTATTGACTATAAAACTCTTTTTGACGATTACTATGCAAATGAAAATAAAAAACCAATTTTCTTTGACAATCCGGAAGACATAGAGGCATTTAAAGAAAAAGCCGCTTCAATACTTGTTGCGCAGTGGGCAGAGACATCTAATGGTAGTGATATGCTATCTCACGCTTTACAGATTGCTGCTGCTGAGACATTTAAAATGCCTGCTGGTTCGTGGGCCCCATGGAAAGTTCAAAGTAAAAACGCCCAGTATACAAAAGATATTTTAGAAAATGCAGAATACTACTATGGAATCCACAGTTCTGTTCTTAAAGATTTCTTAAAAACTATGTACGATCTTACCCAGGATCGATTTAAAAACTATGGAATAAAATACTTAACTCTTTACAGAGGTACTGGAGTAGACGAAGAAGCTTTTAAAATAGATACCGGTATTGAGTATAATGGCATAGGAGATGCTGAAATATTGCAAAGACCTATGTCAGCTTGGGCCTGGCTTCACGGTGATGCTTTCAACTTTGCTACTAGTAGGTTGCAAGAAAGAGCCGGAATGTTTATGGGAACTATTATTCCTGTTGAGCAGGTACTTTCTATTCCCGGCACAGGTTTTGGTTGCTTTGAAGAAGCTGAAGTAGTTCTACTGGCAGGAAAAAATAGACTAGTAAGGGCTGCTACTAGTGATGATTCTCATAAAGTACTTGATCAAAAAACTTTTATCGCTGAGAACGCAGATAAAGTAATCTCCTATTTAGTGGACCAGCTTCCTAAAGATAAAAACGCTTTTGATAATCTTATTGAATTTAACAGGAGTACTCCTAATGTCACTGGCCCATCACAAAATAGAGAGATTCCGTCTATCAACGTTGATGATAGTGTAGAAAACTCTGACTGGGTTATCTCCGAGTTTGCAAAAAAGAAAAAACTAGATGCTAAAGAAAATGAACTTCCTGAAGGATCTGGTCAAACTAATCCAGTCGAGGAACCTATTTCCTTAAACGAGCTACACAGAACATTTATTACAGCACTTTTATCTGGTGCCGGAGATCAGAGAACTAGACCTCTTCCTGATGCAAAGCCAGAGTGGTTAGCAGCAGATGTAGAAACTGATAACTTAACGATGGCTGAAAAAAATGCTATTTACACGTGGTACATGGGTGTTGTTAAGGGAGATGGAGCTAGTAGTGACAATCTATCTATTAATGCTCAGGTCTATCTTACTAAGCATATAATTCCTTTAATTAATAGGCATGATGAGGAGCATATGTTGCTTCCTCATCACGATATCTATATAAATAAAGATAATAATGTGACTATTAAAGTTGTTAGATTTATAACTAATCCAACTAAGAAAAATGGTAAAACAAATGTAAATACCGAATACAGAGCTGCTACAGCTGCTGGAGTGGCTAAATTTGCAAATAAACTTTCGGATGTATTATCTAGAGTTAAATTTAAGTTCCCTGTAAAAGAGCTTCAAGTTATTGTTACTCATCCTAATATAGAGGATTTTTTCAAGCCATTTACTAGAGATGATGGTACTCGTGGCCGAAACTTAGCTGGGTTGTCTTTTCCTCACATGTTTGTTAATGGTCAAATTTTGAACGAAGAAGATAATAAACCTAACCCTAAACTAACTGAAAATCCTAGGGCAGATGCTACAGAGCTAGAGTCTACAATTGCTCACGAAATAGCACACGTTCTTGAACAAAAAGGTATCATTAATTTTAGCGATCAGGCTACGAAAGATACGCTTCGTAGATTTATGACTGAATATCCTCTAAGTGACTATGCAGCTACTGATGAAGGAGAATATCTAGCGGAAGCATATGCTGGAATGATAATATCCGAAGATGGTATTGGAAGGCATAAAGAAGTTGCGGACTGGATCAATGATCAGATTGCTACTGTTGATGAAAGAAAAGAAAAAGCTGCTATTGATCTTCTAAAGGGTATGCTAGAAAAACTTGGTATTCAAAATAATAATAAACCTAGCCAAAACAGGGAAGGTTCTAGAGAACAAATTATTGCATCTGCGGCTAAGGACATTGCTTCTAGTGGTATCGGGTTTACTCCTGGAAAAATTAAAAATGACATAAGCATAGCGATTGATGGTCCTGTAGTACAGATTGAAGGATCTCCTAAAAAAGATGCAGTAGCCCCATCTGATCAGGCTACCGCTATTAAAAATGAAATAATCGGCCTAGGACATATGATTCTAGATGATGCTAGAGCTATCTCAGATGAGCAAGCTAGAGCTGAAGGTCTTATTCCTGAAGGATTTACTGCTGAAGAATATAGAAAAAAGCTAGAGAATGATGCTAAATCCTTAAACGGAGAAATACTTAGGGGAGACAGTAAGTTTAGAGCTATGTCTCAAGATCTTATGAGAAATGCTTTCAATAGACTTTCTTATGAAGATAAAGAAGAGATATTCCAAAGTTTAAAACAAGAGGCTGCTAAAGAATTATCTGGTAAAGATGTAAATGTTTTTAGTGCAGAAGAAACTTTTAATATGCTTCTAGTTGAGTACGGGGATGACCTTTCCCATAAACTTGCTTATGATTATGCTACCCCATATTCAGAGTTTATTTTTGATACTGGTAAAACTGTGCTACAAAGAGTTAGAAATAAAAAAACTTTAAGATTAACTAAAGATGTAGAAGAAGTAAGAGCTTTAATAGATGTTACGGGAGCACACGAGGGCGGAGAAACTATCCTAAGTCTGCTTACCAAATGGGCTATTCGAACAGGTAAAATTGACACATCAGACCTTGCCAAGAAAGCAACTGAAATAAAGGAAGTAAGAGATCGGCTTAGAGCTTCTCCAAAAGCAGAAGATTTTACTAATAAATATCATTCTATAATTGGTAAAAATATTAAATCTCAGATGGAAAAGGCTGGAGTTGAATTTGACTCGGTGCCTGCACATCAGTTCTTTAATCAATATAAAGACTACAAATATGTTAATAGTAATGAAAAATTCCAGGATATTAGAATAGATAGAAATAAGAAACTTATTAAAAATCTAGAAGAAACTCTTAGTTTTGTTCCTAAGGATATTATTCTAGCTGGAATGGAATATCTAGCTCATACTGGTGGAAAACTTGGAGTTCAAATTTCCGATGCACGTGCGCAATTTAAACAACACTGGAAAAATAAAAATTTAATAAATTCATTGAGATGGAAAAAAGAGCAGGGTGACGGAGGATTCTTCCGTGGAGACTCGACTGATGACTACTTACATGAAGTTTGGCATTTCTTCCAGATGATCAACCATGACATTGCAGCTTTAGAACACGCTTTTTCTTATGACAGAATAAAAACAGCTGATAGCAGCAACATTATTCCTTCAATGGAAGTTTATGAAAAATGGATGGAAGAATCTTTTTCTGGAGCAAAAGTGGCAGATCCTTATACTGTGAAAGTATACCCTCGTTCTACCAGTAAGTTTGCTACTTTTAGTCCTAATAACCACAGTGCTGAAGTTATAACTACTACGATGCAAGATCTATTTACCGATCCCGGTAGATTCTCTACTCCAAATGGTGTAACCGTGAAAACTGGAAAAGGCAAAAAAACTACTAGATTCAGCGATGCTCACATGGATATAGCAACTGGCGTTTGGTACACTAATGCCACTATGACAACTAAAATCGATCCTAAGCTGATCACTGGAATTGAAGGACTAGATCCTTCCAATGACACCGACTGGGATCTAAAAGCTTTTGGAATCGGTCTGCTGATGTCACTATTGAACTGGGAGAATAAGTAATAATGGATGAAGAACTAGAATATCCGTATGATGATTGGTCTGAGATTTGGAATTTTATTATAGAAGGAGTAGAACTTACTTGGATTCCTAGATCTCCCTACCTTAAAGGGGATGGGTCAGATGATGGGTATCACATAATTTCTCAAATAGAGCAGTTTATAGACTCTATAAGATCTAAGCCAGACGGAACTTTTCTTATTCCTCCCTCCGGGCCAGCCTTACTTAAAAGTATAAGTTCGGCTTATACAGTTCTTTTTGCTATAGCTTCTATCTATGGGCTAGACCCAAAAATAGTATCTTTTTCTGATAATGCCCCTAAGTGGTCGGATCTAGATCCAAAAGATAGTGAAGATGAAAAAGACTCTTCAGTTAATTAATAGATTATAATAATATTTGGAATAGAAGGTAACTAATGAGTATTGATAATATTGTGCAAATATCTGTGGATACATTTGATCCTAAAGATAAACCTAAGACTGTCTATATTAATTTAAATACAGCAACCCTAGAAGAGCTTAAGCCTTACATTGGGATAGATGACCGAGTTAGGGATGCTTACGGCAGAAAGTTCATTGAAGAAATGAACAGAAAAAAAGACACTAAATAATAGTACTGATAGAATAGTACTGCGTATAAGCGTTATATTTGCCTACGCTGACGTTACCATCCATTATGGAGGATTTTACTTAGATGTTTGAATCGGAAAACACCCCCACATTCTCTGGTAGGGACGGGTCATTGGCTCTATTTACCTACGAGAACCGCGGTGTTGTAATTGATACAGATGTCAATCTCGTAGTCCAAACTGGCTCCTCAGATAGCATTTCATCTTCTAAAGACTGGCAGTCATCTACAGAAGAGTTTTCTTCAAATGTTTTAGAGCTAGTAAGCGGAGCTTTCTCTGATCTAGATATGAAGATCTTGGCTTCCGCTAACAGACTTTATACTATCCCTAAAGGTGCTCAGGCTGAAGCTAAAAAAGCTCTTGAATGGCATAAAGAGCACCACCGTGGCGGGACTCCTGTAGGTCTAAACAGTGCTCGTATTCTTGCTAAAGGTGGCCAAATTGGTCTACATAAAGTTCGCCACATTGCTAAATATTTTCCTCGTCACGAAGTGGATAAAAAAGGCAAAGGTTGGAGACCGGGCGAAGATAACTTCCCAAGCAACGGACGAATCGCGTGGGCCTTGTGGGGCGGAGACACCGCTTGGAGCTGGGCACGAGCTATCGTTGAACGTGAGAATAAAGCTTTAACTGCTGATGGTTATACCGAGTCTGAATATACTTCATATCTACCAGAACGTGACTATGATGCAGACCTAGAAGATTTTACTAAATCAGTTTATCTAGATCCATCTACAGCTCCAGATTTTATTGCCAGAGTTCGAATGGATGGCTCGGGAATTGATCGTCTATACAAAATTGACTCTAACGGAGATGTCTATGTTTGGGATGATGGCCAGTGGGATGATCTTGGAAATGTAAATGGACTTATCTGGGATTACGATGCAGAACTTGACGCTGATTATGACGAAACAAGTAAAACTCACATTTCTATTGACCCAGATTCTGCAATTATTATATCAGCCAGACTTCAACAGAATCCTTACAAATGCGTATCTGTATCAGATATCGATGCCGATGAAGCAATGCTTGCATCGGAAGCCTATCAAGAACTTGATTTAGTTACAATTGACAGATCTCTGACGGCTGCTGGCGAAGATCCTATTGGATCCGATGGCTATACTGACGCCGAGCGAGCCGCTAATGCCGAACGTCAATCTAGAGACCGAGGCGGCAAATTTGCTCCTCAGGGTGGAAATGCTCCTGGAGCTATTCCCGTTGCGGAGAGAACTAAATACAAAACTCCACCTTTAGGAGATTTTTCTCATCCTTTAGATACTTCAGGTATTCTTGGACGTCCACGCTCCCCAATTGATAAGCCTCAGGCTCACATCAAGGGTGACCTCCCTGCAATGACTTCTAATGATCTACATAACCTACTTTACGACTGGACTGGTTGGGTCGACTCACAGCGTTCTGCTGCAGGAGAAGGCCCTGCTCACGGCATTCAAAGCTCTGCTGCCGAGCAAGAAGAGACTAGCGATGTAGCGTCTTACGACCATCCGCTCCTACAAAAGTGGATCAAGTCTGTAAATGAGCCTAAGAAAACTCAATCAGAAAGCGAAGACGATTCCTGGGCTAAACCTGTAGTTGCTGCTACTGAAGCTGCACCTAAGGGAAAAGGCGTAGAGATGACTCCAAAGACATCTGACGTAAAGCCTATTTACTTAGCTGTTGTAGCCCAAGATGACCCACGTGCAGTATTAAATTTAGTTGCAATAGTTCCAGAAAGCTCTACATCACCTAAGCCTATGACTTACATTCGTAAAGAAGGTAAGTGGGTTCGTGACCCTAGCGTTCTAAATGATTTTAAATCAGCAACTCCTCCTCCTGTAGTTCCTTTAGATAAGTCGACTCTAAATGACGTCTTACTTCAGGTAGATGAGTCATCTAAGCCGATAACTGCTTCAATACTTTTTGACGTTGATCTTTTACTTACCGTTCTTTGGGGACCTAACCCTCTAGTATCTGCAGGTGGACTGGATCGTAATAAAGGTAAAGCTGAAGAACTTCGTCACTATTGGACCCGCGGTAAAGGTGGGTTAAAAATTCGTTGGGGTACAGCAGGAGACTGGACACGCTGTGTACGTCACTTAGGTAAGTACCTAGGTCCACGCGCTAAAGGCTACTGTGCTCTACGTCATAAAGAGACTACTGGAATGTGGACAGGCGATAAAAAGCATCGTCAAATGTATAGCCACAAGCGTGGCGGAAGAAGTGTTTTTAGCACTGAATTAATTGAATCAACAGATAACATCATTGTTAAATCAGAAGTTGCGGCTAGAGCGGCTGATGCAAAGTTTAGAGTTGGACTTGTTGCCGCTTCCGGACTTATTACCGAAGGCCTTAAGTTTAAGATTCCTCTAGTTATCCCGGAAGAGCTTGAGTCTGGCGATGGTAGATGTTTTGTTAAGGGTGCTTTGACTATTCGTGAACTGCCTCTCCCGCTACTATGGCAAATGAAAACTGCTGAAGGCCACATGGGATCCGTGGTAGTTGGACGTATTGACCATATGGAGCGTACCTCTCAGGGTATTGGAAATGCTTATGGTGTTTTTGATACTAGTGAGTTCGGTAAAGAGGCTCAAAGGCTTATTGAAAATGGATTTATAAAAGGTGTATCGGCTGATCTAGATCGGTTTGAAGCAAAAGAGATCAAGTCTGAAGCCGCTGAAGGTGAAGAAGATCTAGGAAAGAGCAAACTTTCTATAAATAAAGCACGTGTAATGGCTGTTACAATTGTACCTAAGCCAGCATTTCAAGAATGCAAAATTATTATAGAAAAAAACACCAATACCCCTCAGGAGGACAGCATGATTGCCGATGGCATCTATCAGGATGACCCGGACACCGCTAATGCTCAAGCACTAGTTGCTTGCGGTATTATTGCTGGTGCGATCCCGGTCGTTCCGCCAAACGAATGGTTTAACGATCCTAAGCTAGATAAGGCCACCCCTATCACTGTCGACGACAACGGTAGAGTTTTTGGTCACATTGCAGCTTGGCACGTTGACCACATTGGTTTGGCATATGGAACTAAACCACCGCGTAGCAAGAGTGGCTACGCTTACTTCCACACCGGAGTAATTAGAACCGACTCAGGCAAGGATGTCCCGGTCGGGCAGCTTACCCTTGCTGGTGGACACGCTTCTTTAGAGGCTAGTGCATCTGAAGCAGTTAGGCACTATGACGATACCGCGTCTGCAATCGCAGACGTTCATGCTGGCGAAGATGCTTACGGCATCTGGGTAGCTGGTGGATTACGTCCTAGCGCACAACCAGAACAGATTCGTGCACTTCGTGCTTCAGCTCCTTCAGGCGACTGGAGACCTATTCGTGGTGCTCTAGAACTTGTCGCTGTTTGCCAAGTAAACGTTCCTGGATTCCCAGTCGCTCGTGCTCGTGTTGCTTCAGGTGCTATTATGGCTCTAGTTGCAGCAGGTGCTCTGCCTTTAGCTAGAATGAAAGCAGATCCAACCGCTGACCTTAGTGCTCGCATTGAGAGACTACAGAACCTAAACTTTATTCAATCAAATAAACCAGCATCTACTTCTAATGAAGACTTTGTAGCAAAAATTGCAGAGCTATCCGCAAGAGTACGTGATGGTGAACTAACTTATATTCCTCGTGATGAACGTCAAAAATTAGCTAAAGAAGGTAAAGCTCTTAAAGATGGCTCGTTTCCTATTCAGAACGTAGAAGATCTTCGTGCTGCAATCCACGCTTATGGTCGTGCAAAAGACAGCCACAAGTCTGATGTCCGCAAGCACATTACCAAAATGGCTGGAAAGCTAAACGTTCGTCACCTTATTCCAGAAAACTGGAAGCATCAATCAGAAGACGCAGTAACTGCTAGCGCAGATGAGCTACGTAATCGAATTGCCGCTAAGACTCTTCTAGCCAGTGCTAACGAGCTACAGTCTCGTGTACTTGCTATTAAGGAGAGCCTGGGAAAAGCATTAGCGGCTGATGGATCTGTGCCGGAGGAAGCTCCAGCCCCAGTAAGTGAAGATAACGTACCTGTGCCAACTGAAGGCAGCAAGGAAATTATTGGAAATCCTGAAGAAGAGGGTTTTAAGTTCACACCTGGAATCAATCAGCCGCGTGACTACACTGGACGATTTCAAGACGTTCTAGCTCGACTAAAACTAGATCTTGGAACATCCGGTCTTCAAAATGTAGTTAACGAAGTAAGCAAAGTAGAAAAAGTATATAAGACTGGAGATTACTCTGAAGCAGCTAAAGCTGGTCAGGGTCTTCTAGACTTGCTTGATCGAATTGATAGTAAATCTCTGACCGGACCTTCTTTAGAGAATGTTCGTGCAGCGTCAAAGGAATTGGGAGAGGTTATTGGAAATCTACCTCTTCCTTTTGGAGACGAAAACGCCAAACTTAGGTTTAGCGACTTACCTCCTGCCCTAAAAAACCTTATGACAAATATGGTCGATAGAGTAGGTAAAAAATTAGGTGAAAAAGATGGCAAGCAAGCTACCTCTGACATTGCAGAATTTATGCGTGGTGGAGACTTGTTTAGTCAGGCAGATATCTCGTCTGTCATGGCTAGAATGCTCAGACTACTAACTTAAATAATAAACAAGTAAAAACTAATGTAAAATAATAACTAGGTGGAGTGCCTTCACGTTTCTATGCGTGATAGTCCCTTTACCTTGAACCGATTAGCATGATGCTCAAAATATGACATCATCAACTGTCCTATTAAGGAGGAACAGTGGACCACATTAAATCACAGGTAGATCGCCTGTCAGAGCTAGATAATGAACAACTATCAGCTCTTCAGGATCAGATCATTGGTGAATTTGAGACGGTCGAAGGCCAAGAGCCTACCGCTGAATCAGTTGACGCTATGACGTCACTTGCCGATATGCTTGATGCCTGCAGAGGCGAATCAAAGCGTCGCGAGATGGCCGCCCAGGAGCTTGCACAGCAAGCTGCCGAGGCTGCTATGCGCGTTAAGGGTAGTGACGAGGAGAATATGGATGGTGCAATGCCAGCTGAGGATATGCCTGTAGAGGATATGCCAGTTGAGGAAGTTCCTGCAGAGGAAGTTCCAGCAGCTCCAGAAGAAGCCCCCGTAGAGGGAGAACCTGTTGAAGGTACTCCTGAAGAAGAAAAGGGCGAGACTCCTGAGGAAGAGGATGACGAGAAGAAGAAGAAGGCAACTGAATCTACTTACTCCACCGAATCTGTCGATGCGTCTGCTAGTGCGGTAGAAGGTTCTGAACTTTCAACCGATGAAAATCCAACCGTTGAGGTCGTCGAAGACGTCCCAGCACAAGAACCAGAAGAGGCTCCAGTTGAGGTCGTCGAAGACGTCCCAGCAGAAGTCCCAGCAGAATACACAGCGTTTTCTACTGAAGAACCACAAACAAACACTATTGCTCCAGAAGAGCAGGAAGGGCAGGCCCCAGTGACCGCCACAGCAGAACAGCCTTTCGAGGCCCCAGCTGACCGTCAGCCTGTAGTTCAGGTTTCAGAGCCAGCACCGGTAGCGATTACCGCTGGTGCTGACATTCCTGGCTACACAGCCGGCAGCGAAATTAAAGATATGCACGAGGTAGCAGTAGCTATGGAGAAGAGACTACACTCTCTTCGTCGTGTTAACGGAGGAGATGGAGAGCAGCACATCGTTGCATCTTTTTCAACCTCTTTCCCAGAGTCACGTACTCTAACATCGAACGCAGAAGAAAACTCACTTAAAATTGCAGCTGTTGCGGGCCCACAAGCCCTTGTTGCTTCTGGTGGTCACGCTGCTCCATTCGAAGTAAAGTATGACATCTACTCAATCGGTTCAACCAATATGCGTCCAGTTCGTGACTCTTTGCCACGTTTCCAGGCTGACCGTGGTGGTATCCGTTTCATCACTCCACCGAGCCTAGCTCTAGGTTTTAGCAACAACACTACAATTGCTACATCTAGACTAGCCTACGACAATGCTGTAGGACAGTGGACTGCTGCTACCGATCTAACTCCTAGCACTTCAACAAAGACTAGCTTGCAGATCACTTCATCTTATGAGAACACAGTAGCTACATATGCTCAAACTCTACAGTTGAAGTTCGGTAACTTGATGTCTCGTGCTTACCCAGAGTTGATTGCTCGTCACAACGAACTTGCTCTAGTACAGCACGCTCGTGAAGCTGAGCAGAACCTTGTTGCAGGTATTGCAGCAGAGTCTACTTCTGTAACCACTACTAGCTTGCTAGGCTTTGGCCGTGACTTCCTAGTTCAGGTTCGTCGTGCAGCTGTTGCTTATCGTCAGCGTCACCGCATTGCTTCAGATGCTCAGTTAAATGCTGTTGTTCCTGTCTGGTTCTATGATGCAATGGCAGCTGACTTGACTCTAGCAATGCCAGGCGATGGCAGTTTGGACATCTCGAAAGCTGAGATTGATGGCTACTTATCACACATCAACGTAACAATCGTTCCTTACATGGATTCAGACACATCTGGAGCCACTCTGATCACAACTCAGACTAAGGATGCTGCTCTATCCGGATTCCCAAACACTCTAGTTTGGTACCTATTCGCTGAAGGTACATTTATCTTCCTTGATGGCGGTACTCTAGATCTAGGTATCGTTCGTGACAGCACCCTTGTCGGTACAAACGACTACATCATGTTCCTAGAAACATTTGAGAACGTTGCAAAGGTTGGTATTGAGTCTCTCAAGATCACCTCTACCATCAACGTCAACGGTGCTGCTGCAGCTCTACGTGACGTCCTTGGTGGCGTTACTGCTGCAACAATCGAGTACTAAAAATCCTGGTGTGCCCGGGGCTTCGGCCCCGGGTACTCCAACTAAAAACTTATAGACTTTAAGGAAAATAAATGGCTTTTGATGGAGCTTTCGGGGCCCCCGCTATTGTACCCTCTGCGTTCGGCCTATTTTCTATATTCCCCCCAACTAACCCTACTTCAGGAGAAAAATGGGTTAGAGGATTTGACCAGTGGTGGGACACCACTCCTAGTTACGTCAGAGTACTAGACGCTAACTACACATCATATACAGTTGCTACAGTAGACTCTAACCCTAATGTAGCTCTATATAGCCACCATATCCCATTCTTTATTGAAGTTCAAGATGATAGATCTACTCTAGGTCTCCTTGGTGAAGAACGTATGGCTCGTGTTCTACGTCAGCTAGAGGGCTGTTCTCAAAAAGCCTGTGAACTTGAGCTTTGGGACGGATCCGTTACTTTGCAAGGGACAGGCACAGACCTTGTAAATCCTTACCTCTCAAAAGGTTCTAGCGTAACTATTCTTCCAGGACGTAAGTCATCAGATGGCTCGGTGGTAGACACTTCTGCAACTGGCGGTGCAATTTCAGTTAAACACGGAGTATCTGTTCTTGAGTACCAAATCGGTCAGTACTCTTCTGCCGGTGAGCAGGGTTGGATTCACATGACTCGCGACACTGCCGCTATTCTTAGCTCATATAATCAAATGGTGGTTGACTACTATGACCCTAATAAAAATTCTCGCCAACACCTACAAACTTTTGGTGGAACTCCGCTAGTAGTCGGTTCTGGCTATTCAGGTAACGGACCAGTTGTAAACATAGCAACCAGAGTCCTAGCTAGCAACACAGTTACTCTAACTACTTCTAACAGCCACGGAATTGCTCAAGACGATTCTGTAATTGTCACTGGTCTAGGTGCACCTTTTGATGGAACTTGGAAAGCCCTAGCTAACACTGCGGATAAAACTATCAAATATACTGTCACTAACGCAGACATTGCGACAAGCAACCCTACTGGAGCAACTGCTCAAATGAAAGCGGATACCCGCTACAAATGGATTTACGCGTCAGGTGAAGTACGAGTCTATCTCGGCGACTCTGATCTTGTAAATGATAGTTTAGGTCAAGGCCTTTCTGTCAGCTCAAACCAAAATGACATGAGAATCAAGGCTACCCGCCCTGCTGCGGTTTACTTTGATACATCCATCCACCTAGGTGTCAAGGTTGACTTGACTCTAACTAACTAACTAAGGAGAATAGCTAATGGCTACTCAAGAATATGCAGCCAGCATCCAAGGTGTGTCGATCCGTGTCACTCGCTTGGACGCCGCTGGCAAGCTACAAACAGGTCCGGGTGATAGCTACACTACGTCAGCTTTCATGCGTCTGTCATTTACCCCAGAATACGAAGAAGGCGACGAGATCACCGAAAAGGGTGCTAACGGAGCTGTTTGTGTGACTTTTAAGTCTCCAGACACTTTGAAGCGTATCACCATGGAACTTGCAATTTGTGAGCCAGACCCTGAACTTTCTGCACTTCTTTCAGGTGGTCTATTGCTTCGCAAGAACGTAGGAACCTTTGCTTCAGCTACCAACCTATCAGTAGGTTGGGCTTCACCTGCAGTTGGCGATGACCCAGCTGGTTTTGGTGTTGCTATCGAAGCTTGGTCATGGGCTGTCAAGGATGGTAAGCGTGCTGGTACACGTCCTTACTTCCACTGGGTATTCCCATTCGTTAAGCTACGTCAGTCAGGTGACCGTGTAATTGAAAATGGTGTTCTTGCTAACACATTCCAGGGTTACGGTCTAGGAAACACTAACTTCCAGTCTGGTATTGATGGTCGTTGGGAATTCCCAACCGCTGCTGAACGTCCATATGCTTACTCACGTGCTACTTGGGCTCCAGTTGGTCTAAACGGTTTCTACACCTGGAACTACACTGGTGAAGGTGCTTCAGAACTTGGTACTCCAGAGTACGCAGCTGTTAACTCACTTGATGGTCTTAACTACACAATTAAAGACTTTGCAATTACAGGTGCAGGTGCAATCACTCTAAACACTGGATCTGCATCAGCTAACACTACAGCAAGCCACACTTATAGCGTTGGTGACTCTATTACAGTTGCAAATACGGATCTAACGTATTCAGTTACAAACAAGGCGATTGCCGTGACTACTACCACTGCGTCAAGCAGCACGGCTGTGGTATACGGAACTGGAACCGGTATTACAACTCTTACTACTACTGCAAACCACGGTCTTGTTGATGGTGATAGGTTTACGATTAGCGGTTCTAGCAATACAGCGTACAACGGTACCTGGGTAGCGACTGCTTCATCTGGAACAACTTCTCTTACATTTATAACTGGTAAGGACCTCGGTACTATCACAGATGGAACTATAACTAACTCTATTGTTACTCTTACTACCAGTGCATCTCATCTTATTGTTAGAGGAGACAAGATTATTGTTTCAATTAATGATCCTGCATTTGATGGTACGTATGCCGCAGAACAGAACACTACAGGAACTACTATTAAGTACTTTAAGGCTACTGCTACTACAGTATCCTCTGTAGCTGTAAATAGTCCTTCTGCTGTAGTAACTAGAGCTATCTTTAACGGTTCTTATACTGCTCTTACAGGTACTACAGGTTCTGCAATTGTCTACGAAAAAGCGGTTCCAGTAACTATTGCAACTTCCCAAAGTGGTGCTGTTACAACTCTTCCTGCTATTGTAAAATATACCGCTACCGCACATGGTTTAGTTGATGGTCAGGCAGTGGCTATTGCTGGATTCTCTACAGCTGGATTTAACTTTACTAGTGCAGTACCAGTAAGCGTTATAGACGCTAACAACTTTAGAGTAGCAACTGGTAACGTTACACTTACTAGCCTACAAACCGAGACTGTTACAGCAGGTACTGTTTCAGGTGGTAGCTGGACTAATGGTCGTGCTAAGGTAACCCGTGGTCTTAGTACCGGTACTGCACTCACTACTACCAACGTCTCTACTACCTCAGGTGCTTCTGCTTCATCAGCTGTTGCAGGTACTGCATCCACAAGTGGATACAACGTTCCTGGTAACCTAGCGTTCAACGCTGATCAGCCAGTCGACCGCGTAATCAAGTCAAACGAGGACCCAACCTCTTAATAACCACTAAATGATGAAGGCGGCGTGCCTTGGTGTGCGAGACATGCCAGCACGCCGCTTAATTCATATCTAGGAGATATACTATGGGAACTTCACTATGGGTCCAACCAGAAGAGCTTGGATCATATGCAAACACTGAGTTCGCTCAGGAGGCTTGCCAAACTGCGTCATACCTAATGTGGACTATGTCTGGCCGTAAGTTTACTGGTGAAACAACTGTAACTGAGCGTTACGTTTGTGCTAAACGAGCTTATCGCCTTGGCCCATCTTCTAGAAACTATTATGGAACTTTAATTAGCGGTCAGCTCTACAATATTCCTGTAGCTGATTTTGATGAATATACAGAGCTTGTATCCGACGGTCTTTCTCCCGAATCAAGAATTAAACTACGCGGACGTCCTGTAACTAAAATTCACACCATTAGGAACATGAATGGTGACATAATTAGCCCAGATCTTTACTATCTTGTAGATCACTCTACAATCCAAGCAGCCGCTGGTATTCCGTGGACTCCTTGTAACGTTGAAGTAACCTATACCTATGGCTCACCAATTCCTATGGCCGGTAAAATGGCTGCTCGTACTTTAGCTATGGAGTTTGCTAAACTTTGGGCTGGAGACGATGACTGTATGCTTCCACAGCGTATTACATCTATCTCTCGTCAAGGTGTTTCTTATACACTTCTAGACTCGCAAGACTTTATTGACGATCTTCGTACCGGTGTGTACGTCATTGACCTATTTTTAAAATCTGTAAACCCAGATAAAGCTCGTGCTCGTGCTCGTGTATTCAGTCCAGATGCTCCTAGAGCTAGACGCTACACTCCTAAGGAAGCTGTTTTAACTGCAAACACTAACTTTGATATTGCTGTAGTTCAGAATACTCCAGCTACTTGGACATCTGTTGGAAAAACTGGAGCAGATGTATCGGTGTTTTTTAGTGGTGGTGGTTGGACTCCAGTAGTCACTATACGCAGCGGTGGGTCTACCAAAAGTTTAGATATTGCAGCTAGCAATATAGTTGTAAATAATACAAATAGTTCTGTATCTTTTACAATTACATATAACGATGCAAAATCAGTGCTGGGGTTTGTTGACCCAGGAACATGGACTCTGTACGCAACTAAGACCGTATCCGGTATTACGACCGTATCTGAGCTTGAAACTGGAAACCTCCAGATCAAGTTAAATAGCTAAGAAAGAAGGTACTTATGTATATTTCTCAAACTAATTTCACTGCTGCTGATATGTCTGTATATAGTGAAGACGGTGTTTTACTTTCTAAAACTACTGTTGCAGATTCAGATTCTGTTGTAGAAGTAGTAGAAGAAAAGAAAGTTACTGCAAAACCAGTTGCAAAGAAGGTAGAAGCTAAGGTTGAAGAAGTTCAACCTGAAATTGTTGTCGAACCTGTAGTTGAAGTTGTTGCAGAAGAAACCCCAGAGGTTAAGTAGTTATGTCTGTGGCGGGGAATATTGGTGACTTTTCTGAGGATGCTTTAAACCTCAAGGATATGATGGACGGAATACTTGAAAAAGTAGAAACCGTTTTTCAGTCATACAATGTTCCTCTGCCTCAGCGTAGGTATTGGACAATGGGTACCCCAGCTATTGACTGTGATCAGGTTGTAGTTTCTTTTAGTCAAATGTACTTAGGAGCTCCAGGAGATCAGGTAAGCACTCCTCAGCGTTGTAATGTTCCACGCACAGCTATTGTTAATATCAGCATTGCCCGTGAGATTCCTACTGTTGGAATGAATGGACGCCCGCCAACGGGGGAGAAAATCCAACAAGGAGCTGCTTTATCAGCCGTAGATGCTTGGGTTTTAATGTCTTCTATGAAGTCTTTTGACATGTGGGATGGCATATTTGGTTTAGGAGTTATGGCAACTGTTGAAGCTGGCGATATGGAAGGTGGCTTTCAAGTTGTAACTATGGAGCTAACTTTGGCGGTTCCATAATGGCTGCAAAAATAAAAATTACTTTATACCACGAAAAAATACAAAATCTTTTAAATTCTCCTAGGGGAGATGTTGGCAGAGAACTTTCAAGAAGGGCTAAAAAAGTTCAAGTTGCAGCTAAAAGGCAGGTGGGAGTTAGAACTGGGAGGCTTAGAAACTCTATAAGAGTTTACGGCCATAGCAGAACTGCCAACGGTCAACACATGTATATAGGATCGTCTGTTCCTTATGCTCTTATGCACCATGAGGGTACTAGAAAACATACTACTACTCCAAAAAGAAAGTCTTATTTGAAGTTTAGACAAGGAGCAGTCTTTATTTATAGAAAAAAAGTCAATCATCCTGGTACCAAGGCAAATAGGTATTTAACAGATAATTTATACTTATTCTATAGCTAAATAGCTATAAATACGCAAGTATTCAATACAAACTAAGGATAACAAATGACTCGATTTAAAGACTTTGGTACTGGTGATCAGGACCCAAATGCTGAACCAATCTCATTTAAACTACACGGCCAAGAATTTCAATGCGTAAAGCAGATTCAAGGTAAAACCATGCTAGAGCTTATTTCGGCTAGCTCTTCTGACGATGCTACTCGAAATGCAGATGCGGTTACTTTATTTTTCGCTAAAGTTCTTTTGAAGGATAGCTACGAAAAGTTTGTAGCTCTACAAGAAGATCCAGAAAAAATTGTTTCAGTTGAAACTCTATCCGAGATCACTTCGTGGCTCATCGAGGAGTATTCAAGCCGCCCTACAGAGCGGCCATCAGTCTCCTAAGTTGGGGGATTGATCTCTGGCCGTACGTCAACGGAAAGGCATTAGTGAGCGGTCTACAACTTGCAAGTATGGAAGCATGTGACATGCTTGACGTCCTTCACTATTTCCTCGAAGAAGACTTCAGATACTCTGGCGAATATGAGCCAATTTACAAGGATAACTTTAGAAAGAATATTTATGATTCTTTGTATGGATCTGAGTATAAGTATCTAAGTCAAGATGAAATTAGTCCTGATTTCGATGACATAAGTACATTAGGAGCTCCAGAAGAACCTCTAGAGCCCGAAGAGATTATTGAGCCTTTCAATCCAAGACAGGCCTCAGTAAAACCATATATTGAACCTACCCCGGTTTTTGATGGAATGCTTCCTTTTGGCGGCATTCTAGATCAACCGATGGGTTAATTGTAAGAAGGAGGTGAGTCATACCCATGGCTGGTATAAATGAAGTTGGTAAAGCCAATGTTGTTGTAGGAGCTGATACTAAAAAAGCTGAAATCGATATTGAGAGATTTAGAAAAAGGCTAGAGCAAACTGGTCGTGGTTATGACAAACTTTTTAAAGAAGACATAACTAGAAAATTTTCTGAAAACTTTAGAAAAGGTTTTGAACAAGGAGTTCTTCGTGGAGTTAAAAAAGGCGAGAATCAGTTTTATCAACTTAACCGAGCCATAAACGTTGCTGCCACCTCTCTGCAAAAAATTAAAGGTCCTGCTGAAATGGCAGCAGATCGTTTTATGAAACTGCAGCGTACTGGGCTTAAAATGCAAGCAGCTTTTGGAACTATAGCCGGAACCATTGGAGATCTAGCTGGAGGTCTTTTATCTGTTGTAGGAGTACTTGGAGCCGCAGCTCCTGCAGCTGTAGCACTCGGTGGTGCTATGGCATCTGTAGGAGTTGGATTTGTTGGCGTCAAAGTTGCTATGTCAGGTGTGTCAAACGCTATTGGTGCAGTTTGGCAATCTCAAACTGCTTTAAATGATACATTTAGAGCTGCCACTCAAGAATATATTGGATTAAAATTTGCTGCTGAAGAAGCCGCTTTATCCCAGGAAGATGCTGCACTCAAACTTGAAGTTGCTCGTGAAGCATTGGCACGTGTTCAAGATCTCCCACCAGATAACCGACTACGTCGTCAAACAGAACTTGCTTTTAAAAATGCAGAATTAAATCTTCGTGAAACTAAGCACAAAAGTGAAGAAGCTTTCCGAGCCGTTAAAAAGGGTATTACTGCTACAAGTGCGTATCAACCTTTAGCAGCTTTGTCTGATGTACAACTAGAATTTGTAAAGTTTGTAGTTGCCCTTAGACCGCAAATGCAAACACTTAAAAAAGAAGTTGCTGCAGGTTTTATACCTAAACTTACAGAGTCAATAAATACTATTATGAAGTATGGCTTTCCTATATTTAAAACTGGATTAAAGCAGGTTGCATCTGCAATGGGAGATGCAACTAAGACTTTTGCAAGTGCATTTAAAAATCCTCAAAATCTACAGCAACTAGCTGGTTTCTTTAAAAGTTCTACTGGAATTATTCATAGTTTTGGAAGTGCTACTAAATCTTCATTTGGTATTTTAATAACTCTTCTTCATGCTGCTGAACCTATTACAAAACGTTTTGCTGATTGGGTAGATAAATACCTTGCAGGTCTTGATAAAAAAGTTAAAGTAGGTAGTTTTACCGGTAGCCTTCAGAGAATGTTTGCTCTTGCTGGAGACGTGTCTGCACGTCTTGGAAAAGCATTTAGCACGGTATTTGATGGAATAAAAAATATCATTAAAGCAACTTTCCCTAGCGGCCCTAAGAGTGGTGCTGGTGGAGTTTTACTTGATTTTATTGATAAGGTAACACAGGGGTTTGAAAAATTTACTGGAAGTAAATCATTTGCTTCGTGGCTTGAAAATTCTACTAAAGGTGCTGTAGCTGCTTTAACTACTATTGGTAAATTTCTTGGTATTTTTGTTGATCTAGCTGGAAGTAAAGATACAAAAGCATTTTGGGATACTATACAACAAGCAATTCCTTACGTAAAAACTATACTTGAAAACGGTCAAGCAGTAGGTGTGCAAATTGCAGGTATTTTAGTTGACGTGGCTAAGATTTTAGCTGCTTTTGCTGATCAAGGTACGCTTGTTACATTCTTCAACTCTCTTAAAGTAATTTTTGATGCATTTGCTAACTTTGTAAACTCTCCTATTGTAAAAACAATATTAGGATTCCTTGGAGCTTTACATGGGCCTATGCTTGCTCTCGGTGCAGTTTTTATATTAGGTAAAAAAGCTCTTGAAATATTTCTAGGTTATTTAGCTAAAGCTGCTAATATAATGGGAACTACCACTATGAAGGCTAGGGCTGCCCAACAAGCTCATCAAGCATTCGGTAGAGAAATGAAACTTGCTGGACTAGCAGGTGAGACATTCTGGCAAAAACTTAGAAGAGCTTCTGCAACAGCTAATAATCAAAAGCTTTTGGCAATGGGTAGAGAAGCTGGTTTTGCTAAAGATCGTTTAGCTCAGCTAGAACTTCAAATGATTTCTAACTCTAGAACTGCAACCCTATTTGATGAAACCACCCAAAAAAGCACTAACCTAATGGAGATGGATGCTAATCAAGCATTAGAGTTGGCTTTAAGAATTGAACAACTTGCAAAAGCTCAGGGCATGGATTCCGTTGCATTAGATAAATTAAATACGCAAATGTTAGAAAATATTACACTTGCTGGACAAGAAAATATAACCAATCAAGGGCTACTTAGGGGTACCGAGCTTGCAAATGGTGCATATAAAGCTCCATTTGTAAACGCAAATGAAGCTGCTTACTATGGTCAACCTGGTACTAAAGGAGGTAATCCTAATTTAGTTCTTACTGGAGGTAAGTCTGGATTTAAAGCTGCTGGAGCCGGTATAAAAGGTTTGTTTAGCGGCATGGGCGGTGGAGGTGTTGCTGGTGGCTTAGGTATGGGAGCCATGGCAGTGAGCGGTTTAGTTGGCATGGGTACTGGTACCATGGGTCCCGTTGGTATGGCTACTCAGGCTATTGGTGGAATTGCTTCCATGTTTGGACCTGGCGGTATGGTTGTTGGTGGTTTATTATCTGTCGGTGGGACTATTGTTGACGGAATTATAGCTGCGGAAGCTGAACGTCAAAAAGGTATTAAAGAATTTAGAATTGCCGTTGCAAATATGTCGGTTGAAAGCTTAAATCAAGTTCAAGGATTTGCTGAAAAAGCTGTAGCTGCTGGATATGTAGGAACTAAAGCAGAAGGATCTGCTTTAGCTTCAAAGTTTGATGCAACTGCAAGTAGGGTTATTCCTGCCACTACCCACGAAATTAGAGCAACGTATAGTAAAGATGCAACTAAGCAAACTGCAGCCATGGATGAGGCATTAGCAGCATTTTCTTTAACTAATAAAAGAGCTTTTCAACTATCTCTAAGAAATGCAAATCAAGAAAATATTTTAAATACAGTTGGAAGTATTGCGCAAAATAGTACTTTAGGTACTACTGACATTGCAGGAGCTTTAGGGTCTTTATCCGGCATAACCAAAGATACTAAGGACAGTGTTCTACAAGGATTAGTTGGTGCTGGACTAGTTGGTAAAAGTAATCTTACAGATCTTAAAAAAGATCTTGGATATACTGATAAAGGTGTATTGACTAATGAATCATTTAATAAACTTTTAACAGATATAAAAAATATTAACAAATCTACGCCTACTACGCCTGGAGTAACTCCTCCCCCTGGTGGTCTCCCTACTGCAGTTGCTCCAAATAAATTTATACCTTTAGGGTCAGTTCAACCTAATCCAAATATTTATGATTATAAAACTATATATGGAACAAATGGGTATACTGCGGCTCAGTCTCAAGCGGCTAGAAACTTTAAATTAGCTCCAAATACTTCAGGACTATTGCCTAACGCCATTGGAGATTTGTCTACTCAAAACTTCTTTAAACTAGATGCTAATAAAAATGTCACTGGTTTTAAGACTCAAGAAGGACAGAATCAAGTTACAAATGCTATTTCTGACTTATCTTATGCTCTTACTGGAAGAAGAGGCAGTATAACTAATGAATCAAGGGGTTATTATAAGTATGCTGGAAATATTTATAGTCCGTCTGAGTTAGAAAAACTAAAAACAAAAAATCCAAATAGATACAACGCTATAAAAAAAGATCCTAATGCGTTTAAACAAGAAGAGGGATATAACGTATCCGGTAAGTTTTTCTCAACAGAATTATTTAATAGTGCTTTAAAGTCAATTAAAGTTAAAATCAATGGAAAAGATCTAAATGCTTTTGATGCATTAGCTGGAACTACTACCCTAGTTAATATCGGTAAAATTGGAGAATTGACTAGCACCGGAAAAACTGGAAATCCTATCCTTGAAGCGGCAAATAAAACTGATTCAGAGCAATTAAAAACTTTTACGACAGCCAGTGATACGATGAAGACTAGTGCTGCAAATTGGGGTAAGGCTGCTGCCAAATTTGAAGGCTATGGAGATCTTATTAAAGGTGAGACAAATAAAGCAATAGCGTTTGCTGTAATTGCTGCTTCCACTGAAGGAAAGAAAGCAATAGCTGCTGGCGATACTGGAAAAATAAATAATCTAATACTGACTGAAATTAAAAAACTAGGGCTGAGTACCAAATAATGACACGTACAAATTTAATTCCTAATGCCTCGTTTAGAACAAATTCTACCGGCTGGTCAGCCCTATCCACCGCATCTATTGCAAGAATCACTACTGATGGATTTATTGGAACTTCTTGCTTACAAGTATCTTCCGTAACGTCGACGTCAACTGGTGTAATCCTTACAGACTACGTAACTATAGATGAATCCAAAGACTACTCTATTTCTGCTTATTTAAAAATAGCTTCTGGATCTACTGCTGGATCTATTACTATGACTACTACTTGGTATGACTCAAGTAACTCTTCTGTTTTATCTTCAACTACAGCTCTAAATGTTCCAGCAGACGGGGTTTGGTATAGAATCGGAGCCACGGTTCTTGCTGCAACTATTCCTGGAACTGCTGTAAAAGCTAAAGTTCAGTTTACCCCTACAACGTCTAGCACGATAACTAAATTTAGCCTAGATGCTATTCTTTTTGAACAAGACTCGTATATTGAAGAATTTTATGAAAACTTTGATCAAGTTCCGAGCACCATTCAAAGTCAGGTAGAAACTAAAGATTCTACAATTCTTGCTGCATCTAAACAAGCACTTGAAAATAATATTGTCAATGCAGCTCTACGTAAAATGCCTACTCCGTATATTAGCGGACTTAAGTTAAACGCAGATATTAACATTAACGGTCTTGTTCTTAACACTATTGATGAAAATAACGTTGTTTGGGTTTGCACCGATATTAAAGGTTGGTGGACTCTTCCTGATACTGACGTTCCAGATATCGCACGTGGTTTAGACGATGGTTCATATGACGTTCGTGGACGTTGGAAAGCTAGGGTTATAACTCTTGAAGGATCTATTCTTCCTCCACATCCAGACTATATAGCTGCTGCAAGATCTAAACTAATATCTGCGCTTTCTCCTTTAGTTTATCTAGGTGGAACTCTAGCTGTAGATGAAGGACCTGTAAAGATCTCTAAAGTCTTTATGGTCGGTCAGCCAACCATGGATGTTAAAAATGCTCGTGGACGTATAGATTTCAGCATTCAACTTCGTGCTGGAGATCCAGTTAAATATGGGTGGAACTATGAAGCAACTGATGGCTATTACTCAGCTACTCCTTTTCAGTTTAAAGTTTCTGAGTCTATATCAAACGTCTCCCAGGGAGCTGGAATTAGAAGATACACCGCTATAAATACATTTGTAGCAGGAGATTATGTGACTATTTCAGGAGTAAGTCCATCAGGATATAATACAACTTCCACTTCTCCAGTAGCTGTTACTAACGTAGATCCAAGTGGTACTTGGTTTGAAGTAGCCGGGAGCTATTCCGGTGCTTACGTTTCTGGAACGGGTAGTTCTGCAAAATTAGCTTACTCAAGCGCAAGCATAACTAACTTAGGTAACACTTCTGTACCTACAGTTATAACTTTAACTGGCCCGATGGCTAGTGGAAGTTATATAAAAAATCTCACTAATTCAACTTCTATAAAGTTAGTTAAACGGTTAAGAGCGGCGGGTTATTCTGTGCCTATTAGCTATGTATCTAGATTTAGCAATGTGGCAACTTTAACTACCTCAAACTCAACTGGTCACGGGTTATTTGTAGGAGATACTGTCAGCATTTCTATTAGCGGTTACGGATCTTTTGATTATAATTCAGCAACTGTTACTTCAGTTACTACAAATACTTTTACATACGCATCGTCCGGTGCTGATTTGTCGGCTACCAGTGTGTCTAGCTCTACGGCTAATCTATTAAATGCTGATACTGCTGTAATTGATACTTACAATCAGACTGTCAAATATCGAGATATAGCTGATGCCGGGCGTTCTATTTTAGATGCAAATATAGATTGGTTAAGGCTAGTTCCAGGAGCTAATACAATACAAGTTCAAACTGGTGACACTTCAGTATCTACAACTGCTCCAACTAAAGTAGTAGTCCAATACCGTTCCGGCTGGATCGGTTAGAATAGATACAACGACAATTACGTGAGGTCTAGATGACAGAAGCATATCCAATAGGTACGTCTGCTACAGCAGCTAAGTACACCTACTATGCCGTTGATATTGTGTCTAATAAAATTCTTGCTCAGATCCCTTTTGAAGACGTTGTCTATGAAAGAACTTTAAAAGGTTCAGGAAGTTTTGATGGAAAGATTTCTATCAATAAACAGACTAAAGATCTTGATTTATATAACTCCTTACTTCCGGGAAAGTCTGCTCTTTACGTTGTTCGTGATGACGTCTGTATGTGGGGCGGCATTATTTGGGGTAGAACTTATGATCTTTTTGGGAGATCTTTAAACGTCACTGCTTCAGAGTTTACTAGTTATCTAAAGCATCGTATTATCTGGAAAACATATTCTTATCAATTTACGGCTAATGTATTTAAACAAACAAAAGATCTTCCAGCTATAGTTTCTTTGCAAAATACTAGCAATATAAACTTAAAAATTCCTATTAAAGTTTTAGATGACTATGGAAATCTAAATCGAGTATATGTTAGCTTTACTAGGTCTGATTTGATTCAATACAACGGATACTATCCGCTGTCTTCTTCTACTACCCCAACAACAACTAAATTTGCCATAACTATTCCAAATATTCCGTCTGGAACTTATACAGACGTGAGTATTTCTGTACGAGTTGATACCTACGAATATCTAAAAGAGTTGATGAAGGAGGCTGCTCAAGACTTTATTGACACTCAATTTGCTAATGAGATTATTACTCCAGGAGTTAAGATTCCATATGAAATTACTAATAAAGTTTCTAGTGGGGGGGTTGTAACCCTAACTACGTCTACTAACCATGATTTGGTGCCGGGTCAAAACGTAGATATACGAAATGTAGACGAGAGCGTAGATGGTAATCGTTTAATTTTTGATACTCCTAGCAGTAATACTTTTAGTGTAACTGTTCCTGCCTACAATATAACTAAAGTATCTGCTAGTGCAACTACTGCAACTGTAGTTGTTGACGTAGTAGACACAAATGGCTTATTTAAATTAAAAGTGGGTAGTAGGGTGACTATTACCGGTGTTCCAACTTTTGGTGGATACAACTATTTTAATTTTTCAAATGTTAAAATACTTAGCGTAACTAACAATAATACATTTACTTATGCAATAACTAATCCTCGTGGATCTGTTACTATTACAAATGCCACATCAACTTCTTCTTTAATCACATACACTGGAGCAAATACTTTTTCTGAAGGAGATTATGTAACTGTAAAAAATGCAAATAAGGATAAATTAAACGTAATAAATAGCATTGTAACGTTTGCAAACGGAACTACATTTAAAGTGGCTAATCCTTATGGATCGGTTATTGCCGGTGGGTATAAATCAAACTCAGCTACTGCTTACGCGGGAGTGAACACTGCTTCAGGATCTCCAGGAGTTGTTTCTCAGGTAGCTATTGCATCTACTAATATATACACCAATAAATATGAAGTAGCTACTAGGGCTTTAAAAACTACTAAACCATATGGCGTGACTTCGGCTAAGAGATCTTATAATGCTGATAAAAGTCTTTTCATAGTCACTCTTCAATTATCTTTAAGTAAGAGTAGAACTTTTCCTTTTGTTAAAGGAGATACTATAACCACTAGCCTTGCCGGTGACACTAAAAAAGATGTTAATGATAGTTATATGTACACTGCTTTAACAAATGGAGATGGGGGAGGAGTTGTTCTCACATCCGTGGATGCCGCTAAAAAAACTGTTTCATATGAGCTTACTGGGGTGTCTACTACAAAAGAAGATGGTACCACTTATCTAGCAGAGCAAACGACTTTTACTACGCTAGCTGGCACAAATACCATAAATTATGCAAGTGCACTAACTGAAATAGAGTTAGGTATCTCAGAGGAAACTCCCCTTAGAACTGATATGTATGTGTATGTTACTGGTGTAGACGGAGCTGGTTGGAGCCAACCACTTTATAACGGATTCCATAAAGTAAGTGCTGTCTCTAATACTGATCCTGATACCAACGTAGTTAGTACAAAAATTACTCACTACTCTACACTTGCCGGAGTAGCTACTTTATACACTAGTAAAAATAATAGTTTTGTTAATGACAATATGCTTACTGTAGCCGGATTCACTGGCTCACTTACTTTTTTAAATGGTTCATTTAAAATAATTGATTCAATACAAGGACGTTTAGATGGTTCAAGTTATGTTACTTACTCCATAGATGACAATATTACTAGGGCTAAAACAGCAACAGCCGCTGGTGTAACGGGTAGAGTTAAAGGTCAGAATATATTTAGATACGATCTTCCAGAATATGGACCTGTAGGAGAGCCAGACGGAGTTTACACTGTAACTGACTACAAAGTATTTGGGTATGCCGCCGATGCAACTGATAAAAGATCTACAGTAAGAATAAAAACTCAAGTCCCAGTTAAATTTAACGTTGGAGATTCTGTATATGTAGCTATTGGAGTTACTGCTGCTGATGGTACTCACAAGGTTGGAACTATTTCTCCAACAAGAGACTCGTTTACCTATAGAGCTTTAGCAATTAATTCAGCTAAGTATGCAGCTGGAGATGAAAAATATAAAACTACTAGTGGAACGGTTACAAGAACTAGTGCTCAGTTAGATCAACAAAGTTTAAAATACATGGTAACTATTTCTGGCGTAAGCTGTGAAAACAATGTGGTTACAGTTAGAAAAGATAATCATCAATTTAGTGTTGAAGATTCTATTGATTTAATATTTCCTACGGCTTTTCAAGATTATGACAACAATGGGTATAGAGCCACTATTCAATCTGTAGATAATAATAGTTTTACTTATACTCTTACTAATTTTAGAACTGGAGTAACTACTGCACCAACATCAGGAGTTGCTCAGATATCTAAATATCAGTTTACAAAAAATACTTCAAATAAGAAATCTGGAACTATAAGATTTACAACAGTTGCTGAGCATTACTATACAGTTGGGTCTAAAGTTACTGTTACAAAAATTAAAAAACTTAATGCCGGTAATGTTTTTGCTAAAAGTCTTGCGTGGAGCAATGTTTACACTATTACTGAAGTTAGCAATCCAGGTTCAACTGTTAAATGGTTTGAAGTTTATGTTGAAGGTCTAACTAATGCATCAACCATAGGGGTGCAAACTTTGAGCAGCCCGAACTATGGTAAGGCAGTTTCTACTGCAATGCTGGTTTCAGATGCTAAAGCTCTTACTTCTGGATCTGCAACTACGACTCAACTAACTTACAATGGAACTAGCTTACCTTTTTCTACAGGACAAATGCTTACCGTTGTTGGATTTACCGGGGGAAACGCTGCTAGATTAAATGACAAAGGTAAAATAAGTGTTGCATCAAATAGTCAAGTAAAAGTTGATATAGACGGGGCAACCGCATCCAGCACTTCAACCGGGGCTCCATTTGCTTACGTTAGATTGTATGCATATGCTTATCTAGACTATTCTGAATCAATTACCGCTCAGACTGTTTACGGTATTTCTGCTGTTTCTGGTACAAAAACTATCACTCTATACTCTCCAGGGCATGGTTTTTCTAATCAAGATTTAGTAAAACTTGTACTTCCAGGTACAGCATACTCCAAATATTATCCAACTGACAGTTCCCCAGTTTTAATTACAAAAATAGATGCTGATACTTTTAGTTATACAGTAGCTAACGCTATCTCTAGCATTCCTACATCTGGAACTATTACAAATATTACTTTTCCAACTTCCGGAACTGTAAGATTTATGGCTACCAATAGTTTTTCTACAAATGATAGAATAACTATAAAAGGTGTACTCCCTGCAGTTTATAATTTAAATGCTGCAACTGTAACTGCTAGAACTAATAGTTATTTTGATATCTCAAGTGCAGAAACTTCTGCTTACGTAGCTTCAAGCGGTATTGCTATGCAAGCTTTGAGTCCTAACGGTACAGCAATAAATGCTCCTTATGTATCTATAACCCCAGTTGTATTTTCTAGAAGCTATGGAGAGTTTCCCAACAATGCAAATATTGGTGGATTAGATTTTGATGGCACTACTTATACCGGTAATTTCTACCCAAACACCATTGTTCGTGGTAGCGATATGGTCACTCTTGATGCTCATATGGAGCAGTACAGCAACTCAGTAAATGGCTTTAATTATCGAATAGATTGTACTTTAGATGCTTCAAGCGGTGTAAGTACTTTTAAACGTAAATTTGTTTTAATACCTATAACTCCTGTAACACTTAAAGAGTATTTAGCTACAAAAGCAAACGGCGTTCTTCCTATAGGTGAAGTTGCTCCTCCTTATGCTTTTGGTGCTGATAAAATTACATTTGAGCATCCTGGAAACGTAGAGAATGTTAGCTTGAGTGAGAGTGCTGAAAACGCTGCTACAAGAATGTTTGTTTCCGGTAATAATGGTGCCGGAGATCCAAACTCTATGGCGCGATTTTCTGGAGCCGCGGATGGTGGTCTTCTTGAGGCTGGCTGGCCTATCCTAGATAGAGCTGAAAAAATTGACTGGCCTACTCAATATAATCCTTTAGTTATAACTGTTAATAAAGATAACTGGGGTAACTATGATTCAGAAGCAGATTTCTATCTAACTGCTAAAAGATTTTTATATCAATCTAGGCCTCCTCAGGGTGACTTTATAATTAGAGTTAATGGATCTTTGCCTCCAGTTATTGGATCTTATAATCCTGGAGACTGGTGTCAGCTTATAGTTGACGACGAGTCTGGATTCATTAATAGTAGATTAGCTAGCGTACTAGAACCTAGAAAAGACGTTATCCTTAGAAGGATTGACAATATCAAGGTTTCAGTTCCAAATAGTCCTGCGTTTCCGGAAGAAATTGATTTGACCCTAGTTACAGACTGGGAGGTGGATAAAGTTGGCAAATAGACGCATACAGAGGAGTAAAGAGCTCTCTGATTATTTAAGAGCTATGAATGAAGATGTTACTAAATTAAATAATAGAAACTACGTCACTTCTATTGCCGCAAATGCTATTGGATCTAGTGAAATTGGTGAAGATGTAATTTTAGATAATAAATCTATTTCCAGTTTAAATTATCTTCCAGGAGTATCTGGTTGGAGAATTGATGGTTACGGAAACTCTGAGTTTGCTAACGTCTACGTTCGTGGGGATATTAATGCTTACTCTGGCACTATTGGTTATTGGAATATTAGCCAACCTTTAGTCAAAAGAACTTTTGGAGATTATGTAATTTATGGAACTCTTCTTGAAAGTTCTGATCTAGGGTTAACAGACGACGGAGTTACCTCCGGTACTTACGTCGGTCTTTTTAAATCTTATATAGATGAACAAATTAGCGTACTGTCTGCATCTAGAGATTCTGAAATTGCAACAATAACTGTTGCGGCGCACAATTATTCTGTAGGGGATTACATTAAAGTTAGGGTTGTTGAAGATTCTAGTTTTAACACCAACTCTTCAATAATTGTAGACGTAAGTGATACAACTTATAAATATTATAGTGCCGGATCTGACGTAACGGTTGATCAAATCTCTGGCTATTCTATTCTTGCTATAAAAGATATTGCCGGTCTTTATCTTCGAGATTACTCAAGGTCTGAATTTGATTATGGATATTTTTCTAATCAAGGTGTTACTTATGTTTCAGCAGAAGATATAAATATAATTGAAAATCCAAGCTTTGAGTATAAAGATGTTGACGATGTACTACAAACCGCTACAACTTCTTGGTCTGCTGGCACTGGGTTAACTTTAGCTACCTTAGATATAGCAACTCCTTATCAAAGTGATAGTGTTTATGGTGGAAAACTTACTTGGTCTAGCAGTGGATTATCTACATATTTGACTGCAACAATTGACTATGCCGCGGGTGACGACTACGGAATTTTTGATATTGGTAGAAGTCTATATTTTGGTATAAGCCTATTCCCTTATTATGTTCCAGTGGCAAAAACTATAACTTCGATAGAAAGTTATACCACCGGGGGGTATTACTTAAAAGTAAATAGTACATCACACGGATTTTCTGCTGGAGATACAGTATTTCTAGATGTTGATGCAACATACAGCACTACTACACACTCTCCTCATACAATAGCAGACGGCACGTCCGGATATACTTTTACTGTTTTAACTAGCCCTGCACCGTCTACTAACTATTTTTATATAACTGCTAATGGAACTTCTACTCCAGCGGATCAAGTTTTAACTCTAACTTCTCATCAAGCTAGGTCTAATTCCGTATATAAAGTATATGAAGCTGCACTAGATTTATCTGCTATAAGACTTAGATACGGTAATGGGTCTACTACTGCTATATCTAATGTTTTGTCTACTGCAACAAAAGCTCAGTGGGATGCTGGAATAAATAAATACCTTCTAAGTAATGCTAATACTTATATGCTGGCATATCTAGACAATGAACAGACTGGAGTAGATATTCCAGCTATGTATAAAACAGATTTAATCATTATTGATGGTGAAAGCATAAAAGCTGCTTACGAAGCAGCAGACCCTACTAACTTTGCAACTAGTGCCGATATCTATCTTGATATTCCGGGTTGGCTATTAAAGCATGACGGTAATGGTGTAGTTTCTGCTACAAAACTTACTGATTCTGTTTCAATTGGTTACATTGCTGATAATGCTTATCTGTCTACTGCATCTAACTTTTTCTATGGCACATACCTACCCACTAATCGTTGGTATGGTAGCACTGATGATCTTATCAGTTATGATCCTGCTCAGGCGTCAATCGAAGGTACTAAAACTTGGTTAGATATAAATCTAACAAGTCAGTCTGCTCACTTAGATTATTTTGACAACATTGGGTTTAGAAATAATACTTTTAGCAAAACTATGCTAACTCGTCCATCGCTTGGGATGTATGACTCTACAGAAACTTATGTGCCTTTCCCGGATGCTGATCGCGATACAACTACTCTATCTAGTGGGCAGTACCAATATAAATATATTACAGATACTTATAGGAATGTAAGTTCTACTTTAAAACTCACTACTGGCGATAGAGCTTCTGGGTTTGAACTATCTGCCAATGCATCAAATATTGATGCTACAGATGGTGAGATAACTCCGCAGTATGGAGCAGTAATTTCGGGTATTTTTGATGAGGCTGCTGACTCGGTTAGTCCTTCAACCATTCGAATAGCTAGCACTAAATTTGTATGGTCTGAATTCTCGGACCAAATTACAACTTTAGAACGTGTTGTTTTTAATATTGAGGGTTTTAAATTTAATAACCTACCAATGGTTATTACCGAAACAACTAATAATAAAACCATAACTATAAATGCTGCATCCGGTATAGAGATGCCTGATACCTTGAGACTTTACCTTGCATCCACTACTCAATACACTTTAGATTCAAATACCCACCCACTTCAAATTGGAATGACCAATAGTTCTAACGTTCGTATGGATAACAATGGAATTCAAGCGTTATCTGGCCCCGTCGCAAGTGGAACACTAAATGTAAATACTTTTGGTGGAGACGTAACAATTGGAAATAGTGCATCTACTATTACAGTTGTAGGTGATTTGAAAGTAAATGGTGCCGCTGTCTATGATGGTGGAGTTAGCTATGCTGGAACTGGAACATATGCAAGACTAAGAGCTACCGCTACCAGTGGTGTCGGCACTGGTACTCAAGGGTTTCAATTGGGGGCTAATGGCGATGTAAACCTACAAATGGACCGTAATAGTATTCAAGTTTATAGTGGTACTGGTAGTAATAAATCTGCCATAGGTGTAAACTCACTTGGCGGGGATGTCACCATCGGCTCTTCAACTTCTACAGTTTCTATTCCTGGCACTACATCTTTTGCAAATGTTGATACTGCCGGGCATGTTAGTGCTGGTGGTGCAATTTATACATCCACTGGAAATATTAGAACTCTTAATGGAAATATCTACACATCTTCTGGAAATATCTACACATCTTCTGGAGGATTTACTGGAGACACTATTCGTCTTACATCTACTACAGATGTTACAACTACCTCAACTGCTCATGCTTTCCAGATTGGTGAAGCTACTAGCGGAACATCTAACTTACGTATAGATTCTAATGAAATTGGTGCTTTTACATTTAATACTCCTAGTACACTAAGCCTAAATAATTTAGGTGGAACTGTCAATATTGGAAGCACTTCGTCTGACGTACTTATCAAAAAATTGACTGTAGCGGGATATGTAACTAATGCTGCTGATGGAACTTTAGGGACTACTACAAGCATTCCTAAATCTGTGGTTGGCCTTGGCAACGTAGAGAATACTGCCCTCTCTACATGGGGAGGTTCTACTAGTATCACTACAGTTGGGTCAATTGGCACAGGAACTTGGAATGCCACTGCAATTGCTGATGGAAAAATTGCATCAGCTCTTACAGGTAAAACTTACAATGGCCTAACAATTACAACTAGCACAGGTGTTTTGACAATTGCTAATAGTAAGACTCTTAGCGTAAATAACACAATTGCAATAAGTGCTACTAATGACAGCAATAGCGGTCTTAACATTGGTGGTGGTGGAACATTAGGAAGTGCGGCGTTTACAGCAACTAACGCATATATTTCTTCTACACTAATGACCGCTTTGGGCGACATTATTTACGGCGGAGCATCTGGAGCAGCTACTAAATTACTTGGAAATACTACTAGTACTAAGAAATTCCTACGTCAAACTGGTGATGGTACTAACTCGGCTGCTCCTGCTTGGGATACTGTCACCAAAACTGATGTCGGACTCGGTAACGTAACTAATGAATCTAAAGCAACTATGTTTACTGATCCTGCATTTACGGGAACTGCAACTAGCACAGGACTGACGGTAAATGGGCAATTTGAAGTGCAAACTGGTGCTGTTCGCGTTGCTTTATTTGGTGGAGATGCAAACGGCTCGATAGAGCTTGGTAAGTTAGGAGTATTAACAACACCATTT